GCCGCCCCTGGGCGAGAATAGCATACACGGCGTCACAGAAGCCGCCGTCCTCGTCGTGCTCATCGATCGCATCGAGAGTTTCCAGGCAGGGCCGTATCCCTGCGAAGAAAACGACCGAATGCTCATGCGCCTCAAGGGAGCGCTCGAAGCGACCCAGGAGCGCGTGGAAAACCGGGCTAAACGTGGTGTCCTCGGCACCAACACGAAGTAGACATGGAAGAGTTTCTCCAACAGCACGGACTACTCCTCATTGGAACAGGATTCGCTGCGATTGCCGTCATTCTTCACGTCGTACTGATGCTGACGAACGTGAGACACCACCGTCGTATGGAAGACTGGCGTGAAGACCAAGAGGATAAGCTAAAATGAGACCAATCGACGCTGAGACTACGCTTCTTTTGTTCGTTTTCGGTGGGATGGCAGCAGCTGTCATCACGATCGAGATATGGAGCGCTGCGCTTCGTCAGCTCTACGGAGCGTTCCGGCGCTACCGGTATCGCAAGTCACTCGAGCGACGCGGACTCCGGGTGCCCGCCAGGTGGCGCTGCAATCGGCTCCTGGCCTTCGGGTGGCGCTGGCTTCTGCGCCCAGTATTCTATTTCGTCCATGAAGTCTTCAAATTCGTCTTCGCTCATTTCCGATAGGGTGCTCATTTCACTCACTTTTCCGATGATTTTAGGAATCAGGATGGCGGCCTTCGGTGGGCTTACTTTTGTGATTTCGTCTGACATAATCCAAGGCCACTAGGCTACCTACTACGGAGATCTGATGGGACGCAAAAAACGCAAGTTCGCACACGGCAAGGCAAAGGCATTCTTGCTGAAAACCGAGGAGAAAGTACAGGACCGCTATGAACGCTACGCTCGAGTACTGCGTGTCGTTGATGGTGATACGCTCGAGCTGCTCGTGGATCTGGGCTTCGGAGAGTGGCACCAGGACAAGTTCCGTCTTGCAGGGGTCGACACACCTGAGAAGTACGGCGTGAAGAAGTCGAGCGCTGAATACAAGGCTGGCGTGTCCGCTACCGAGTACACACGGGCGTGGATTGAAGAGCACGCCGAGATTGAAGAGTTCGAGACTCCGCTGGGGTCTTCTAAGTTCCCTCGAGTCGTCATCCGAACGTTTGATGCCGGCAAGGGCAAGTACGGACGCTGGATTTGCTCCGTACACCGCACCGACGGTGAAGGTGAGTCGCTCAATGAAGCGCTGGTCCGTACTGGACACGCCGAACCTGTCACGTACTAACCATCTGGGTAGATACACCCCTCAACACAGGAGAAACGTATGAGTTTGACCAAGCAAGAAGTAATCGACGCTGTTCAAAGCCGCGCAGAAGATGCCGGCGTGGAGCTCACCAAGAAGGCTACCGGGGAAATCCTCGACAGCGTCTTCGATCTGATGTCCAAAGAGGTCGCAACGACGGGCCGCTTCGCCTATCCAGGCTTCGGAACGTTCAAGCGAGGTCATCGCAAAGAACGACAGGGCCGAAATCCTCAGACCGGCGAGCCGATGACCATCGCAGCGCGTAACGTGGTGAAGTTCAAGCCCGCTCCCACGTTCAAAGATCTCGTCAACGAGTAAGGCACATCTTCTGCTGAGCGTGGTCGTCTGGTAGACTCCACCGAGTTCCGGAGGCGCACGTGGCAGAAGACTACGCAAGAACACTCAGCGAGGTTATCACCGGCTTTGAAGGCGGTCAGCAGACTGCTGCCTTGCTGAATCAGTCGGTGATGACCCCTCTTGGCTCGGCGTCGACCATTCCGCCGCCTCCGCCTGCCCCCACGTTCGTGCCACCACCTCCTCCGGTGCTGCCGAACTACATCCAACAACCCGCTGCGCCTCCCAACCCGGCAGGAGCAGTCAATCCGTCGCAGGCATTCGCATCGAATCAGATGCCTGGCGTGCAGATGGGCCCGCCGACTGCGGGTCCTGTGCCGATGATGGCGACACAGCCGCCTCCCATGATGGCGCCGCCTCCCCCGCCGATGCCTATGGCACCGCAAGGGGGCATGTTCCAACAGGGCATGATGCAGGCACAGATGAATCAGATCTCCAACCCTGCTATGGCGCAGTACATGTCGCAGCAGGGCGGCATGATGCCCGACACCAACATGATGATGGGGGCGCAGTACGGCAACATGCGTCGAGACGTGCTGATGGACCGCCGGACGACCGTTCCACTGGGGCTACCGGGAGGAGGCCAGGGTGTTCCGAACGCATTCTTGCCGATGGACGTCTTCCAGCGAACGCGCCCGTCGCTGCAGTTCAATCGAGCCTACGACTCTGCGCTGTATGAGGGCCTGGAGACATCTCGACTGCTCGAGCAGGGCTACAACGCCTACGCAGAAGAGGTCGCAGGTCTTGGCGTTAGCGCTGTCGCTGCTCCAGTCACGACGGCAGCAGGCGCAACCATCGGTGGATGGCTGGCCGGCCCTGGCGGCGCTATCACAGGCGCAGAGATCGGTCTTTCGATGGCGGGCTTCGCCAAGGACATTCCGGGCGTTACTCAGGCGACCCAGGCGATTTTCGAGCCTGCGTTGCAGCGACGTGCTGATGCAATCCAGGGGCAGTATGCATCTCGTCAATTTTTGATTGGCGGAGGGACAGATGTCGACATTAGCGGCACCGGGCTCTCTGGCGTAGCCGCGCAGCGCCTAACGCGCGGCATGGATTCGATTGCAGACCAGAGCGGCGGGAATCTGACGCGAAAAGACGCGATCAACCTCATGCAGGCAGGCGGTGAGCAGGGTCTGATGGACTGGGCTCAGAATGCAGACCAGATCGTTGAGACGACGAAGACGATGTCCAAGGTGTTAGGGTCTATCGCCGAGATTACGGGCGACCCGGACTTCATGAACAACATCAAGAAGATGGGAGCACTCAGTCGAATGGGAATCGGCCTCGCTGACCAGCAGCAGGCAGTTCGCAACATGGATCAGTACGCTCGCATGGCTGGCATGGACATTGACCAGCTCATGCAGAACGAAGGCCTGCAAGGCGCGCAGATGTTCAAGGCATCGGGACTCGGCGCAGGCATCGGTATGCAGACCCGGATGTTTACGGCATCGCAGTCACGCCAACTCGTAGCTGGAGGCGCATTCAGTGAGCAAGACCTCGACTTGTACGGCGGTACCGAAGGCGTAGGCCAGACGATGGCCGAACTCAACGCCGCGTACTTATCGAAGGTGTCCAAACCGTTGATGAGCTACGTCGTAGGAGACCGGAACCCGAACACGGGACGATTTACCATCGACCAGAGCCGCGTCGACAAGCTGACGTCCGGAGAGATCGGGTACGAGGAAGCACTACGCCAGGGAGCCAATCGAGACATGTCGCCAACGGACCTGGCCGACATGCTCAGTCAAATGAAGGAGCTCACGACGCAGCTCGGCAAGCAAATGGGCCCGGAAGGCGTGCAACGTGCTGCGCTACAGGCCGCTATGGACCTGTCCAAGCAAACCGGAGGTCAGCTAAGCGTGCGAGCCGCCGCTACGAGCCTCTACGACGAAGAGGTCGGCGCCCTCGTCGGTCGAATGTCCGATCGGAAATTTCAGCAGGGCGTGGTGTCCCAGATGGACGCCGAAATGCGACGCAGAGAGTTCGAGGCGGATAAGCAAGATCGAGCGGGAGTGGGAAGCGCAGGGTTTTTGGCCAGACAGGGCATCAATTTCGAAGGCCCGACAAGTTTCCTCGATCGCAAACAACGAGAGGTGTCGGATTTCTTTACCCAGCTCGAAGAAGACCGACGTTTGCAAGCAGTCGGCGTGACGCGCTTCACTCGCGGGGTCGATGTCGAAGGATTCTCTGGCGTGCAGGGCCTTCGAGGCGACCAGGGCACTACGCAAGAATACCGAAGCGATACCGTCACGCAGATCTTCGACAACAAACTCGTTCGAGGCTCGATGGCGCTCGGAACGCTGGGTGTGACGGAGCATCAACGAGCCTTACTCGGAGACACTGCGGTAGGGCAAGGGCTTCGAGGCGGACTGGAAGCTGCAGGCGGCGCCATCGATCGCCAGACTGCCGTCTTTGGCGATGAGCGAGCCATGAGTCGGTATCTACGCAATCGAGGCGGCGTCATTGGGACGATTCAGGACATGGCAGGGCAGAACGAAGATAGCCTGCTGAATATCATGGGTCTCGCCGGGCAAGGCACACAGTCCACCGAAGACAGACGACGCCAGGACGACGCACTGATCCGCGCACACAAAATAGCGTTCGGAGGGGACACAGAAGCCCTTGCGGAGGGACGCGCGGAGCTCGAGTCACTACTAGGACGAGATGGCCTCGTAGAAGCAGGCTCGGCGCTAGGCGCAGGCCAGGGCGAAGAATGGCTCGAGTCGAAGGGTCTTGGCCAGAGCGGCGTGAAGATGTTGTTCGACACGAATGTGTTCGATACGGACGACAAGGCGATGAGCGACGAACGACTCGCCGAAGCCACTGGCAAGTCGGTTCGAGAGATTCGCAATCTGAGCCCAGAGGCTAAAGGCGCTCTCATCAAAGAAGCGACCCTGTTTATGACCAACGAGGACGCTCAGGAGTTCGAAACGAAGTTCCGAGACGTGACGCGTGCTGGAATGACAGAACGCATTGGTCAGCAGTACCTCAGAAGCGGCGCTGCAGCGGGAGATCGCCTGAACGAGGCACTCGACACCGTGGGTCTGGATGAATATGACGACCTGAGCCGAGGGGAAAAGGAAGCGGTCACAGCTATCGCTGGATCAGGCACCGAGGGATCACGGAAGTATCTCGCTATCGCTGCTCTGTTGCAGAAAGGCGGCTCTGAGAACCGTCAGGTAGCCGAACGTCTGTTCAAAGAGCTCGTAAAAGTCGACGACCAGGCTCATGCGAAGTTCGAGAACGCCAAGAAGCTCGTTGCGAATATGAAGCCCGAGACGCGGGATGCGCTCATCGCCAACATCGAGGGATTCGTTGGCGGCGGCAAGTCGATGGGCGACATGAACAAGATGTCTCCCGAAGAGATGCTCAAGCACATGGAGCAGACGCTCGGCCAGGTCCAGACTGCTGGGGAAGGCGTCAAATCAGTAGAACGCTTCGCAGCAACACGGGCGGCACTCGGAGACGTCGATGGGTCGCTTACAGAGGGCGTGGAGGACGATGAAGACTTGATGTCCCGCGTTGCAACGGCCGAAGGAGACACGCTGGAGCAGTACCGATCGGTGCTCGGCGACGAAGCTGTCGCATTGGCCAAATCAGGTGACATGTCGGACGAGGCCCTCAATGAATTTGCAGCACTCACCGCTCAGGAGACGGGTGCAGGCTCAGGCAGCATCGAGCTGTCCTCGAAGAAAGGCGCTACGAACGCAGCGACTCAAGAACAAGCGGCCAGAATCCAGGCTCAGCGTAAGATCTTCGCTTCGCTCAACGGCGCGACCCGGCAGAACACAGGCGCGATAGGCAACCTGACAAGCGCTGTGAACACGCTGAACTCGAATTTGTCAAAGAGCGGAGCGGACTCCATGATGGAGAAGCAACGAGGAAGCGGCGGCTCTCCCCGTGAAACACCTAAGACACCCAGGAACTTCTGATGCCAGTCATCAACTCCACAGCACAGCGTCCTCAGATTCGACAGCAGACCTACAAGCTCGTGCACGCCCGCGCGCCTGAGGTTCTTCGCATGTATCACCGCAATATCACGCAGAACCACCGCGTTCGACAGCGAGCCAAGATTACCATGCCGAGCCTGGTGTCTCGAGCGCAGCTTCTGGTTGACCAGAAGACCTTCATTCCGACTGTGACCCAGAGGGTGTCCCGATGAGCGGTCCTATTTACGGCGGAAATGATCCGGCGCCCGACAAACAGCTCAACAGCGACGACCCCAACGCGCAGAAAGGAGTCTATGCGACGTACCCGGCAGCTACGCCGAAGTACAACGCATCGAACCACCTGGAGACGCTGGATACACAGGCTCGGCTGTACATCGATATTTCGGACCCGGCAGCCTACCGGAACTACCTGGATGCTATCCCGCCTCGAGCGAGAGGGTACGCACAGGCGATGGCACGAACGTTCGGCTCGAGCGGCGGAAAGGGCTACCTGAGCTTCTTCCTGCAGGCAGCCCAAGAGCCACTTCGCGAGAAGGTACAGGTCTCCGAGGTTCTGAGCGACGGGCACATCGCTTATTTCTTCGGGCAGGCCGCTCCGGTGTGGTCCTATCAGATCGGGCTCATCAACTCGCAGCAGGATGAGTGGTACGACGCCTGGAACATCGTCTACGAGAACATCATCCGCGGAACTCGACTCGCTGAGGCAGGTACGCCCGTCACGTTGGCCTACGACACTCGACGTGTCATCGGTTCTCTGACCAATACGCAGACAGCGCTCAGGGCGAGCAACGAGCTCTCGGTCTCCGGTAGCTTCTCGCTGTTGGTCAAAGAGGTCCAGGTCGCCGTTCGAGTCACGGAGTCGCTCGAGCTCGCAAGCGCACGAGACATTCTACGTCAACAGCAGGACTCGCAGCTCGATTCGCTGGATGACCAGACGCTGCAGAGCGAAACACTGACGCTTCCCTCGCTTGGGGACGCTCGGCAACGCGCTCAGACAGGCAATCTGGTCCCTGACCTCGACCTGGGGATTCGTACGGGCTACAACCCGGCTGAAATCGAAGAGAAGACCGGCGTGGTACCCACCAACCAGCGCACAGAAGACCTGTTCCGCTCAGGCTCGCAGGTGCCGCTTCCTCCACCGGAGCTCTTGAATGCCTGATGAGTACGCCGAGGACACAGACCTGGTGACGACAGCACTCGAAGAGCAGCTCATCAACGGCGTAAGCATTCGCCGTCTCGATAATCTGCTGCAAGTCGCACTGCCCCTGACTCTGACGGACAACAACGCTACGGCTCGCGCACGCCGACTGGTGCAGATTGCGGCGCAGTTTGAGCCCGGGGCGCTGTTCGAGGGTTACTTCTCCGACGTCTACCGGTCGACTCTTTTTAGAACGAAGCGTCGTCTGCTCGAGGTTGACCGAACGCTTGCCCCATACTACGGAGTGGTGCGGCCTGCGATGGCTGACCTTCGCAATGCGGGGCTGGACCCGGCAATTACGGACATGTGGCTCGATACGTTCCTTCAGGACGACGGGCGATACCGAGTTCAGGTCGTTGCTGGGATGTGTGTCGTAGGTGCGTACAACGATCTCGGATTCTTGGTCAGCGTATAATGTCAGATCATGTCAGAGCGGGTTGGGTGGTCTATTTCAACGGGATTGAGATCCCTGCGACGAGCTGCAGCGTCAGTAGCGGTGTGTGGCAGATACCGCAGGCGTCGATCTCCATTCCGGCCGACAAAATCATGCAGCGCGTCGGGGCAGACGACCGCGTGCGCGTCACTATCTTCGCCATCGACCCGTACCGCTCGACGAACAACCCTGAAGAAGGCGATCCGTTCCGCCTGGCGTTTGACGGCGAGATTGTAGCGTACCAGTACCGCTCTACAGCAACAGGCCGCTCGATTTCGTTCACCGCAGTCGACCTGATCGAGGCACTGGGGCGCATCTTCCCGCATTTCATCGCCACCCTGGCGTCTATCTCCAAAGGGTCTGTCGGACAAGACCAGGCGGCAGCCAGTGGCGTCGTCAATCCGTTTGCCCCGCACCATTCTCTGCTGCGTGCAGGTCTGACGGGCGACGGCGACATCAAGCGACCTTACGACGTCGTCGAGAACGTGCTTCGCCTGCTGCTTGACGACACGGTCATTACTAACGAGCGCTCGGTCATCATCACGGAGTGGTTCAAGCCGTGGAACCAGCGAACCCAGTTCAGTAAACGCTTCGTGCCCAGCGCCTACGTGGAGACCGTAGCTCCGACAGGCGAAGTGCCGGCGTTTCCCATCTTCCGGGCGGCTCAGTACACCGAGGGCACCAACGCATTGGCCGATGCAGCGTCTCGACTGGGTATGACCGGGTCGATGTACCAGGTTATCCAGAACATCTTCCAGCACGTCTACTACGAGCTGGCGATGCTGCCGAATCCTCCGGTGCTCAACGTCAATCAGGCCACTCGAGAGGTGATCGGTGGATTCAAATCAGACGCGAACGAGCCTGCCTCGGTAGAGTTCCAGAACACACAGCGTTCCGACGTCAGTCTCGAAGAACTGCAGAACGAACTCAAGCAAGAGCGGGCACGCCTGACCGAGATTTCGGCCGCACAACGCAGTAACGCCACTGAAGAGATCAACGAGCTATTTCGACAGCAAGCACAGCTCGTGGTGTCGCTGCAGGAGGACCTGGAGAACTTCAAGATTCAGGGAGGAGACTACAGCGCGTTCCAGGAGCCCGTCGTCGAAGCAGACCAGGCGCTACGGGATGCGCGAGAGGCGCTCAAGAAGCAGGAAGCCGTTGTAGAACGAAACCCGACGCCCGGCACCAAAGATGCGCTCGAGCGACAAAAGCAACGGGTCGCACAGGCGGAGCAGGCCAAAGAAGAAGCCGTTACGAAGACGCGGTTTCTTACCAGCAACGCGCAGGGGTCTGAGAAGGTGCTAGCGTCCTACATGACGAAGCCGCAGACGATTTTCTCGGTGCCGCCGAGTTTCAATGTCTACTGGCCGAGCATGTACGAGCAGTTCACCTACGATGAGAACTTTGCACTTCAGCCGACCCGGACCTATATCGGTGATCCGCACATCTACAACCTTTTGAACGACGGAGGCCAGTCAGCGTCGAAGACAGCGCTTGATAAGTTTGCTCTGACAGTGGGTTACCCGCTTCAGGCTAACCAACGCCTGGTGGACCGGCAAACCGGCGCCAAAATCAACCACCACAACTTCCTGATTCAGTTCGAGGAGTACTTCAAGGGCCCTGTCTACAATCAGATTACGACGCCGCCCTGGTTTGGGCACCTCGCAAACCGCGGCTCGGGTCCACCGAACCAGGAAGGCTCGATTCAGCGCATCTACGCTCGTTACGAACACGAACGAACCCGTGCAAGCCGGCGAAACGGAGGCATCGCAGGTCCGTACAACCCGAATGTGGTGGCTGGGCTGCCTGGCGTAGTCATCGACAACGAAGAATCGAACAACCACGTGTTCTGCTACTTCACATCGGTCCAGCACCAGTTTGGACAGGAGAGCATGTCGACGAGCGTGTCGTTTACCCACGCGCAGACGTTCGGCGAGTTCTTTCAGACGCTGAGCGACCAGTACTTCGAAGACGGGGTAACTGAGATTACGGCCGAGACCCCGTCTGCGGTCCCGCAACACCCGATTCGAGAGCTGCGAGAGCGTTTCCAGGTGAACAACCCGGCGCGCGAGTACTATCAGACGATGTTTTGGGGCGACACCGGGGTTACGACGCCTGACCCCATCATTTTCGACATCTTCAACGTGCTCAGCATTCGCCAGCCGGATGGAACAGTGGAACGCATCGGGTTCACGGAGCCCCCTGAAGACGCAGTGCAGACCGATCGGTCTCCGCAAGACATCGCGTCGGACATCGAGCAGGCGAAGAAGGACCTGTCGACGATTGTCGCTGCTCAGCGTCGTCAGTACTCGCCAGGGACGCGAGATGCCTACGACCGAAAGGTTGAAGAGTTCTCTGAGCTGACTGCTGAGCTCGAGGCAGCTAAAAAACGCGATGCGGCCCAGTTGAACCGCGAACTCCGGGGGAGCTCGGGGCAGCCGCTACTCAAAGGCACGCCGAATATCGAGACCGCCGAGCCGCCGACCTACGTCGTCAACGATTCATACCAGCCGCTGATGAACAACTCGCTGAAAGCCTTTGCGTACGGAAGCCGCCCCATCTGCACGCTTGACCAGTACATCGACCTTCAGGGAGCACGAGGAGTTCGAGACGGAGTCCGATCTCCGAGCAACAAGAAGGAAGGTAAAGGCGCGCAATATTACGTGAAAATCTTCAACCTCAGCGCTGTTCCTGTTGAGCCTATTAATCTGAGCGCAGACGGTCTACCCTGCGGACCCGTTGGAACGGACACGCGCCGCAATTGGGAAGAGAGACTGCTCGCATTTCGACGCAAGGTCTACAACTCGCTGCAGCCATTCAAGGCGTAGCGACGGCGTATGAATAGAACCCAAGGAACATCATGAAAAAGCACCTACTGATTATGTTTGCCGTGTTCGCCGTTATGGCCACTGCATGTGAGAAGAAGTCGTCCGACGTCATGCCGGACAGCGATGCAGTCGCCGAAGTCGACGCAGGAGCACAAGAAGATGCCGCTGCCACCCCATCGGGTGACACTGGCGCAGATGCCGCCACGGAAGAAGCCACGGATGGTGCCAGCAAGGCTGCCACGGAAGAGGCCAAGGAGGCCGACGAGTCCGAGTAGCGTTTACCCCGTAAACGACCGCTTGGCTTGGACCCTGCTCGACGGTATGGTGTCTCCATCACAGAGGAGATTTTATGGACCCGTTCGAGCAGGGTTATTTTTTGTTTCTAAAGACGGCTGGATTCGCCGGGTTCGCTGGAAACGGCGATGACCTGAAGAATACGATTCGTGCCGTCAAAGGGGAGCAAACCGACTCGCAGATGGCACTGCACGGTTTGGGTCTCGGGGTAGGTCTCGCACACGCACCGGTGACTGCAGATCAGCTTCTGGGACTGAAAAGAATTCCGCCCGACAGCGGCGCAGGTGTTCTCGAAGGCCTCAAAAACGTTTACACCGGGAAACGACTCCCGCAAGTAGCGATGGAGGACGGACTCCCAGTCGAAGACCTCGTAGACCTGGTTCAAGGACAAGGCCGACGCGGAAAAGTCCTGAGTCGAGCGCTCAGCGACCTCCCGCAACACCTTCGACGCCATCCGGGTACTGCACTTTTGGGTCTTCTGGGCGCCGCAGCGACCGGGCACGCCGCCTACAACGTGGGCAAGGGCGTGATGGAGCGCAATGCAGAGCCTGACTACACCCCGGCGTTGATGGCTGCCGGCGGACTCGGCGCACTCGGCGCAGGAGCGGCCGGTCTTCACCACGCCAACGAACGTGGCATGCTTCCTCGGGTCCGCCTCGACGTTGAGATGCCTGAGCACCTCAAACATGCCGGTCTTCTCGACAAAATCACACGACCCGATCGGTTCATCCGCAACAAGGTACGTAGCAGCCCGCTTCCTTCGGAGGCGCCGGAGTTTAAGCGGCAAGCAGCTCAACCTGCCTGGGCGTCGAATGAGAGCTATTGGAGCTAGGACACACGATGACACCGTACGAACAAGGCTACTACAGTTTCATGAAGCTCGCCTCGGACATGGCGGCCGATCTGATTGGCGCCAAGCTCGAGACGCTTATGGGCGACGCGGAAGTCGAGCTCGACGTTCCCGACGAAATCAAAGACATTAAGATGGAAGACCTGAGTGAGCACGTCACTGCTGCGGGCACTGGACCTGGAGCAGGAAGCATGGACACCGCACAAGTAAAGGACGCGACATGACTCCCTTCGAAAACGGCTATTACACCTTCATGAAGTGCGCAGGCATTCTGGACGAAGCCAAAGGCGCACTCGGCATGGAAGAAGACAAATCAGGCGCGCGAACCGGTGCAACCCTGGGAGCGACGTTTGTTCCCGGACCGCTCGGCGCTGCAATCGGCGCAGGACTCGGAGGCGGCGACATGGGCGACGTAGCGTCGGCCGGTTTCGGCTCTGGCGTGGGTATGATCGGGGGAGGTGCAGCAGGCGGCGGTATCGGATACGGTATCGGTCGAGCAATGAAAGGAGACCCGCGCAAAGCGTTGGGTCTGGGACTTCTGGGACTAGCAGGCGGTGCATTCGGCGGTAACATCGTTGGAGCACGCCAAGGGATAGGTGAGTGATGCCGAACAACGTGGTGCATACCGACAAAGACGAAGAGAAGTGGGAGAAGGCCAAGGCGATCGCCGAGAATGAGGATAAAGGCGATAACCATGCGTACATCATGAGTCTGTACAAGAAGATGGACCCGTCTCATGACTTCGAAAAAGAGAGCCAACTGTCCCCATTTCAGCGCGGGTACACGCAGTTCATGAACATGGCGATGGGCAACCAATGACACCGTACGAAGAAGGCTACAACAGCTTCATGAAGCTCGCGATGCGCTTACCTGAGAGTGCCATGGACGCGATGAGCCAGGCAGCTCGCTCGCGTATGGGGCAGGCAGCACTTCTGCCCGCGCTACTCCAAGAGACGATGCGTCACCCCAAAATCAAGCATCAAATCACGCCGGAAGTGCTCCAGATGGTCAAGGACCGTGATGCGATGAACCGCCTCGGCGGACTCGGTGTTGGCGCGCTGGGAACAGGCGCAGCGATGAGCGCGATGGCAGACGACGAGTAACAACGGAGACACCCGTGGCAGACGTAGGCGAGAACAGCACGATGGTCGCGATCTACCCTCCCAAGGGGTGGCGCGATTTGCTGGGTCCGCATACGCACCTTGCGCAGTGGGATAATCTGCACGTCACGTTGGTGTACTTGGGCCAGAAAACTCGTGAGGAAGCGAAGCGAGCGCTTGAGATCATCGAGCCGGTGGTGCAGAACCACGAACCGTTTCAGATGAAGTGCAACGGTGCTGCGGCGTTCGACAACCCGGATGCCGTTGTCCGCGTCCTTCAGCCAAACGGCGTAGGACTCAACGAGCTCCGCGCGTCGATCTACAAGGCGCTCAACGAAGCGGACCTACTCGATGAGCAAAAACACGGCTTCGTGCCGCACATGACGCTCGAGTACCATGAGGACCGGAAACTCCCTGAGAACTGGGAGCGGGTCGCAAAACTCCCCTTTGGGCGCTGGACGGTGAAAGACGTTCGGGTTGTTCAGGGCAACAAAGAAATTGGCCGAGCTCGCCTGGGCCCCACTGAGAAGGAAGCACACATGTCACCATTCGAGCGGGGCTACTACAGCTTCATGAAGCTCGCCGAAGAAGGCCTCGACGCCAACGATGCGCTCATCGGCGTAGGCGTGGCGGGCGGCGCAGGTGGATTAGGTGCAGACGAGGTCGGCGCGCGTCTTCCGAACGTGGCGCAAGGCGGCAAAGCCCGTCTGGAGGAGTTCATGGACATCGCGGCGCCAGGCGAAGGCGCCAGTCGAGCAGATCTGGAAAAGTTCATCGACGACTACGCGACTCGGGGACACAACATTTTGCGTGAGAACGTCGTCAACCCCGTGGGCCGCCCTCCCGTCTCCGGGCGTAAGTACATCGAAGAGATGCGAAGCGGATTCTTGCCGAACACCATCGGCGGTCCGGTGAAGTGGGGACCTGGATCTGCCGAACACTATGACGCGTTCTACAAATCGCCGCAGGAAGCAGTCTCTCAGCTGATTCGCGAGACGGAGCTTCCGCACGCGAATCCTGCCACGTCCCTGAAAGAGTTGCCGGATGACATTCTTCAGGCGACTGTTGACCACACGAAGGTCAAGCACCGTCGGTATGGCCAGACCATCCCGCACGTAGCATCGTTTCTCGAAGCGAAACCTAAGATTCGACAACTAGGCCGAGCTGGCGCTATCCTGGGAGCAGGCACGCTAGGTGCTGGGCTTCTGGGCAAAGTACTGGACGACTGACATGACGCATTTCGAAGACGGATACATCAGCTTCTTGAAAGTCGCCGGCTACGAGGACGACGTCCTTGTTGAGCTGTACAAAGACGCCGGTCTGAAAGACGAGCTCTTCGAAGCAGGGACCCAGATGCCCTGGCGCGAAGGCGTGCATGCGGTTGCAGATGCATTTCGAGGTGCGCTCGGCAAGGCGCCCAAGATGACAGGCAAGCTCGACGACATCGCCAAGGCGTCGCCGTCGGCAGGTGCTATGCGTAGAAGCCTCCCGGCAGACCCACGCATGCGGACCTATCAGGGAGCCTTCAGTTGATATGACTAATTTCGAAAAAGGGTATATCAATTTCATGAAGCTCGCTGGCCTGACGGACGAAGCATCTTCTGTGGCGAGACGCGCGATAGGCAGCGGAGCGACCATCCCGACTGTCGCTGCAGTGGGCCTGGGCTCGATGGGGCTTCACAAACGTCTCCAGGAAGATGAAGACGCGTATCAGATGCCGGACAACCTTCCGGAGCAATGGGGCATGGACCCCAAAGCGCAGCTGATGCTCCTGGCGCTCAACGCAAATCAATGAACGTCGAGGAGAGCTCCCGTGTCCGAAGAACCCGAGCAGAAGAAGAAGACGAATAAATTCACCTGGGGCACATTCGCGCTGGCGGTGCTGGTGTCTGTCACGGCGGTGGGCGAAGGTGTGAAGTCGTGCAACGAGCGAGAGCGCGCAGCACTGGAAGCGAAAGACCGCGTGCGGGTCGACAAAGACATTCAAGACAAGTCACGTCAAACGTTTGGGGACCTGTACGAACGCATCGAAGCGCTCGAGGCAATCGTCGATGAGCAGGACGAGGTGCTGTTCGAGCTTCAGGTGTCTGACCGCGCGAACCAACGGTTCATGTATGGGGCGATGCCTCCTGCTGGCTTTCCGATGGAAGGAAGCATCGGCGGCATGACACAGGAGAGCGTGACGGAGTACGGCGGCTGGAGCGTACAAGGCGAGTTCTCTGAGCCGATAGCAGGGGTGACACTCGACCCGGCGCTTGTGGAAGAAGAAGAACGGGCCGAAGAGGAGGAGCATCAGCGAAAGAAGGTGGCGAAGAAGAAAGAGAGGCTCGACAAGCCGAAGCCGTCGCTCGAGTTCGCTGAGCCACGGTCCCATTACGAGAAGGCACAGGAGTTCCTCGACCAGATGAAGCCACGAGGCTCGAAATGATCCACAAACTTAGCGAAGCACTTCGCCAACGCGTCGAAGTCAACATCCGAGACGATGAGGGCAATGTGCTGTCCGGCGCCGAGCCCGGTGACGACGAGATTAAGCGACCCGGCGGCGGTATTGAAGCAGGCGAGACACCCCGGGAGGCCGCCGAGCGGGAAGTCGCCGAAGAAACAGGCGTCAAGATCACGAATATCGAGTCCAGTCGAAAGCCCGACGTCGTCACGAACAAGTCACGAACGCAATTCTTCGAGGCTCGAGCAACGCACGAGACGCACGACCCGAGAAAAGGTGCCGACGACGACGTACTCGGCATGGTTGGGTTTCGCCCGGAGGCTGAAGTCGAGAAGACTTCGATGACCCGGGCTGAGCGCAAAGAGAAGGACCTCGAGTTGTGGCGGGAGTACAATAAGAACCCGTCCAAACAGAATCTCAAGCCCCTGATGAAAGCACTCGACCCGGTGATTCAGGTCGAAGTGAACAAGTGGAGTGGAGCGATTGCACGACCGGTGCTGGAGTCGAAAGCGAAGTCTTTGGCGCTCGAGGCCATCAAGTCATACGACCCGTATGCGGGGGCTGCGCTCGCAACGCACGTCACCAATCGACTCAAGAAGCTGTCCCGCAAAGTCTACACGCACCAGGATGCAGTGCGATTGCCTGAGTACAAGAAGCTCAAGGTTCAGAATCTGCACAAGGCGAATCAACAACTCATGGACGTCCACGGGCGCGAGCCGACCAACCAGGAGTTGGCGGACCACCTGGCGTGGGCTCCCAAGACGCTGTCGAAAGTGCAACAGGCCCAGCATGCCGAGCTCATCGAGTCCGGAGACATGGGCGCGGGGATGTTCGAGAACCAGAGCGTGTGGGGTTCAGATTCGGGCGACGGCATGGTCGACATGCTCTATTACGACATGAATCCGGAAGACAAGCTCATCTTCGAACACTCGACAGGATACTCGGGGAAGCCTATTCTCTCGAACAAGGAATTGCGTAAGAAGACCAACTTGACGCAGGGGCAACTGTCGTACCGAAAGCGACAACTGGTCGACATGTTTCAGGACCAAATGGTGTAGTAGGAGACGGCCGTGGGTAAAGCGACGGATGACAGGATTCGGCGTTGGATTCCTGCGATCGAGGAGATCCGAGAGGACCAGGGCCTCACAGCCAAGCAGTATCCGAACTGGGTCATACTGACCCTCATCAGCATCGAGTCAAAAGGGGACCAGGACGCGCACAGCATCCGCAATGGAAAGCCGTCGCAGTACTACGGTCTTCTTCAGATCGGCGTCGCTAACGCCAAGGACGTTGGACGACGCAACACCGACCATGACGGCGATGGACATCTCTCGATCGATTCGTTTCTTCGATACGCCGAGCGCTACGCCCGCGGCCCGACTCGACACAACTACGACCCGGAAAAGATCTCCATTCTCTGGAAATCCGGACCAGGTACGCTCAAACGCTACATTCAGACTCAGAACAACCTGGGCCAGCAAGCGGGGGAGCAGTATCTCTCCGAGCGGTTCGGCGGCTCGTCACTCGCGTACCTCAACAAGTTCCGACGTCTCGCCAAGAAGTGGTCCGACGGAAAAGCGCAGGTCGCAGACCCGACATTGGTCCTGCCGAGCTCCAGTCGGCGTCAGTACAACGCACCGTCAGCGTCCGGGCTTCCGGATTGTCCACCCAAAGCAGGCTCGCCGCAGATACTTGTCCCAAGCCAGAGCGCTGCTCAGGCGGCTCAGGCTACCGCTCAGGAAGCTTTGTCCATCACACAGCAAGGCGGCGCCACCGGGTTCAAAACAGACCCAGCGGACCCGGCTGCTGCGTCAGGGTCGAGAACACGCACCATCCGCGTCCTGCGTCAGGGTCGATTCGAGACGCTGACTGCAGAGTTCCCATCGGAGGTCGACCGCGTCAGCTACTCGCTGCCGCTGGCTGCGATTGCAGTTGTCAAAGGATTCGGCACGCCGTCCGGGTTTGAGGGCGAGTTCTTTGAAGGCGTGGAGTACGACACAGCCGGCGACCCCAATCAGTTCGTACACGCCGTGGCGAGAGGCCAGGTCGTCAGCGTCACCGTCACCAAAGAGCGAGGCAACGTCGTCACCATCAACCACGAGGGGTTTTTGGTGTCGTCGTATGGACATCTCGGAGAAGTGCTTGTCTCGACAGGTGATTCGGTTCTGCCAGGAGACGTCATCGCTCGAGCAGGTCAAACAAAGGGCGCGTTCGATGAAGTGTTCCAGGAGTTTCTGGCCATCTCGAGAGCACGACAAGACCCCGTCCTCTACTTCGAGCTCCGAGGCGACGCCTCACTTCTGTTCGACGGAGAGACGTCTGAGAACGCCAACATCTCGACACGCCCTGTACCGATTGACCCCAGCGGCATTCTGCGGACAGCGCCGGCACCGGGCGAGGTACGCGCCGTCACGAAGGCGGAGACGAAGAAGCTCAACGAGGCAAGAGAGTCGTACGCATCACTGGCGTTGACGGCGTCGACCCCGAATGCACAGACGTCGGCACAAACGGCCTATGACATGTCGGTGGCACTGAGCCGCGCAGACCAGATCGCTTCGCTGCCTCGATCCGCCTACACTTCTCAGGAAGATTCGCAGCGGCAAGTTCGCACTGCATTTGGTAATACAGCCCTCGCCCTGGACGGATCGGAGTTCTGATGCCTACGACCTACGACACATACTTTGAGCTCCTTCCGGAAGTGGAGCAAGGCGTACAACGAGGCACGTTCACGTATGGCTATCAGAAACACATCGGCATCGCCGGGCTTCAGAAGCTCATCAACAAGTGGATAAAGGCGTTTCTCACTGAAGAGGGAACGGACCTGAGCAGCCGCCAGTACGGAACGTCGTTCGCAGGGCTCATCGGCTCGAACGTGACGGACCGGGCAGACATCCAGCAGATCGTATACAGCTCGGTGGCCAAGGCGACGGCCGACATCAATTCGATTCAGTCTCGCTTTCCGCCTGAGGACCCTACGGAGATCCTACAGTCGGCAGAGTTGACGTCCATCATCTTCGAGGACAACAGCTCGGTATCTGTGTATGTTCTGATACAGAATCAAGCGGGCCAGCGCCTGCAGGTCATCCTTGCAGGGAAGGTGAGTACGTAATGGCAGACATCACGATTGACGACCAGGACCGCGCGAACGCCGAGGCGTTCATGACGGCGGTTCTCACAGAGCTTTACCCCGACGCGGATTTCACACCAGGCTCGGTGACCCGAGACCACACGATCGGTGCGCTCAGCGCTCTTTTCTCGGTGCTCCGCGGCGAAGCAGACGACATTAGACGAGGTACAAGCCTCAACCTGGTCAATGGACTCGAGAACCCGACCGATTTCGCAGAGGCCGTCGAGAACATCGTCGCAAACTGGTACGTCACCAAGCGAGATGGACGCCCGGCCCGCGGCTCGGTGGTGATTCACTTCTCTGAGCGCCACTCAGGCACGATCCCGTTTAGCACGACCTTCACTCGCGAGGCGGGGCTTCGCTTCACACTCGATACGACGCTCAACCTGGTCTACTCCGCAGATGAGCTCATTCCTACCGTCGACACAGACGGACAGATCGTCGACTACACGCTGCGCGTGCCCGTGATTGCTGAGCTCCCCGGCCGTGACTACGAGATCGAGCCGGGTACCTTCGCCTTCTTCGACAAGTTCAACCGATTCGCCACCTTCGTCGAAAACGATTTCCGGTTCTCCGGGGCGACCGACACGGAGACACCCGAAGAGCTTCTCCAGCGCGTCCCGGAAGCCATTACGGTGCGCGACCTGAACTCGGACCGATCCATTGTCACCGTGCTCCAGGAGGAATTCGCTGTCATCGACTCAGTCGTCGTCGTGGGATTCGGCGATGATGGAATGCGGCGCGACCTCGCACTATTCTCGAGCGCCATCGAACTTCATCTTGGCGGCTACATTGACGCCTACATCTCGACGCCTCTGCTCGAGCGCCGCACCTTCGAAGGCATTGTTGGAGGCTCGTTTGTCGACGCAGGTCGCGCGCTGACATTGTTCCGAGACCCGAACGTACTGGACTGGCGCGCACTTCCGATTGAGCCGGGCGACATTCTGCGCATTCGCAACGCCGAGTCGTCGGAGAACTCGCTCTACATCATTGAGGAAGTCACGAAGTACCACCTCCGTGTGGCGCGCCAACAGGCGTTTCCCGGCTTGCGCCCGATTCAAGAGCGTGACGGGGCGACGCTGACTGACGGGAGTGTGACAGATACAGATGAGTTCACTTCGGTGAGTGCGCAGTTCTCGAGTAATGACCTGGGGCGCTACATACGAATCACGTCGGCACCTACGCCGGCCAACGAAGGCGACTACCAAATCATCAGCGTCAATGCTCCTACCAACACAGTGACGCTGAACACGTCGTCTCTGACGGTCGAGACGCCTGTTGAGTTCGAGATCTACGAAGGCATCGTGGAGTACTCTGTCGGGGACTTCGCGCCGGAGTACGTCAATAAGAAACCCCCGGCAACAACGGGCGAGTTTACTCGAGTCTTTCGAAGAGACGGACAGGTCTTGCTCCCATCGGAGCCGGTGTACCGTATCCACGATGTTTCGGTACTGGACCCGGCAGACCCGGACACCGACCCGGTCACACAGCGGGTTCAGTTCCCCAATCGAGTCAACCGAGAACCCGAATCTGCGTCTGGGTCGAACCTGGAGTACACGCTGACGAACACAGCGGTTCAAGAGGCGCAGTCGGCCTACCAGATGTTTGCAGTGGACGTCGGGTACGCCGCGGAACAAGAAGGCTCTGGCGCAATCTTTTCGGCAGGCAACATCCTGACGGTGCCGGGCGCGACATTCACCGCTAACGACGTTGGCAAGCGGATCTTCATTCCGCAGGCAGTCAACGCTGTGAATCGAGGGGAGCACCTCATCACGAACGTGACGCCGCCCAACATCCTGACGCTGGCAGACCCCGAGGGAGGCTCGTTTACAGCAGTCGCTGAGACGCAGCTTTCCTGGGTACTGACCAATAAGGCGAAGTACAACGGCAAACCGTGCCGCGTCACGTACGACACGATCTCAGGGTTTGCTGGGATTCACGATTTTGTCGCCGACCGCCAAAACCGAGTAGCGTGCGCGAACACTCTTGTCCGAGGTGACCACCCGGTCTACCTGAGCTTCGAGCTGCGGTTTGAGTTACTGGACACCTTCGACGCGTTCTTCGACATCGCAGGTGCGAAAGACGAGCTGGTGACGTTCATCAACACCTTCCCGACAGACCAGGTGCTCGATGCGAGCGACATCGTGACGGAGTTTCGTAATCAGCACGCTACGGAAGTCGGGAAAGTTCGGCTGCCGGTTCAGATTAACTACACGTTGTACGCACCGGACGGCCGCGCGATTCCGTACAGCACGGACGATGTCGTACGCGTCGACGCGGCGCTTCTGTCGTCACCCCTGGCCCAGGACCGCCTGGAGGCGCCCGTGAATCAGGGTGTCGTGAACCGGAATGTGCGTTATCTGACGTCGCCTGATTTGATTACTCTTACCGAGATCATCTGATGCCTCAGCTGCCTACAACTGGCGAGACGTTGCTGACCGGGCTATCGGATTTCTGGCACCGTTTTTTTGCTGACAAAGACCAACTCAACGTACTGTACTCAGCGACGGAAGAGCTGCTGGGGCAGGCTTACCTGGACATCGTTACGCAGGTTCTGAATCAGAATTTACAGAACGTACCGTTGTTCAACCGTGAGTTCTGGCACCTGTTCACGATCCGAGAAGACGAACTCCTCTTTGAACCTGGTGAAGATTGGCCGTACCGCCTGACCATGCAGGACGGTCTGCGTGAATTCGTCTTTCTGCTCAACCGCATCTACAACCCGACAGCGTCGTTCGAGAAGGATATTGACTTCGTCCTCGTTGACGACGAGATGCACTGGAAAGACGACCCATTCGAACAATCCGATGGGGTGCCGCTTCGTCAACTGGACATCGTCCCCACGATCTACCGACAAGGGACAGACGGCGTCGTAGGAGTCGGACCTACCAGCACGTTCTCAATTCTTGGGAACCTGCAGGAGGGGGCGGACGGACAAGTCACCAATGTTGACCGGTTTGAATCACCATCAGCGGACTTCACGGCGCAAGACATTGGTCGGCAGATCGTACACTCCAACACGCTGGGAACCGGACCTCAGGAGACGCGAACGGTCACAGGTGTCCTGAACTCGACGACGGTGTTCTGCACACCCGACGCAGACACGACCTCGGGTCCTGCCGCACTTCAGTGGGCGCTCCGCGACGAGGGCTACTTCAACGAGTTCGATGTAGGTCGCCAGATTGAGCTCACGAACCCGTCTGATGCGAGGGACACGCACCTCTACACAATCGACACCGTCGTCGATGACGGAGTGCCAACGGATACGAGTCTTGTCGTCACCTTCACCGAACAGATCGACACGGTGTTTGAAGACACCGCGCGCATTCAGTGGAGTCATCAGTCGACGTCGAGAGTCCGGCAGTTGGCGTACTGGATTCCCGATGCGTTCTTTGACCGGGAGAACCTGTATCTGTCCTTCGGCTACCTCATCAACCGGTTCGAGCCGAGCACGGAGTCGTATCGGGCGCTGATCGACGGCATCTTCCGCTACTTCATGCTGGGACCGTCTCTGGCGCGTATTGAGAGCGCTTTGAACGTCGCGGTCGGTGTGCCGGTCGTACGTGAAGACGGCGAGATATTTCAGAGCCTCGACACCGCACCCTCGGGACTGGACCGGGTCAACACGAACCGGAACTCGTATGAAATACCTGTAGGGTCTCTGCGCTCTGAGATTGAAATCGGTGACGAGCTCGACGCGTTTCAGGCACTGACAGACATCTTTGAGGCAACCGACTACGTGGACCGACCAACGTGGTACTACGGAGCGGTCATACCTGAGGAGCTCCTATCTGGACCCAGCGTTCTTCGTCGCAACGTAGACCCTCGTCTCTACCCACTGGTGTGCGGCTCAGACAAATGGGTGTGCGGAGATCCGCAACTCTATTGCGGGGCAGATGAAACACGCTTCGTAGAGCCACGACGAGAGGGGAGTGATGTTTATCACACAGGCGACGAATCGTTTCTCCGGTTTCGAGACACCGTTTTCCTGCCCGAGGACGTCGGCAAGATCCTGACTATCGAAGACGTCGAGTACGAGATTACAAACGTCGGCACAGACCCAGACCCGTACGCCACGGTCACCGACGGTTCGACCGATCCATTCGACTTAACGCCTGTGTACGCCGCAGCCACGTACAGCGGCGTGAACCCCGCGACCGGCGACGAATGGGAGTTTGCGGCTGCCACGTTTGTACCAGCGGATGTGGGACGGCTTATTGAAGTGACAGCCGCCGTCACAATTACGCTGGGCCTTTACCGTATTGAGGAAGTGCTCAGCCCGACACAGGTCAAGGTTGTCGAGTACGACACCGGGGCTGCCGTAGCGTTTCCCGCAGACCCCGGGTTTACTGCGCGCCTGGGGCTTCGGTGGGAAGTGGAAGTGCGTTCCCCGCTTCGGCACTCAACGGGTTACGTGATGATGCGCAACTATCTTCGCGCACACATCTTCCAGGTGTCTTACGACTACGGAAGTTACCCCGACCTGGCGTACCCGCGGCCTGAGGAAGACATTCGCGACGTACTCGACGCAGGGAAGCCGTCCTACACGTTCATGCTGGTTGTGCCGCGGTCGCAGTTTCGAGACCGTGTACAAGTCGTCGACTCAGTCGAGTTCTTCGGTGTCCTGAACTACACAGATTCGATGCAGGAAGTTGACTGGCGGGTTTCGGCAGGAGGCGGATCGATTGCGGGCGAGCACTACGCCTACTCGCAGCCTGCCGTGGCGTGGATGGACTCGGTCCGACGTGCCGAGTTCTCGTCTATCACAGAGATCCCTCAAGCCTCTGAGGTGGATAAGGTCGTCGTCTCAAGTGCACTGGAAGGAGGCACCTCCCCGACACTCACCGTCACGTTCTGGGCGTGGACGGGAATGATGTGGGTACCCACGGGAGACGTGGAGGTCTTAGACCCGGCAGGCTCCGACCTCTTCATTCTCGACACCGTCGGGAACCGTATCGCGATCTCGGTATCAGAAACAGGCACCGCAGACGCGGACAGCGCGGGCGTGTCGTTTGGACTCATCGCAGATGTACCGAGAACGGTCGTCTTCGTGTCCCCGACGCTCTCGAGCTCGACAGGCGCCTACATCGATTCAACGAACCAGTTCCAAGACACGAATTTCTTCTTCAATGTCGCCGACGTGCTTCGAGAACTGATCGTCAAAGTTGGGTTCACCGAGTATCGTTATCGAATCACGGCCCTGGTGGACGAGCACACTGTCGAGGTTGTTGAGGCGTACCCAGGAACGACGCCGTCGTTTGTCGGGACGACAGATCTCGAGTGGTACATTGGTCGCCCGACGAGAACAACAACACCCACTGTTTGTGGTGGGGTACCGTCGGACGTGGTAAAAACGACGCCAGACAACTACATTGTCCCGTGGCCTGTTCACATGATGCTCAAGGATTAGCGGATGAAAGACCCCGCACGCGCGAGAGGACATATACGCGTTTACCGCGTAAACTCGGATGGAAGCGAGGATTTACTCGTTGACCGGTCGAATCAGATTACGTATCTGCATCTGACGCAGTTGGCGAAACTGATTACGCAGCGTTCAACGCTCCAGGTCGAAGAGCTCGCGATTAATGAGCTTCGAGTCGAGTCGAGCCTGACTCCGTTGGCGGCGCCCGCTCCAACAGACACAGGCACGGTCGGCACGGTTGTGTTCACGCAGGTGTTCGACCGAGACGCAGATGTGTCGATCGATGTGGGAGGCGTAGAAGGGCTCGTGCAGTTTCGAGCAGAAATGGGCAAACTGGACGCGGTTGGTCAGACGATTTCAGCGGTAGCGTTGTTCACACTGGACGACGGAAACAGCGGCGGACAACCTGTTCTCGCCGCAAGACAACTGACAACACCGATCGTGAAGACCGCCGACATCGGCATCCGGTTTGAGTGGGACATCCAGTACACCATCGTACTTTGAGTGAGCGAGTGAAGAATGAGTAAGACCATCAACTATGAGTCGGGTACTGATACGGGCGAAGCGGGTCCGGAGTCCATTCAACCCATCCAGAATGGTGAAGACCTCGACCAGGTGACGCTGGCGCGCGCAGAACAGAATTTGCGCAACCGCACCGAAGTTGCACGGGCCGAGATCAACGAGAACCGATGGGCGAGAGACATCGACCGGGGCACGATGGCCCATGTGGTCTTGAGCGGTACGCTTACCTGGAACGGGGTCGGCACCGGCACGCTCACCACGACGGGCGGCGCTGTCTGGGGGCTCTGGCCACTGTACGGCGCAGGCGTTGGGCGAGGGCGAGATTTTGAAGGCGCCGGGTCTTTCCCCAGCCTGTACGCATCGGATCGGTTCGACGATGGCAACGGAACGGACTTCGTTCTGATTTCAAAGAAGCTGGACTTCGAGGGCGGGAACACAATCACCTTCGAGACGGTAGACGTCCCCGGATCAGGGACCATCAACGTCGAAGTGAACGGGGAAGCGACTGTCGCAAACCCGGCGCTTCAGCCAGGTCGAACTCAGATCGTCGTCGAGTACGACTCGACGGTTCCGCACACCTGGGGACAGATCGATGACGCCATCGTTGCTGACGCTGTAGCAAATGCGCTGGTCGAGGTTATCTACGCGCCTGCACCGGGTGAGTTTGCATTCGACACGGCCCAATCGCTGGAGGGCGGTCTCGACACTGTTCGTCACCTGATTAGCCCAGCTGAGTTGTCGGCCTTTTTCGCCGCCAGCGCGGACAACCTTTTGAGAGAAGGGGACGTCCTGGCGATCTGGTACGACACCCAGCAACTGCGTCGCGAGAGCGTCGAGGAGAACGCGAATAACCACCTCATTCCATCTGCGTCGCTGGTGAACCTGACTCGAGAGCCCGACAAGGCACCAAACTCTCTCGTGCTGGGTCGCGTCATCGATGACCGATTCGTGCTGAGCAGCGGGTACGTGATGCAGCCCAACGTCACGGTGGGTGACCTGAGCTCCACGCTTATCCTGGGGGCTGGCGATGCGTCGGTGATGCCCATCGACACGACCGGGTATCTTCTCATTACCGGAAGTGCGGCGCAGGATGTGTTCGATAGTGTCGACGCCGAGATTGCGCAGTTGGACGCGCATCTGGGGCTGCTTCGTCTCGATTTGAATCGAGGTATCACCGCACCTCCGTCTCCAGGGGACGTCGCAGCTCAGGGCTCGGAACACATCGGCATCGACAACCCGGGCGCGTTCCAGGTAATCGACGCTGCCACCGACAGTGCGCAAGGGGCGCTGGAGGACTTGGACGGCGAATTCGCACTTCTCCAGCAAGGTCTCGGGACACCCTATGTGGGCGGCAGCGGCGCGGGTCGAATCGCGAATATCGCCGACGACTACACGCAACTCGCCACTGTCACGGACGGTAACTACGGTAACACGGTTGAAGACCGTATCGACGCGATTTACGACCGGCTCAGAAGCTACACATCGCTCCAGGACATCTTTGAAAAGTCCGCGATGTCTCGAGATGGCGCGGTCAACGACCCTGACGCTCGATTTCCTCTTTTTCTGGCAAAGGACACGGAGGGTGCCGGATTTCCCGCGGGCGTCGTTTTCGACACTGGAGACTGGTCTGGTGATGTCGCAAATACCGAAGGCTGGTCGGCGCTTTCGACTGATGGCCGCTACGTGATCATTCCGGGTGAACCCGGAGCGACTTCAGGAGGTTTTACCGACAAGGTGTCACTCTACAACCAGCGCGATCTATCTCTTCACGCCACGATCACGCTCAGCTCGTCGCCGGCGTGGACAGGCATCACGTCGCTTGCGAGTGACGGGTATTCGTTGGCGGTGGCATACGACTCCGAGATTGAGCTCTGGGACATCGAACAAGACCCGCCGGTCCTGGACACGTCCTGGCGCACGTCGGGAGTCTACACGCACTCAGGGACTCCGGGCGATCGGATCCGTGACATGGTCATGCAGAATGGCTGGATCTATTACGTAGGCGACGAGGCGGACGGAGCAGGTAGCGTACCAGCAGGCGTCGCGTTCGCGGTTATCGACACGGCGTCGGTCTCTACGCTCGCCACGGAGAGCGGGAACCTGAATGGCAACGGACTGTACATCGACGTCTGGGGAGAGTTTATTGCTATCTGGACGGATAGCGGATCCAACAGCCTGGCAATTGGACGTCTCCAGGGAGGTACGATCGACGCGAACTACATGGCGCAGTACGACAGCTGGACGAGCGTACACGACATTGCCGTCAACGCGCGAGGCGTCGCGGTCGCCGGCGCAGACAACTCGTCTTCAGACCCGAAGGTTTCATTTCGGTACCACGACGAACGAGATCAGGAGATGTATGACGACGATCTCGGCATTGACACACCAGACCGGATATGCCTGGCGCGAACGAAGAACGAATTTTTTGTGTCGCTATCCGACCAGTCTGCACCCGTCGCTTTCGTACGCGGCTACTCTCTGCACGGTACGACAATATTCGAGACAGACACCGTCAAGCAGCCTATGCGTGCGTTCGAGTTCGACCTGGGGCTCGCCGGTTCGCAGTTCTTCTACGAGATGCAAACCGACGGCGTGTACCTGACCCTGGTTCGAATCGACATTGGTGGCGGAGACAATGAGCGGCTGTACCGGTACGAGATGGGACGCGGATCGGGTCACTGGATTGTCAACAACCGCGGATTCTCGACTGGCGAATACATCCCGCAGGCGATCACTCCGCTTACAACGGTTTCGGCGTACCCAGATACTTGAGGCAGGACATGATTTACCGCGTTGAAAATACATCCAATGAGCCGCTCTACTTCGATATGGAAGGAGAACCGACACCTCCGGGAGGCACACTTGTGCTGGCCGGAGGGCTTCGCGAACCGCTTCATCTTCGAAACTACGCCAAGGCGGAAAAGGCGAAGCTGACTCGAGTCGACGTCGCTGAGGAACCGCACCTTCTGACGAATATTCCGCTCACAGGATCTGAGTTCAGTGCGCTGTACGCGGACCAACAGAAAGATGTGCTGATGATTCTCGGTATCCGGGACGAGGAGTCGCTTCGAAACGGTACCAACAGAGAAAATGCCTACGACGCGTACCTCGAGTCCATCGAGGAGAACGAATGAGCCTCGCTAAGACCTACACCAAGCTCAAGAAGAAGACGGAGGAGCGATCCTGGTACACCAAGTGGGTGTGGTGGGTCGCGGCTGCCGGGCTCGGTATTATTGTGCTGTCCCTGTGGTCTCTGGCAAAGAAACAAGAAGCACGCAACCGGGCTGCCCTCGAGATCGCTGAAGCACGCGCCTCCCAGTCACGTCTTTTGGCGCAGTCGGAGCAGGACCGAGAGCTCGCGAAGAAGTACATGCGAGAAGCACATCTTGCGTCGCGGGAAGCGGACAAACTCAGCGCCAAACTCGTCAAGTCATCGAAGAGTCGACGCGAGCTCGAAGCTGCGGTGAAGGGCGCTGACAGCTGGGAAGAGCTCGACGAGATTGAAGAGGACATCCGATGAAGCTTGTTGCGCCACTTCTGATTGTCTTGCTCCTGGTCCCGGCACCGCTCCTTGCGCAAGAGCCGGCCAGTGCGCCTGAGCTCGAGTTCGTCGAGAAGCCAAGTACGACGATGTGTGGCGAGCCGCCCATGAAGTGCTTCGACCAGGAAAACTTCAAGCGGTACCTCCAGATGCGCGTGCAGTATGCGTGGCTTTTCGACGCACACATGACATTGTGGCCCGCGATCGTGTCTGAGCTAAAAAAGAGCGCCGCGGCTTCTGAGAAGGCTGCCGGCGTTTACGAAGAGGACGCCGTACGCTGGGAGACAGCATACAGCGAGCTCTTCGTAAAATATGAAGACGCAACGACTCGAGCCGCCGAAGCAGAGGCGATGTCGATCTGGGGCGGGGGACTGCCCTGGCTCATCACGGCACTCGTGGTAGGGCTCGGCGCGGGCGTCGGGCTAGGCGTGTACATCCAATCCAAGGCATCTGAATGACGGCGTTCGAGCAGGGATACAATCTTTTCATGAAGCTTGCGTACCACGGCGACCCTTCGGATGAACCCGTACCGGCTGAGCGAAAGAGCAAGCAGTACACGCGCGAAGACGTCGCGTACATGGATAGCTCGCCGCACCCCGACGCCAACTGCGCGAAGTGCAGCCACTACCAACCGGACGGGGCGTGCGCCATTGTGATGGGCTCCATCAACCCGAACGGTATCTGCGATCGGTACTCGCCGAAGGCCTAGTTCTTCACCAGTGTCAGCGACACGCAGAAAATGTCGTCGCTTTTCACCGGAAAACCCTCAAACCACTCGGCGGGGAGCGCGTCAGCAATATCGCTTACACGAGCCAGGCGGATGAGTAGCGCGTTCAGACGCTCGCCAGACGATGTCCGCCAGGGCAGCTTGGGTATCGGATGGAGAATCTCGTGCTTTTCTTCAGGCGAGCCGGTGTAGGCTGCGAGGGCCATCTCCAGATGCTCGACGAGCCACGCCGTTGTCTGGTTGATGGGACCGAGCGTGTCGTTGGAGATGATGACGCTGCCGGAGCCGGAGCGAAAAATACTGACATGGTCAAGGCGATCGTGGGCCATTAGGGCACCTTATGGATTCGAGTTGAGGTTTGTAGAGCGTGCACGACTTCGGCTTCCGCACGTGTTTGCACCTTATCGGTATACACCGCGTGCGCGATTCGGGCGAGGCCAATGGCGTCGGCCAGGTTGTCGTCTTCGATGACGACATCGAGCCATTTTGGGCCGCCGGCATGTCGAGACAGGAATTCGTTCGCAGCCTCGACCATCCACTCCTTGAGAGCGCCCGGCTTTCCTGTCTGGAATTTCTTTAGCTGCGCAGGCGCCACTTCGATGAGGCCGCCGGACAGATGGGCCCAGGCTTCGAGTTGAAGCACATGCTGGATGCCGCCGAGTTGGTAAAGACGACCTGCAGCACTGAATGCACCGTCTTCGATGGCGGCGTATTGAATCGCAGGTAGATCAGACAGCCACTCCTGGGTAGCGTCGCGTAAGTAGGCCAGACGCCGGGGGCCTTTCCGTTTGCTGGAGTTCAGCGGCAGGTAGCGGAACCAGGCGTAGGGCTCGAAGGCAAAAAGACCCACGTTTACAAGCGCGGTGTCGATACCGACGTACGTCGTAGCGTCAGCGGACGGGTTGTTCATTGCTCCTCCTGAGCCGAAGTCATATAGTGAGCAAACCGCGCTGAGGATACGCCATGCCTGCTCAAATCATAGTTGATGTTGTCGGCACCGCCGAGCTCGACGGCAGCTACACGGTGACGTGGACTGCGACGGGCTCGACTGACATGCCGACGGCAGTTTTCGTTCACAAGTTCTCTACGGAAGAATTCGACCATGTCGCGAATCCTGGAGATCTCATCTGGCCGACTTCCAAAGACCCGACAAAAGCGTGGTATCGATTGACCACGGCGTCGGCGAATTACCCCGACATCGACACCGCAGACGCAGCCAAGGCAGAAGTGCAGGCGGACCTGGGCTCGCTCGTCGACGCGTACGAAGCAGGGCTGTCGACGTTTCTGACGCCAGACACACTCACCATTGACCCGACGCCCTGATGGCTACCTCCTCGTTCGCACAGCAGCTTCGAAAGGCCGTCGTCAGTGACGCGGTCGCGAAGTATGAATTGGAAATGGCGATCACGGATCGTGGAGAAGTCCCAGATGCGGGGTTCTTCTTGATGCGGATCGTCTTGACAGATGACCCGAAACAAGACGAGCTCGAGCGAGTTGCCGGCGTGGGAGACTTGTTTGAGTGGGAGATAGACCGACCCACAGCGCTACGAAACGGCCAGGACTTCTACCGAACCAGCGTCGTCACCAAGGTCTACGAAGACATCCAGGAAGCCATCACGGCAAAGGATTTCCTTGCCGAACAGGTCAACACCCTGGTCGATGATTACATCACCTACGACACGCAGTTTGAGGCGAACCCGACGCCAGAGATCTTCGAGTTCCCAGAACCTTCCGTGGGTGTACTGACGCCGCTTATCGAAGACTACGTGGCGAAGACCGAAGAGGTCGAGGCACAGCAAGAATTCCTGACGGAGAAAACAGCGGACTGCGCAGATCTCGACGCGGCCTATCAGGTTGCGCTCCAGGTTCGAGACGACCAGCAAGCTGCACTCGACGCGCTCAAGCGTACGCAGACCAGTATCAACGCTGCACTGAGTGCGATGCAGGCATTCAAGACAGTGAGTGAGAACCTGACGGGAGACGTCGTCTCTGCGTTGGAAGCGTGGGCATTGAACCGAGGTTCGATGAGCCCGGCACCCGAAGTCCAGGACATGGACGACGAGTTGCTGAGTGACCCGCCGGGCCCGGCAGGCACGCTGTACTCGGGGTACTATGACGAGTACGCGCCGGCAAAGATTACGTTCGACACGGCCATCCAGGTCGCAATTGCTGAGTCTTCTGAGATTGGGACCCGAGTCGCAGCGCAGACTACTGCACGTGACGACGCTCAGAATGAGGTCAATCAGGCTCTGTCAGATAAAGAAACGTGCGCGCAGGCAGAGGCCACGATATCGTCGGTGCTGGCCACACTCCAGCAGGAGCAGGCACAGCTTCTATCCGACATCGTGGCGCTCTGTCCTAACTACACGCCTCCCTGATTCATGCAGGCAAAATCCCGTCTTGACGTGTGAAGCCCCGCCGGTGGACATGCCAGAAATCTTTCATGTTCTTGAGGAGTCCGAGACTGTAGCCGCCGCCCTGAGGCATGACGGCGGTGACGTAAGACGTGCCGTCGTCTCGGGTTGATACGATAGGCTCGTAACACTCCACGGCGTAAGACGAGCCCCCGAAACCTCCGCTGACCTTGATGCTGGTCATGCTCTGAGCGGCGTAGAACACGCACCGTATCAGGTCAGAGACTTCGATCTCTTCGGCTCGAGCATCTGCCTCATCAAGCTGTGAAAGCTCCCAAGGAGCCCATCGCCGAAACCACCGACGCATGGCTTCCCAGCTTGGGAAGGTGTAGAGCATGCGATCTCGCTGCGTGCCGCGCATCATGCGCCAGAGTACTTTACCCTGGCTGCGTGGACGTGAGACGCCCGCGAAGTAACCGGTTCGAATACGTCCTGTGTCGGCGACGTAGGAGAACTCATTCATTTTCAGCACAGCGCTTCGCTGGATCTCGTGAACGGGCGTCTTCTGACCCATTTTCGAAAGCCGCGCGAGTGCTTCTTCGTTGAGCTCGTCTTCGTGCTGCCGTCGGTGCGTGCACCGCACGCTGTAGCCTCTCCACGCCATGCAGTCGTACTTTCTAAGCACGCAGGCCTCGTCGCCTCTGCCGCACACTTCGTCATGTGCCTTGCGTGTCTTGGCGCCTTTTTTCGCTGCATCACGTCTCTTCTTTGTCTGACGATCAACGGACGGCCACGCCATCTTTATCCGGGAGATCGAGCTGTCCCGACCTGCGTTGACGGCGTTGGTGCTTACTCCGTACCACCCGTCGATGTCGATTTTATCCAGGAAGTTGGACACCTGCTTCGAGGACCACCTGGCGTCGCCTCGAAGACTGACTGCTCCGCTACCTAGCCGCCATTGCCGGAACCAGAGCGTGCGATCCAGGATGTCGGGGCTCACGGCGTCCAAAGCTTCCCGGAGGAATCGAGTTCGGCAGAATATATCGTTGTGTGCGCAGCCTACGCAGCTATCGAAGCCAGGGTCGATGAGGACCCCGATGAGAGGGCAGGCGTCGTGCATGTCTTGGAAAGACACGGAGTGAAGCTCGCCCTGATACAGGGCGTGAATTGCGTACTCAGAAAACCCTGCTCGCCAGTCTTCCGTCGCGAACACAGCCGGATCGAAATGGATGACTGCCTGCCAGGACTCGTCAAACCGGAGCGGTGCGACGGATGCCTTCGCGTAGACCCATTCGTTTTGGTCATTCTTTTTCCGGTAGATGTCGACGCCCGGATGCGTGTGATTGTCGTAGAAATCGCGCAACCGGTCCTGGTTGATCCACCGGTAAAGCTGCCCGGGAACGCGAGGCAGGAGAGTGAGATAGAGCGTCGGATCGAAGTCGAGACTAAACTCAGCGCGCATGCGTGATTGCATCTCCTCAAGCAACGCCATGGTTCTCTTCTCCGGGTCCTCGACTCGAGGCGGAATGCTGAGCGCCACCAGCGGCGCTTTTTGCCGCGTTCGGTAGGAAGACGGAGCTTCTCTTGGCGGAGACCAATCTTCAGAGGCGTCTTCGGGGCGGAAATCGTCGGAACAATGCTCAGGGCGATACTCCTCGGCGTACTCGACGTGAGTCCCGCAGAAGTAGAAATCTTCATCTTCGTAGTCCATCATTCGTTAGGAAATGTCTCCTCGAGCTGCGTCAAAAGCGGCTCGATTGTTTGAGGGGAAATGCGGACCCAGTATCTGAGCTCCGCGAAGAGTTTATCCAGCGCCTGCGATCGCTGACGGGACGCGGCAAAGATGTTGTCCGCGTCGTAGCAGGGGTGTCGTTGCGTCACCATGTGGTGAACACGTGCACGCAACAGGCGCTTCTTCTCTCGGGGGACGTTGGGCTTTTTGTGGATGCTCATGCCGAGCATACGCTGCGGAGCGCTCTCTGCGGGACGCGACACGGCGACGCGGGTCTTCTTGTGGTTGAGATAGTAGCCAGAGTCTTTGACGACCTGACGTACCCCCTCCATGAACACATCAAACTCGTCTTTGGGGAGAAACCCATTGTACGAGATCGTCAGGTCGTCAGCGTACCGGGTGTAGTCCCAGTCAGTCAGACCTGCATTCTCCAGGTACGCCATCAAAGGCGCGTCGAGTCGAGCAGAAGCCACGTGGTTAGTGACCGCGCCGGACGTGGGTGCGCCCTGAGGTACGACGTACGTCACACCATGGCGTCGACGAACTGGCACGGTGATCAGACCCGACATTGGCACGACGACCTCCATACCGTAGCCCAGGCCTTCGAGCCATTCACGAACCCACGTCCGCTTGGTGGAGCCGAAGAAATTGGACAGGTCGAGCGAGACGACCACATCTTTGTTCGTGTGCTTGTTTACGGAGTAAACCATGTCCCGGCCAGGGACGTAGGCTCCGACCCAGTCACCGACCGGGAGTTTGTTGAAGTAGACCTGCAAGAGGACACGCTGGACTCGCTTGAGCGTGGCTCGAGGTGCGTGAATTTGGCGAGACCCGCCGCTTTTTTTGGGAACCCGAAATACGTCGTAGGCTCCCCTTCCTGCTGCGATGCAGTCGATTTTCGATGCGTGTATGAGCCACCAAACCGTTCGGTTCTGCAGCCCCAACGACAGTGCGAAGCTCATGTCGTCGAATACGGCGGGCATGCCGTCTGGCAATCCCTCAGGAATCGCCAGGGAGACTAGACTCCCTGCCTGGTACGTCATCTGATTCTCCGTTTTCTTCTAGGTACGCAGCGAGGTGCTGCAGAAAGGTTGGACCGGCGATGGTGTGCACATGCTTGGCGCAGATCGGATCGCCGAAGAAACATCGACCGGCGGCGTTATGCGCGTATCGAGGACACTCAGAGCAGACGCCTCGGTCGGGCTCACCCTGTACAGCAAGCACAGGGTCGAGCAGGACTTGGGGCTCAGGTCGCGGCGGCTGGTTTCGACGGCCGCGCCAATTCCCTGCAGAGCGGTGACCGAAGTACTTCGGAGATCCATGACCGGAAGGACCCCGAGGCGGCGGAGCGTCGAGCGGATCACCTGAGCTACGCTCCGCCTCCTTGATGCGAGGCCAGCCAGACATCAGTACGGTCGGCACAGCCATGTACCAGTCCGACTCGATCTCGAAGAACTCAGGCAGGACTTCGATGAGCGTGTCTGCATGCTTGTCTTCGTAGGCGGGGGCATCGTGGTTCCATCCGGGTTCTTGAGAGTGAACGTGCACCTGCGCCCAGTTCTTGAGCCTCAACTGAGAGGGTCTCAACTCGAACAGGGCGGGGAACGCAGCGCGGATGGCTTCGCGCTCGTCCTCTTTGTACAGGTACACGACAGTGAACGGCACCAACTCGGGGACGTTGCGCCGGGAAATCTTGAGTTTCAGCATGTTACCTCTCGATGACGTGTCCAAATGAAATGTCCGAAGTGCGCGAGTTACTGGTCGTGAGCCAGATGGTCGGACAACTGGGGCGCACCTTGTCGCTGGGCATCGGGGCGTAACCGTCGGTGTGGTAGACCACCACGTCGACAGTGTCGTAGTCGCGCAGAAGACGCCGCGTCTCTTCTGGGTTCGGAAGGCGAGGTGGCCTGCCCTCGTCGCGAATGTAGTTCGCAAGCATGAACGGGTCGTCGAACGTCGTGCCGCCGTATGACGTGCGGCCGATGGTTTTGACGTACTCGTCAACATCCATGTCGGGCCCAACGACCTCCACCGAGGAGATGCGCGTGTCGCACTGAACGGCGATGAGATGCGCATCCTCATACGCGTCGAGGATTCCTTTCATTTCGGAGAGGCCCTCTTTGATGTCGTTCTCGGACATCGAGCCCGAGGTGTCGATGGCGAAGAGAGCGACGTACGTGCGGTCCCGGGTATGTCCGGGGTACTGTGGAATGGCACGCGCGTATCGCTCAATGAGGCCCGTGTCCTCATTGAAGAACCACAGAATGTGGCGCCGCTTGTGTGGACGGGTCATGGTATTTTTTCGCCGAGCAAGCATACGTGCCACAACCATGTTCTTGAGTAGACGTGCCCATGGCACGATTGGCTCTTCGAGCATGGCGTCAATCTCGACGCGAAGGTCGGCCGGTACGGTACCGCGCGCGTTTTCTTGCTCACGTACCGCGTGCTTAACCAGCTCTTTTCCGGCTTCTTCCAGAAGCGTCGCATTGGCGTCGAGCTCTCCGGCGTCCATGCCAGAGTAGTCTGCGTCCGACTCTCCGGTGGGCTGCCCGTCTTCGGCCGGTCGAATCGACCACTCGTGTGCCCCTGCCTCCGCGAGGTCGGCCATTGCCTGGGCGGTATTCTCGAAGGCGTCGGTACCTGGAGCCCAGGAGTCCTGAGACTTCTGACTCTCGCCGGAGCCGGAGCCGGACTGACCGTCGCCCTGGCTTTGACCCTGACCCTGACCCTCGCCGTCGCCTTGACCCTGACCCTCGCCGTCGCCTTCCTCTTCGCCGCCTGGCGCCGGGGTGCTTTGTCCCTCTTCGTCGCATTTCTGCTTCCGTTCCTCCAGAATTTCTTGCATGCGCTGCATGAGGGCCTGGCGGTAACTCCACATGATTTCGAAGAGGTCCTCGAACGCAGCGTTTTTAGGCAACCCCAGCGGCTCTGGGAAAACCCAGTAACCGGAAGCACCGGTCCGCATGTGGGGAAAGTGTCGCTCGATCTGCTCGTTGAGCGTCGCGTCCATAGCCACATTCATGATGTGGTGCGCAGCGGCTCGATCGTTCGGGTCGAGAACTGCGAGACGGCGCATACTTCGCGGGATGTGACGCAGAATGATGTGCATCGATTCGTGCGCGAGCGTACAGACGAACTCCGTGTAGGTTGTTCGCCGGGTCCACTCGGGGTTGTACAGCAGCACGTAGCTGCCGTGCAGAAAGCCGACGGCCATGTAGCCGACCTGCTTCGTTGCGTGAGTCTGCATGCCGGATAGCACGCGGGCGTAGAAGCTCAGCCTCGGATTCTTTGCTTGCGTCGAGCTGTGCAAGAAGAACAGAATCCAGGAACGAAAGGGGTCTTCCTTTCGTACTGCTTGCTCACTGCCCTCTTGCTCTGCTACTTTAAGCGGGCTTTTGTCGTCATTCATTCGCATGGGTTCTCCCTATGATTGTTGATCAGTTTACGGACCCGCAGCATCGACTCCTCTTTCAACTGAAGAGGGAGTTTCCGCGCGAGGTTCTTCGAGCCAAGACTGCATCGCTGGACGGAAAGTCTGTACCGTCCACGTCGTTCGCAGATCAGGACTCACGATTGTTTCCAGTGCACTCCCCGGAGCAGGCGCTCCTGTCAAAGCTGTACGCAGTCAAGCAAGCGGCGTACGTTTCTGACGATGTTATGGGGCGCATCGACAAGGCACTCGATCTCTACGGCGTGGATTGGAAAGACCCGTCGGAAGAGCAGGTGACCAAAGAAGCCGAGGATGAGTCGTCTCACTACCTTCTACCACAACACAAGGCATTGTTGGTGAAGGAAGCCGCTCATGTCGAGCCGGTCGCGAATGCACTCTTGTCGCAGCGCTACAAGCTCACTATGCCTTCGGTGATGAAGGCCGCAACAGGTCTCGTGAAGAAAGCAGCGGCATTTAACCTGCCGCAGAGTTCACTCCCAACGGATATTTACAAGTACGCAGGTCTGACGACGTGCGACGTAGGTGTCCTGGCGGATTGGGTGGAGGCACGTGCTGTCGCTGCTCCGACCAAAGAGCTGCGAAGCGACTACGAGAAGGTCGCTGTGTATCTCTCAGAGAATGTCCCGCACGACGGTATCCTTCGAGAGCGTGAAGACCTCGTCAAGATCGCGTCTATCCTCGAGAACCTCGACATCAAGGCCAAGATGGCGCCGCGGTACGGGCGCACGCTTCTCGACCCGGTCGAGACGGTGTTCAACATGGACAAAGTCGCTGAGGCGACTGCGACGATTGCCGGAAACCAGGTACCCGTTCGGAAGCTCCAGGCGCTGCCAACGGAGCTCATGGAAGAAGTCCTCGGCCCTGATGTCATGCAACACGTCAAAGGCGCAGACGGCAACGCCGACCCCAAGCAGCTCATCGCCATGATGGAAACGCTGCCTGCTGATCTCCAGAACATTTTCTACAACAGCGCGAAGGCGTACCTGTGAGCCGACGACAGCGAGCCGCAAAACGGCTGCTGCAAGACGTCGACACCAGCGCCTCCATTGTCTACATGAGCGCGCTGGCGTTGTTCGGCTCTCCTCTGCAGGAGTACGAGTACGAGACGCTCGAGCTTGAGTGCAATCACATGCAGCTCGACGTCCCTTCTCAGAACTGGGAAGAGCTCTACGCTGCACTGGCACTTCGCGGCGACGGGCGCTTCATGTACGAGGCGATGACGTTTGAGAACACGATCGTCGCGTTCAACGGAAAAGAGGCAGAGTCCGGAAGTCTCCAACCTGTCGCACCCGCTGAGATTGCGTGGGCTGTCCGAGAGGCAGACACCATCGTCGCGGATCTGGTCAATGAATCCATCGTAGATTGGCTAGACTACGAGCCCGTAGGCTACACGGCTGTGATGTGTCAGGCGCACGGCATGGTGTGCGTGCCGCCGAGTCTTTCGTTTTGCGAAGACCGACTCGACGAGCTCACGCCTGAATGCTCGAAGCTTCGAGCCGAGGTAAAAAAAGCGTGGGGCGAGCAGAAAGGCCTCGACCCACGCGAGATTGAGTTCGGAGAGGATGCGATCGGCATCCAACTCGCTCTCATGCACGCCGTAGAGACGTACGTCGAGAAGCGCGAGCAGATGCACGAACGTCAGCTCCAGCGGTTACTCTAGGCCTTCCTCAGCGACGCGCTCGCGCTGCTGTTTGTCGCGCAGGTTCTCCGTGCGACGATCCCGAAACTCTTTGAACGCTGGCTGTTTGTGCAGCAGACGGACAAGACCGGTGGAGCGCTGAGAAGGCCCGCCCGTACTCGCGCCGACCTTTGAGTCTGCGTCTACGATGGCGTCCAACAGCTGCCCGCCGACGTCGGTCGGGACCATGTTGAAGATCTTGGCGAGGTGCGGTGCACAGTCTTCTGACGTGAATTCTTCGGCCTCGACACCTTCAGCCCACACGATGGCCAGGTTGTTGAGCGCACCGGCGACGTGACCGGCATGTCCGGCTTCGAGCAGCTTCTCGACGCGTCGGCAAGAGCGATTATCCTCATCAGCGAAGTGCAGGAGCATGTCGCGCGGATCGAGCGCCGACGCCTCACGGTTGTGGTACTCGAGCAGCGACTTGGCGTGCGTGTGACCGATGTGACCGGCGAGCTTGGTCAGAAGAGCAAGCTGCATACTGGCGCTGGATGTGTCGATCTCGAGACGCTCCAACGTGTAGAGCGTATCGGAGCAGGCGTGCCAAGTCGACGGGCAGGCGAATATCTTGCCCGCGTCGCGCGCCTGTCTGTCCAGCGCGATGTCGACGTTGGCTTGCAGGAACTCAACAACGCTCGGATGCCACGGGCGTTTACGGTGTAAACCTACCGGCTCGAGAACGCCGTCTTCGCTGAGCTTCGGCATGTTGAATTGCGTCGCAGACGCAGGGTCCTTCGCCCATGCCAACAGATCGTTGACCGAGAAGTTGACGACGATCTGGCAGGTACGCCGACGCATGGCCGGGTCACTGCTGAAGCTCGACGTGACGGCGTAGTCACCGTCCGGGGGGTTCATATCGGAGACGACGATGACATTCTCTCCGAGCTCGTGCGTGCCGAGCTGTCGGTCGGTCCATACCTGGAAGGCAGCATTGTGCACGGTGCTGTCGGCACGGTTCACCTCTGCCAGGTCCATCATGACGAACCGGTCCTCGCCGGCGTGTCCCTTGATGGGGATGTTCGCCGGCGGCAGGTGCTGGAAGGTGACGCCGTCCGAAGAAGGCATCATCGGACCGGTGAGATCAGACGCCTCCTTGTGCGCCAGACCGTAGAAGAGGAAGTCGAGCTCGTTGTACTCAGCGAGCTGACGTAGAATGGCCGTCTTGCCGGTCGATGTTTCGCCGATGAGAAGCGGCACGTGCCTGTCGTATGCACAGAGCTGGATGACCCAGGCGGCCGTCTTGAGGCTCACCGGAACCAGGCCGATCTCCTCTGCGTAGTCGAGCGTCTTGTTGCTGGATGGTGATGCTTGTGTCATGGTTTTCCCTACTGCACGAATGTGTGGTTATTGGTGATCGCTCGAGTCTCCGTATACGTGGTCGTGGTAACGACGCCAGTAATCGAGAGACCCAAACGTGAGAGTGAACAGGCCGTAAAGCGTGCCTGCGATGATAAGCAGGAACACGAGACCCGGGTGGGCAATGCACGCGCCGAGAAGCGCGATCGCTGCCCACGCTAGAATTGCAAACTTGAGTAGTTTCATGAGTGTGTTCCAGTCGATTAGACGCGAGGAAGAGAGTGTCGGGCAGTTTACCCGGTCTCAACTCACGGAAGCTATGGTGGTACTGGACGGGAAGAAGTTCTCGTTTGAGAACTACCCGTTTTACCGAGACATCTACGATGGGTACCACCAAGAGCTGGTGATGAAATGCGGCCGCCAGGTCGCTAAGTCGACTACTGGCTGCAACATGATCCTGACGAACTCGGTTTCGCAGGACTACTTTCGAACGCTGTTTGTGTCGCCTACACAGCAGCAGACGACTCGGTTTTCGCACTCCCGTCTCCAGAAGGCGATCACCTATTCTCCGTTGATCTCCAAGAATTACACCAGCACATCGATGCCGATGAACGTGCTGATGAAACACTTCTCGAACGGGTCGGAGGTCGTGCTTTCGTACGCCCAGGACGACCCGGACCGCGCACGTGGCGTCTCGGCGGACCAGGTCGTATGGGACGAGGTCCAGGACATCATTTACAAGTCGGTGGTGCCGGTCGTCAACGAGTGCATGGCAGAGTCGGAGCACGGGTGGACCTGGTACTTCGGGACACCGAAGTCGATGGAAAACACCATGGAGTTCCTTTGGCAGCAATCCACGCAAGACGTGTGGATGATGAAGTGCACGGGGTGCAACAAATGGAACTACGTGACCACGGTCCGCTCGATCGGTAAGTCGGGCGTTATCTGCGTCAACTGCGGCAAGAAGCTGCGGCCTCGAGACGGGCAGTGGTACAGCATGAATCCGGGCGCCTACGTCCGCGGGTTCCACATCCCGCAGCTCATCATGCCACAGAACAATGAGGTGCAGGCCCGGTGGGACCGTATCCTTCACAAGTACAACACCTACCCAGACTCGCAGTTCAGGAACGAGGTACTGGGGATGAGCGACGCGATCGGCACGCGCATGGTGTCGCTCGAAGAGCTCGAAGCGCTCTGCCGGAACTACACGATTGAGCGCAAGCCAGACCCCAAAATCTTCAAGCATGTCTCGAAGATTGTCGCAGGGGTCGACTGGTCGGGAGGCGGCTCCTCGACGTTCACGTCTCGAACAGCGATTCACGTCTGGGGTTTGCTGCCGAACGGCCAGATGAAGACGCTGTACTACCACATCTTCCCGACCTCGAACCCGGTTAATGATGTGAAGGAAATCATCGAGATCTGTCGAGACTACAAGGTCTCTCTGGTCGCTGGTGACGCCGGAGTTGGCGCAGTCTCCAACGCAATGCTGGTCGACGCGCTTGGGGCAAACAAGGTCGTTCAGATTCAGTACGGCTCGATCTCGAAGATGCTCCGATGGAACAACACAGATCGGTATATGGCGGACCGGACGGCAGCCATCGATTCGATGATGATGGACTACAAGCGAGGCCGCGTCGTCTTTGCGAAGCAGAAGCAGATGAAGCTCGCGATTCAGGATATCCTCGCTGAGTATGAGGAAGTTACGAAACAGGGTCAGGGGCGCCGGGTTTGGAACTGCTTCCCGGCCACCCCTGACGATGCTCTTCACGCCCAGGTATTCGGGCGCCTTGCGATGCAGATTGCCACCGGTCAGGTAGCGTTCTACCCAATGTCTCTCTGATTGCCATGATCACGCAGCTCCCGGAGGAGCTCGAGAAAAGCTCAGACACGAAAGTGTCTGGGAGATATGGCGACGAAACATCGCCCTCCACAAACGGGAGCCAATCAGAGGTGAGTTGCTGTGCTGAGCCTGGTCTTCCAGGCCTAGCTGGGTTGAGGAGCGTATGCGACGAAAACCGCGTGGCCAGGAAGACCTCGCTCGCGTTTGCTCCCGGTCCTACTTCATATGGCGACGAAACATCGCCCACCGAGATCGGTGCCAACTCAAGTGCGCTACTAATTCTACACCTGGTTGCTAAACCAGGTGAAGAGATAGTGAAACAAAATGTGGCGACGAAACATCGCCTCGAGGGATCGTCCTTGATCACCTCAGTGTCTAGCGCGTGCGTATGAATGAACTACCATTTCCGCCGAAGTAGTGAGCTCGAGGCGGCCTGGTGCTCGGCTTCAAGCCGGCGGCCAGTACTAAAGTACTGCTATGATATGGCGACGAAACATCGCCCACAGCTAAGTGTCTGTACTAGTTCATTCACCCTCTTGTACCTCAAAATCCGGCGGATTTTTGTGCATCTCGAGCCACGACTCGTAGATGGAACTGAAGTCTTCGTTGAGCACCCCGAAGCCAATGTAGCTCGACACCTTCGCGTGGAAGTTATCGAGCACGTCGATCGGCGTCAGGATGCTCTGTTCTTTGAGCACCGTGAGGTGAGCGGCGTCCTGAAGAGCGACGGTGTTCGTCGACAGGATAGCGTCAGGGGCGGCACTGCTCTGGCCGACTATGTAGCGACCGGGTGTCTCCATGGCGAGGGCGTAAATAGGCATCAGGCGGTCTCCGAGAAGAAGGTGAGCCCTGCCCGCTCCATGCGAGGACGGGCTTTCTTGAGGACGTAGTCCGGGATGTCGTCCGGATCGGATTCGAGCAGGCCGAAGTCGACGAGCTCACCATACGAAGGTCCAACTTCGAGGTCGTAGGCGAACGGAACGGGCAGCCAGGGGAACTTTCGCTTCACTTCGTCCACGACATAGTGGTCGAAGAAGGCACGCATCAGTGGCACCTTGTCGACATCGATTTCCCCGGCGATGGAGTCATGCACCGTGAGGAGCACTTCTCCGCTAATCTCTTTGATGGCTTGCTCGACCGCACAGAGCTGCGAGAGGACGATGTCAGAAGCCGACGATTGGATTTTGAAGTTGACCGCCTGGCGCTCGCTCTTCCGAGCTTCCTTCCAGGAGGCGTTTCGAAGGTCGAAGCGACGACGTCGCCCGAAGTACGTTCGGACCTGGTCGAACAGTTGGACCTCCGCGATGGTCTTGGAGATGTACTCCTGAATCTTCGGGAAGCGCTCGAAGACCATGTCCATGACAGACTGCGCGAAGGCAATCTGCGTTTCACGCTCGGCTTCGTCGGTAGCCAGACCGCCGTAGATCTGCTCGGCAATCTTGTAGGGACCGGCGCCGTAAATCAGGCCGAACACCACGCGTTTGGTAGCGGTTCGCTTCAGCTTGAGGTCGGGGTCGGTGTCCTTTCCAGCCACGAACTCTTCGTAGGTATGGTCGAACACGTGCGAGGCCACGAAGGAGTGAATATCCTGACCAGCTTTGAGCGCCGAAATCAGACGCTCGTCGCCTGCGTAGGCGCAGAGCACGCGAATCTCGGCTGCCGAGATATCGAGCTGGAAGTACACTTTTCCGGGCTCGCTCGGGATGAACAATGCCTTGATGTTCCACCCCGGGCTCGAGACCTTCGTGAACTTGGGGTGCGGCGGGAATCGACACATCCACAGTGGAACGTTCTGCAGGTTGGGCGACGAAGAAGACAGCCGACCAGTCGCGGTTCCGTTCAGATTGAACGAGGTGTGGATACGTCCGTCGTACTGAGTCAACCGACGGAACTTCGCGAGGAATGACGAGATCGTCTTCGCTGCCTTCTTGTAAAGGCGTATGTAGTAGATGACTTCCTGCGTGAACTCGTCGGCGCACTCTTCCTGCTGTGTAGCCAACCAGGCGTCCGTGACGCTGATGGCTCCCGTGGCAGTGTAGGTGAACGCATCGGGGTCGATGCTCAAGACGTTGACCACCAGGTCTGCCATCTCGGCGCTGGAGTTCGGATTGAACTCGGGCTGGCACACCATCTCTCGGATGATGCGAAGTGTGTCGTCTCGAAGTTGGCCGATCTCTTCTTCGTATTGGTCGAGCAGATCGTAGTCGAGCTTGGTGCCTCGATACGACATGGTGGACAGTGAATCCGTTCCAGGCACGTACAGGTCGGCCATCACGTTCTCCAGGTCTCGTTGGAGCGTGACATTCGGCGTGGTCATGCCCAGGTCTCGCTGGCGTCGGGCGGCAATCATGCGTTGCCCGGCGCATACCTGTCTCGTTACGTCAGCGTCGACTGCGGCGTACCACAGGAGCATGTCGACCGGGATGTCGTCGTAGCCATTGTCGCCGACGTCGAAGGAGCGGTCGTTGACGGTGTCAGGCGGGTCGAGGTCGTACTTCTTGCAGCGCCGTCGGATGCGACCTCGTGCGCGAGTCTTCGACTTCTTCTCGCCGTCGCGGTGCGCGTTGAGGTAAATCACTTCGTTCTCGAAGAGTTCAATACGGACGTCCTCTCCAAGACTTTCCCAGTCGATGCTGTCGTCTTCGGCAACTGGCTTGTATTCGAGGTCAGCGAAGAAGGGCATGATCTCCCATGATTCTTCGTGGTCGGGTTCGCGGTCTTCGTCTTCTCCGAGACCCTTAGCTTCGGCCAGCGCCTTCTTGACGAAGTTCGCTCGAAGTTCTTTCTCGTAGCCCATGTAACGGGGAGCGTAGAGCCCGATGACCTCTTTGAGGCCGTAGACACCGCTCTTGTCCTCGTCGAGGAAGTGCTCGGCAAGAATGGTATCCCACCACAGGTTGGGGACCTTGAGTCCTTTGCGGTTTCGCAGGAACTGGAGATCGAACTTTCCGTTGTGGAAGATTTTCTTGACGTCGCTTTCCAGGATGGGAATCACAGCTTCCCACGCTTCTTCGGCGTCGTAGTAGGAGCGAGGGTGGTCAAGGAGGATGGCGGTAGCCTGCCCCTTGTCCCAGGCCAGCGAGACGACCGAGGTGTGACCGTCAGTGCGATACGGGTTCTTGGTGTTCGTCTCGATGTCGACGCTCATCGCAGTGATGTCGCCAGATTCGATACGCTCGAGCAGGTCAGTGCAAACGTCGCGCACCTCTTCGATGTTCTGCGGAATGATGTAGTCGGTCGTCAGTGAGTGGACGTCGACCTTATCCTCGCGCCCCTCTTTGAGGGACAGCGTGTAGGCTTTGGAGATGTCGTGACTCATCACTCGAGCGTAGCCCGGCTTGACGTAGAGCTGCGCTCTGCTGAACGTCGGACAGACCAACCACTCGTACCCACCGAATTCGGTGGCGACAGTTTTTCCGCGAACCTCTTTGAGGGTTCGTACGTCAGGAAGAAGTGCCTGCGTGCAGGCTTTTCCCAGCGGAACCAGGACGTGGTTTCGACCTGCATGCGGGCCGTGTTCGAATTGTCGACGCGCGTCGAGCAGCTTCTGGTTCATGTACTGCGAGCAAGCAGCGATCACCTCTTTGCCGGGGGCTTTTCGGGATTCTGCTCCTGTCAAATACACGATGTTGTAGGCGATGGCTGTACCGTGCTTCTCGGTCAGGTTCTGCATGAGCTGCGCGATGATTGCTTCGTCTCGGCTCCCCAGCGGCTGCACACGGTCGATGGATTCTTGCCCCGGCGATGCCAGGATGATGGTCATGCTCGCCTGACTCAACCAGCGGCCCATCAGCAGGCACGAAGCGTCTTTGTTGGGGCAGGTACTACAGAAGGTCCCCTTTTGGTTACTCGTCCACCGTGCGGGGGCTGCTTGGATCGCGCTCGAGTAGTTCTTCGAAGGGGTCGGTGTCGTTGTCTCGGTCGTCATTTTTAGGTTCCCAGGTTCGAGGTCGGTCAGTGGCGCCGCCGGGCGAGTAGGCTTCGTCGACTTCTTCTCGGAAGGTGAAGTCTACGTCAGCCAGCTCTTCATGCTCTTCGGCGCGGGCGAGCACCTCGTTTTTGGTGCTGCCACCAGTGACCCATATCTCGGCGGCGGTGGAAGATAGGGCTCGAAGACCAAGGACTCCGTTGAGGTCGTTGGTCAGGTTGAGGAGCTGATTGTTCAGCTTCTCGGTGTCCATGCTCTCTTTGAGGGTGGTCATAGTACGGTGTCCGGGTCAGGGGGCAGGAGCGGCGCTTTGTCGAAGTCCAATGCCTGGAATGACACCGCGAGAAGATCCTCAGCGCGGACACTCGGCATAAACTGACGCAGGTGCTGCATCGTCTTTTTGCTCCCGTTGAAGAACGGCGGATCGTATTTCACCTCGGGGTTTCTTTTGAGGTGATTGAAGATCTGGTTGGCGTTCGTGGAGTGGCGGTAGTTGGCGTTGTACTTGAGAATCTCGGCAATCTTCTTGGGGTACAGCACGACGAAAGTCGCCCCCGGCAGGTAGTACGCTCCGCAGTCTGCGTAGCTTAGATGGTTTCGCAGATCGGGGTTGGCGAGAATGTTGATGAGGCTTCGACGCTGGAACTCGTTCGGAATCGTGATGGCGTTGGTTTCGAAGACGGCCAGGAACATTGTCCGCTCGGCGGACGTGTTCGATGCACGCAGCAAATCGCTACGCCAGTCCAGAAAGGTTTGCCCCCAGCTCAGGTAGTCGACCTCCACGTCTTTCATGATGGTCAAGATGGGCGCCACAGACTTTGCGCCTCGAGTCGAGCGGGTCGTCAGGACGTCCTTGTCCCACACGTTCTGCAGAATATCTTGCTCCGAAAGGTAGTCTCGGTGCGCGTGTTGTAGTGAGTTCAACAGGATCGATTCGCGAAGGTCGGAGACGCCGTCCCAGCCCAGCTTCTGACGGATGTAGGCTTCGGGCGGAAGCTTGCCTGGCTGCTGCGTCAGCTCGAAGGTGAACCACCGGTTTCGGTCGGCCTCTTCTTGCAGAGGCTGAATGGCGGCCCCGGAGATCGGGAAACGGAGGTGCGTATCGGATGGGGTCCCGTAGCGACCGCCGCGAGAGCGTTGCATCCCTTTTCGGCCGCTGGCGTTTCGCACAGAGGCTAGGATGGCGCGGACTGCTCGGGCCTTGGAATCATTGCGGCTGGCGTCGTCTGCCGCCTCGAACTCTTCGAGACCCATCAGAATGGGCGAGCCCTCAGCGTGCTGCATGACGGCAGCGGCGGTGTAGTCATCGTAGCCTCGGCTGTGTTCGATGAGGCCAATCTCTCCCGGGTCCTCTCCGCGAAGAACACCTTTGAGCATCGTTGATTTACCTGACTGCGAAGGCGCGTTCAGCAGCACGTACGGCAGGTTCTCGAAGATGTCGCAATGCGTCAGCATCATGATGTAGGCCGCCCAGAAATGACGGACCAGGTCGTGCCGCTCAAAAGCCCACCCGTCTACTACGTCCAGGAGAAGTTCGTAGACTTCCTTGCGCGTGTGCTTGGGCTTTTTATTGGCGGAGTCAGCGCTTGTGAGCATTGCGCTCCAAGGTTCGTCGTCTCCCCACAACAGATTGAGGCCATGAACAGGCTCAGACAGCTCCTCGTAGTACATCAGGCCGTTTGAGCCGGGCGTACCCATGAGACGAAGGTGGCCGTTTACGACGTAAACGCAGCGGGCAGGAGCGCTGGAGGGGAGACCCTCGGCTCGTACCGGGTCTTCGGTCACATCGCTCCAGTGAACGCCCTGTCGCCGCACTCGGTACTTGGACAAGGGCTTGGAGCCTGCCACGAAGTTCTGCACGGCGAGGTCGACGTGACCGGACAGGTCTTTGGCCTGGTGATTGATGGGACGCTCAGTCGGGACCTTTCCCTGGGTGTAGCGAACGCGGTCAGGGATGCCGATGTTCTCTTCGACGAAGTCGTAGGTCGTGCATCCGAAGACCTGCATTTGCAGAGCAAGCTCGATGTCGCGCGGCTTCTTGAGGTTGACCTCGAATATCTCGTTCGAGTTTCGACAGAACATCAGCGCCGTTTCTGAGTTCTTCATCGCAACAGGCGAGGCGTGCTCACCCAGCTTACGCTCGAGCGCGACCAGGAAACCTCGCTCGGTGTCGATAGAGATCATGTGCTTTGAGAGCACGCCGCCGTCGAGACCTGTCGTGGCCGACACTTCGGAAACGTACAACCCGCGCTCGACGTCGTTCTTGATGAACGCGCAGCCCTTGTCGAGCACGTCAATCTTCTCGACAGAGCTCGGAGAGCTCAGCGTCGCGATCTCTTTGAGGGCGGTATCCATCGCCCACATATGGAGCTCTTTGACGTCACTGCGTGTGGTGAGGCCGTGGATGAGGTCCGGGTAATCCCCACCTTGAACGACGTCGTCAGGATCGCCATACGTCTGCAGGGTCGACCAGTCGTAGACCCCGAAGTCGTGGATACGTTCCTGCTCGGACACTTCCAGGATGCGTCGAACGAATTGGTCGCCGCCCGCATCGTTGTCTCCCACGAGCGTGACTCGGCTGATACGGGAATCAGCCAGGATGTCCAAGCTGGTCGGAGCCGAGCCTGAGCCGCCGAGCACAATGTGCTGCTGGTTGGGGTTCAGGTTTAACTGCGCCTGCAACATCGCCAGTTGGTCGAACTCCCCTTCGACGACATACGCCGTTTTGGCTTCCTTGAGGTCTTTACCTACGAGAGTGGTGAACTGGTTGAGTCCGAAGAAGCCGCGCGTCTCTTCCTTGTGGATACCCAGCCAGACTTCATTGTCCTTGTTCTTGGGGTCACGCAGTTTGAGGCGACCGATCGTCGTGGGTGAGGTGTAGTAGGGAAACATCAACCAACCACCGTAGCGCCCGACGGCCTTGGGCTTCTGCTCGAAGACACGAGGGCCGAAATACTCACCAATGGTGATCTGTGCGTCTTGGTCTGCGTGCTGAGCGAAGTGCTCGAGCGTCGGGAAGATGCCAATACCCAATGTCAGGAACGTGGTTGCTGGGAAGCCTCGCTGGGCCAGATAGGTGATCGCGCTTTGGGCGTAGGTGTACTCTTTACTTTTGGTGGATGAGGCGTTGACGAGAAGGTGTTCGCCGGCACGCAGCACCGAGTTCTTGAAGTGACTAAACAGGTCTTCCTGGACGAGCGCGTCGTCCAACTCGGCGTCGACTTTGAGACCGAAGCGCTGTCCGAATATCTCGGCGTACAGTCGCGAAACGGCGTGGATGCCGGTGATGTGCTCAACGATGCGAAAGCCGTCAGACTCATACTGACCGCAACTGAAACACTTGGCGAAAACACGGCCCTCAGTGAACACAATGTCCATCGAAGGGTTGGCGTCCGAGTGCCCTGGAAACATGCAGCGCGAACGGATTCGGTTGCCGTGCCGTTCGCATTGATGCGAGGGGCGAGCTTCTTGGCAGAGAGCTAGGACGTCTTCGATGCCGACGTCAGCAAGCATTTTCGACTTCTCCTGCCGGGACAGGACTTTATATGATTTTGACACGGGTACCTCACCGTCTTGGCTTGGGTTATTTTATTGGGCACGAATCCTGATATTCACAGAACTCGCAATACCACCCCTCCGTGGGTGTGGGACGTTCTTGAGCGCGCGCTTCAGCGGACTGAAGGTGCTCCAAAAACTGAGGAAGTATGAGTTTTTCAATGACAGGGCGTTTGTACATAGGGCCCCAGGCGATGACTTCTTCATCCGCCGCCTCTTGCGCGCGGACCCAGTGAATGGCCGCCTGCGCGCCGACGATGTCGGGGTAGACTACCGACGCCATCGCGACGTAGGAGTCGAGCTGCGGCTTGTACTTCTCGATATCAGACGGCATGCCGGTCTTGTGGTCGATGATGACGGCGTACTTCTGGTCGCCGCGGGTGACCACGGTACTGATGTCGAGCACACCTCGGAAGTAGGCGTCTTTGTCCCAGTAGCCGGTCTCGCCGAGTTCTTCGGTGATGGCCATCTGAACTTCGGGGTAGACTTCTGGCTTCCCCATTTTGTCGCGCCAGTCTGCGAACCGCTCGATGAATCGTTTGATGCCCTCTTCGTGCGTCTTCAGTTCCAGGATCTCTTTCCGAGTCAGTTTCTGGATGGAGGCATTGACGAAGGCGCGTTTGAATTCGGTGCCCTGGAGCATGCGGTCCAGGATGTCGTGCACGGCAGTTCCGATCCGGCCCGCGGAGTTCTCGATACGCCGGCCTTTTGCGCGCTTGGTGTAGCGCATGTGGAATCGATACGTGCACTCATGTGCCATGTTGGCTTTGGAGATACTCCACGGTGCGTTGCTCATGATACGTCCGATGGGAAAGAGGCAAAAAAAGGGAGAGGCCGCATAGCGACCCCTCCCGATTGAGAGGGCGAATCGAGACTACATCGACTCGCTGAACCCATCGTCTGCGTTGAGCTCGGCTTCGAGGTCATCGATGGCGCCGCCTTCTTCGAGGTCGGCATTGAGCGTCTTCTCGATGGCCTCACGCGCGGCCTTGAGCTCGGCGCTCTGAGCTTTTGCGGCCTGGTCTTTCTGCTCGTGGACGAAGCGTGCGAACGCTTGAACCTCGGGAGCAGGACGAGAGCCCGAGATCGGGGCCACGTCATACTTCTGCCAGGTGTTCGTGTCGGTTGATTGCTCGACGGACGTCAGGCCGTACACCTTGCCCCACAGCGCGCGGCGTGTGTTGCGCAAGATGTTCTTGCCTGCTTTGGCGGAGGTGCCGCGGAAGTTGAGCACGTAGAAGTTGCTCATGTCTTCGGCCATCACGAGAAACGAGAACGTCTCATCGCATGCGGTCTTGTCGCTTCCAGGACGCACTTTCGCGCTACCCTTCCACGGCAGGTGTGGACACTCCACGCACGGCGTACCGTCATAAGCGGTCACACCATCGGGGCTCGAGCAGTCCGGCTGGCGCTTTCCGTAGACGAACTTCGAGTGCTGCTTCCAGTGATAGATCGGGATGAACCGAAACGGCTCGTCTTTCCCATCTTCTTTGCGTGACCACAGGATCTCGCCTGCAGCCCAGATGTCGCCGATCTCGGCGTTACCGGGACAGGCGTCGTCTGTAGTTGTAGGGGCCTTGATTTTTACGATGTCGGGACGCCATTCCCAGTCCGTGTTCTCCAGACCCATGGGAGGCGTCGTCATCAGGAAAACGAGGTCCTCGAGTTGCTGCTCCATCTCCGCAGTCAGTTCGTAATTCGCGAGTGCGGGGACGGTTTCGGTGAGAACGAGTTCAGTTGTCATTATCTTTCTCCAAGGGTGTTCGACAGACACACGTATACATTCGGAGTGAGGAATACGCTCCGGGTGGACTGTCTAGTTTGTTTTCCTCTGCTGCCAGGCAGGAGGTCTATCGTTGTAGCGATAGACCTCCCCACTCGTCAACACTAACTTGCTACTTTTCGCTTTACGTAGCGGATCGATTTGATCGAGCCCAGGGCGAATTTGAGCGCTTGCTCTGCTCCGGCGTAGTATGCGGCCTTCTCTGCGTCGCCCTTCTTCACGGCGTCGACTGCTGCTTGCGAGCACCGCAAGATTTCAGCTTCGAGATCGCCCTTACGTCCGTCGAACTCCATTGCGAGTCGACGCTCTGTGTCTTCCTCGAGAAACTTCAGTTTCTCCTCGTGAGACATCGTCTGCAGCACGTCTCCTCGAGACGGCTCGGAAGGCGCAGGAGCGGTGGTTGAGGACACCTCCTCTTCTCCCTCCGATTCTTCCGACTCCTCGGACTCCTCTGCCTCTTCGACAGGCGTCTCGTCGTTTTCTTCTTCGACGGGCTTGCTTTTCTTACCTGTCTTGAGCTGATCGATATCCTGCTTAGAGCGCTCCTCTTCGGACATTTCCCAGTCCTCTTCGGAGTCGTCATTCTTCTCGGCAGGCTTCTCTTTCGTCTTCTCTTTCGTCTTCTCTTTCGGTTCGGTCTCGCCGAGTGCTTTCTTCACGGCGCGTTTGACCTTTGCGACGGACGGCGACTCGTCTTGGAGAAGCTTGGTCGCGACGTCGGCCTGGTCCTTTTTCTTCTTGATGCGTGCGAGCTCACGGACGTGAGCCTGCCCCAGCTTTCCTTCCTGGACGCCGAGCTGTACGGACTCGTCCATGCGGAGCAGCGCGAGACGTTGCGACACCCAGCCCTTGCTCTTACCGAGCATCTTGGCGAGCTCGGACTGCTTCATCCCTTGCTCTTTCTGGATTCGCTTCATCGCCATCGCCTCCTCGAGCAGCGACATGTCTTCGCGCTGAATGTTCTCGACGAGACGGAAATGCGTCGTCGCATTGTCCTCCTCGTTGTAGACAGCGTCGTCGAGGTGGTAGGGCACGTTGGCGGCCCAGAAACATTTCTCCGGGTGCTTCTCCAGAAGAAACTTCATGGCGGCGTAACGACGGAAGCCGTAACGCAGCTGGTGGGTGTGACCCTCCTCCGTTGGTTTGTCGAGCTTCTGCAACGTGATTGGCTGCAGCAAAGTCTTCTCACCGTTGCTCAACGTGTGCACGGCGAGAACCGACTCGGCCAGCTCCTCGATAGAGTCCGGGTCGATGTTGAGGCGGATATTGTCCTCCGCCAAGATCTTAGATATGGGTAAATGTGGCATGTTTTTTCCGTCTGTATTCATCCAGGCTCACGATGTTTGAGCCCCGGTCCTGGGTGGGGGCTTGCTCAACCTCTTTCACGTACTGAAGAGTATACCAGTAGACGAGTAAGGCGAAGCGAAGCCGCGGTGTCATTCGTGATCTCTCCGTTCAATAACAATATGGTTCAAATTGAGGTAGTGCGCGGAGGTCGACTCCCGTGAGAGGCACCCCCTGCTGAGGAGTGGCGTCTAGGGTTCGGTAACTCAGGCGCTTCGCAGATTGCCCTGCATCGAACCACTCGTCGTCGACCTTGCATACTTTCATGCAGTGAAAGCCGCTGATCTTGACGTAGCGTAGGTCCGCGAAGGGAAGACGCCCTGTGGCGCAATGAGCCCACAAGGCGCAGTTGTCACAAGCGTCGCTCGTGTCGGTTTGAATCGGGCAACCCTCAGGGAGGGCTCTTGGGGTGACGAATATGAGGTAGGGTTCGTCGCCGTTTCCAGCGGCATGGCTGGTGTGTGCTGCTCGGTACAGTATCTTGCTGTTCTGCAGAAAGAGCAGGTTATGCAGTCGTCCTGTTTTCTCCCCTTCCGCAGGCTCCCAGCTCCGAACCCGGGCGAGCGGCACAAAGCCGCGCGCGGGGCTCGGGTAATCCGAGTTATTCGTCGGGGCTATCATCCCCAGCCAGCTTGACGTCGGAACGGTCAGCGGGCGCAGCTTCTCCCTGTACTTCGAAAGGCTCACTTCCATGTACAGGGCATCGTCGAACAGCTCCGTCAACGCTGACAGAACGTCCGCACCAGGGGCAGGTTCGACTATCTCCGGCATTCTTTTCTCCTGGGCGATGGGTTTCTACTCCGAATTTCTCCATCAAACGCTCTCTCCATCAGGGACAGTGTGAATGCTCTTCTGGGCGCCTCGGCACTCGCTAAAGTACGGGCACCATTTCTCGGTGCACATCCAGCTCTCCGGATCGGCACGCATGAACACGCCAGCGGAGATGGACTTGGCGACATCTTCTACCACATCTACGGCGTGTTCTTTCTCCCGCTTGGAGCGGAAGGCGTCCTGCTTGGCGAACTCGGACTTTTTCTTCTGAACGAGCAGGTCGTACCCAACGTTCTCGAGCCCGGTGATCTCGGCGTACATCGAAAGCTGCAGGGAATTCTTGACGCGCTGCGCGCCGTACTTTCGACCGGTCGCTTTGAGGTCGCGAACGCTGTCTGTCGACTTCAAATCATCGAGTGACTTCATAGGCTGGAAGTCGACATCCATCAGGGACATCTCGATGAGGTCAGTGTACCCGACAAACGGGATGCGCCCACGGAGAACGCGCTTGAGCTTGAGCTCAACGGCGCGCGGCAGTACTTCGGGCAGGCGCGACTCTTCGTAGAGCCCCACCAACTCACGAGCCGTCTCTTCGAAGGTCTCGATGTCGGGGACCTTCGGGTCCCAGATCTCGATGTCCTGTGACATCTCTTGGAAGTGATCACTGATTGCGTCGTTCCCCAGGTCTGCGGGAGGCACGCGTTGCTCGTTGTCGATCTTGTACTGCAACAGGGTCTCGACGGCCTTGTGGATCAACCGACCGTGGCCCAGGTTCGAGGAAGGCGGCGTTCGTTGGTTTTCGACGTATCGACGCCGGTACCGCTCTCCGCACTTCTGGTACAGCCCCACCTGGGACACCGAGAGGTATCCACTGGGCAGGTCGTACACTTTGTCGTACTCCCCGAAATCGTGGTTGCGGCTGCGTCCACGTGATCGGGATGTGTCTTCGTCTTCTTCGTCTGTGATGTCGTCTGTCATAGGCCTTATTGGGTCACAAGGTCAGAGGGAAATGCGCTGGACTCGCCCGGAATCGGGTCTCGAGCCACCGCGGCTTCTTGGGCCAGCTCCTCGTGGAGCTGGGTGAATCGGCGTTGCCGTGTGTGGTCGTTCGGGTTCGATGCAGACGCATCTTCTTGGAGCGCCGCAACGGCGTCGGCAAAGCTGAGCGTCTCGTAAGAACCAGATGGCGCGCCAGTGCTCATGACACTGACAGGGCCACCGAGAGGCTCGGCGTCAATCGTAGGTTCAGGTTTCGGGGCAGGGAGGCGTGTCTCCGTAACGGCTTCGGAACGTGTCACGACAGTCTCGGTAGGTGTTTCTACGAAGACCGGGGTGGCTCGTTGCTTCTCAGCCAGGCTCTGAATCTCGAGCATGGTCTGCTGAGCGCTGCTACTCAACGCACGCAGGTCGTCGAGTCGTGACTCCAGCGCAATCTCTGTGTCGCGGGCCTGCTTCTCGATGTGAGAAGCGAAGCTACCGAATGCGCGCTGGGTCTCTTCTACCAGAGAATCGATCTTAATCTGGAGACGGTCTTCGACGGACTCAGTCGGCAGATCGTGCAGCAGAAGCTCTTCCTGCGTCATAGGCCGTACGGACACCTGATACCCCAGAGAGCTCTCATCGGGGTGAATGTCCTCGACGAAGTACCCCTGAGACTCGACGTGCGCTTGCACGAGCTCCTCAACAGCAGTGTCATCGAACGATAGGGTTGCGTGTAGCGTAGGGGGCATCGGATCTCCTATTTAAGCAGCGCAGGGCGCATTCGCAGTCGGCCTTCCTTCGACGAGTAGATGCAGTCTTTGTCGAACGGCTGGATTCCGGCAGCGTCGCACTCCTTATTGCGGTCGCACAGTATACACTGAACGTGGTCGGTGAGGGCAGCAGAAATATCTTCTTTTCGCTCCAAGGAACGGAAAATATACTCGTTCACACTACCAGGAACAACCAGCTGGTAAACCGTCACTGGACGCTCCTGTCCGATCCGGTCGTTTCGCTTCTGCGCCTGAATGTAATCACCCAGGTCGAAAGTGGCGTTATAGAACACGGTGTAGTTGGCCGCGTTCAGCGTGATGCCGACACCTGTGCGGATCTGGCTCAGGTAGATGCGACAGTTCGGGTCCGTGTTGAAGCGCTTCTTGGCCGCCTGCTTGTCTTTGGTGTTCCCGTCGACGCGGACAAAGTCCCAACCCTCCTTCGTGAAAGCTGCGTCCAACATGTTGAGCTCCGCCTGGAAGGTGGCCCACACGATGACCTTGTTGTCGTCCGAGGACAGGATGGACTCAAAGAGCTCCATGCTCTGGTCGCACCTGTCCTGCGCGTCCAACAACTCGGTAAGCTTGGGCGGGTCCTCCTGCACGATTGCACACTTGGGCGTGTAGGGGTTGATTTTGTTGCGAACGCAGTCCATCAGATGAGGGCAGGGCGGACGGTCGTCGCCGCCATCGCAGAGCTCGTAGTCCTTCTGCGAGTCGATGATGAACCCGGACAACACCTGGAGTAGCTTCGTCAATCGATCTGCAGCGTGCGCCACACGGATCTGTCGACCACCAATCGCTGCAGAGTGTGTTCGGACGAGTTCGTTGTACATCTCCTTGGTCTCGTCGCTGGGATAGATTGGATAGGTCAACGTGCGGACCGGCGGAAGGTCGAGGCAGTCATCGGCTTTCTTACGAAGCGCCACTTCGGTGACAATCTCATTGAGCACGTTGAGGTTCTTGTAGGCCACGACCTCGTCATGCTCAACGCCTCGGTGCTGGCGTCGGATGGCTACATTGTAGCGCTTGTAGAACTCCCACCAGGTGCCGGTCAGGAATCCGCCGAGCAAACGAAGCTGCACGTAGAGATGCATCGGCGTTCCGAGTGCCGGGGTCCCGGACAACAAGTAGCGATGACTCGCTTTGGCGCCCAACTTCAGGACAGCCTTCGACCGGTTCGATTTGTGGGAGCGGAGCATGTGCGATTCATCACAGATCAGGACGTTGTAGGGATAGGCGTCCAGGATGTGATTGAGATCCTTCTTGAGCACTGAGTATGGCAACACCAACACATCGAAGTTCTTGACAGGCTCGGGAGCCGGATTGACTCGTTTTGCAGGAGCAGGCAAGTCGATGCCCCTCTTCTTGGCGTGACGACGCATTCGAGCTCGAGCTCGTCCGCGCTCGTCGGAGTCGTCGCGTTGCGTCGCTTTCAGGTAGTCGAGTTCGTTATCGCCACCAGCGACACGGAAGGCGCGGTCAGGGCTGGGTTCGTATACGACATCGGGAAAGAGCTCACCCCACGGCTCGTCTGGGTGCCAACTCGGCTCGTGCTTACGCGTCCCATGATAGGCATGGCGCCGCTTCTTTGACCCAAGCGTTTTGGAGTTGTGGTCGAGTAGCGTTCGGACGCGAAGTTCGCCATCATCATGCGTAGCGAACTCTTCTTCCCAGTTCGGCGCAAGGTGCGGCGGACAGATAACCAGGGCACGCATGTCGGAGATCTTGCACTTCAACGCACGGATGAGATCGATAGCCGTTTTGGTCTTGCCGAGACCGCAGTCGAAATACAACGCGGTGCGCGGCTCGTATATGGCGCGTATCACACCTTCTCGCTGGTGGCCGAACGGCTCCGTGACGAACTCGAAGCCAGCCGGTAAGCTCTCAGAGTTCTGTCGACGCTTTTCGTTCTCTAACTCGGCAAGGTGGTTCTTTGCAGCCAGTGCCCAGTCCAGGTTCTCCTCGCCGTACACGATGTTGAGGTCGTTGACCACGTGCTCGGAGAATGGGAGAAATGCGGGGAAGAGGGCGAGGCCCATCTTGCGAACTCGAGTGTAGCCATACACTCGATTCAAATCTGAGTGATCGTCTTTTGTGGCGAACACCGGTGTATTATGGTGACGAATCAGTTGCAGTCGTATAGGTTGCATAGGTGCCTTTTGAGGATGTGGAGTTCGGATGAGTGGTGATATCAGCAGAGAGCCTTTCGACATTCTCGGGCAGTCGAATGCGCATCCGAACCCGATGTTCAATTTTCTGACGGGCTTCGTCCCTCGGAAGTTGAAGGATATGTACCGGTGGACGGAGTATATTTACTACAACTCCCCCCACATTTTCATCGCTCTTCAAAAACTCGCTGACTACGTCATCACGGACATCACGTTCAAGACGGAGTCCGAGTCGCTCCGAACGAAGTACTCCGAGATTGTGCTCGAGACTCTTCGGGCGAAGGTGGTGCTGAAGGGTGCGTCCAAGAACCGCACCCTGTACGGGAACGCTTTTTACTCTCTGTACTTCCCGTTCAAACGCATCGTCCCGTGCAAAGGCTGCGGGATGATGTGGGACATTCGGCGCATCAAAGACTACAAGTTCGACTACAAGAAGCGAACGTTCAAGTACAACTGCATGCAGTGCAAGGCGTCGTCGACGACGCGTCTGAGCGAGGTGCGCGACGTCAAGGTGTATGACCCCAAGCGCATGAACGTCATCTGCTGGGACCCCAAACACATCGACGTCGAACACAACCCCATCACAGGCAACACTGAGTATTACTATGATCTCCCGGCGGAACTGAGAAGCGCCATCAAGGACGGAGATCGGCACATGATCGACGGGACGCCGAAAGCGTTCCTGGAAGCCGCGGACGACGACCAGGTTTTCCATTTCGACCCCACGAAAATCTTTCACCTCAAAGGCGACGTACCGGCGGGGCTTGGAGGAGCACTGGGCTATCCATCAGTGATCTCGGTGATGAAGCAGTTCTACTACGCGGAGGTCATGCGGAGGTCGAACGAAGCGATTGCACTCGATCACCTCACGCCGTTCCGTGTACTTCACCCCGCCCAGACGGGGAGCAGTAACGACCCCGTCAAAACACTGGCCTTTGCGCAGTGGATTGACGAGACCAAGCAGAACATCAAGCAGTGGCGAAAAGACCCGCTCCATATCATGTTCGCCCCGGTTGCGCTGGGCGTCACGCAGATGGGCGGACAGGGCCGCACGCTCTTGACGCTCGGAGAGGTGCAGGAAGTCGAGAACAACATCATCGCCGGTCTGGGCGTGCCTCGGGAGTTCCTATATGGGGGACTCTCTTTTACCGGAAGTTCGGTCACATTACGGATGCTGGAGAATCAGCTGTTGTCGCACTCAGCTGACCTCAGAGACCTGCTACAGTGGATCTGCGACTCGATTGCAGACTACCTCGGATGGGCGAAAGTTTCGGCGGATATCACGAACTTCAAGTTCATCGACGATATTCAGCAGAAGTCTCTCATCATGCAGGCGGACGCGCAGTACGACCTGGTGTCGCGACGCACCGTATCGGAGATTCTCGACCTCGATTACGACGACGAGATCGAGCAAAAAGAACAGGAGATGCTCGAGCAGACGCGACGACAGGCGAAGCTCAGCCGAAAGATGGAAGAGCTGCAGTCGACGCTCGCAGACCAGGCGCAGGCCGAGGCTTCTGCAGGATCGACAGGTCTCGAGTACGATCAGCAGGCCGTCATCGCCGAGGCCGATCAGATGGCGATGGAGCTCAGCCAGATCGACGAAGGACAGCGCCGTTCGGTGCTCTCTTCGCTACAGGCCGAAGACTACGTCATGTACTCCGTCGTCATTCAACGACTCGAAGAGATTCAGCTGCAGGAACGAAACGCAGCGCAGGAGATGGTGAGCTAAATGGGAGACGATTTCGTCAGCAAAGTATCGCACGATGTTATGCAAGGGCGCGGACCCTCGCGACGACGCCAGGGTGGAGGTACGACCTACCCCGGACAGGGAGGCCCTGCGGGATCAGCCTCGTCGTTCACCCAGAACAACCACGTCTCGGCGCGTTACAAAATGTTCGACCTCACCAAAGACAGTCAAGTCAAAGAGCTCGAGACGCTCATGACAGAGGCGTGTCGAGGCACGAAGATGATCCGAGAAGAACGGTGGTCGCATGACAAGGACGGGCTCACGGTGGTCACCGTGTCCTGGCTGGATGTGACACCTAAAAAGAAGAAGGCCGGACCTGAGTTCTACCGCGACGGCGAGATGCCCGACGAGGACATGGACGGCACCGACGAGGTGGCGCACGTCACCAAACCTGAGTGATCAAAAAAAGACGCCCCCAGAGTCGGGGGCGTCGTGCCTGCCCCTGTCCCACGCAGGGACAGGGCTTATTTTAAGGACGACTTCTTTGCGCCTTCACCGAGGGTGACGCGCGACTCGTTATCCGAGTAGCGTCGGTAGCGCCGTGCAGGAAGTGGCGCGACTCGATTCGCATACTCGTCGAGAAACTTCTGAACGTCTTGCATGACGTCCGCCAGTTCCCCGTAGAGGAATTCCAGGAGCTTGGTACGCCCCGTAGCCTTGCCATAATTGGCAGGCCACGTCCAACCTGGGTTGTGGGCGTCGAAACGCTGCGCAACCGCGAGGTTACGCTTCGTTTTGACCAGGCGCTGGGCGTAGTACATCATGTACTCACGCCCAGCCACCGCTGCGGCGGCGTCCCCTTTCGCATCCGCATACGCGTTTGCGAGTGCGATGCCCTTTCGGACATCTCTGGGGATCTCCCAGCGATTCCCCCGCTTTCGCGAGGGTCTCGCCTTGGCCGGGGTCGGCTTTGGAGAGGGTTTCGACGCTACGCCGTCGCCTCCCCCTTCGCCTGTTGCTTTCCCGACGGTGCGACCTCCGCCGAAGCGGGGTCGCTGTCTTCTGAGCCTTTCGACTCATCCGACGCGGCCGCATTGGCCTTGTTCTCCGAGTCCTCCGTGGACTCGCTGGACTCGTCCGAGTCTTCCGACTCGTCCGACTCATCCGACGCGGCCGCAGTCGCGACCGCTTCCTCGAGTGCTTCATCCAACTCCGCTTCCGCGGCCTCTACGGCCTCGTCAGCAGATTCAGCGACGGCGGCAGCCGCTTTGACCTTCGCCTTGATGGCGTCGGACTTGAGAGCCGGAGTGCTCTCGTTGACTTCGTCCTCCTGGGTGGGGGACTCGTCAGCACCTTCCTCGGGTGAGGAGGCGTCGCCCTCGTTTGAGGGCTTAGCGTCCGATTCCTCGTCTCCGAGGTCGAGAACGACCTCTTCGTCGTCCTCAGGAGTCACAGCGTCCATCTGCCCGAAGATTTCCTCGCGGAAATTCTCGAAACGCGCCTCGAACTTGGCGCGCTGGTCTTTCATCACCTGCTTCGCAGCCCCCAGCTCGCCGGTGAGCTGGATGTTGTCGTACTTGACGTCCGACAGCTGACGATCGTCTTGACCCAGACGCTCGTTTCGGCGTTCTCCGATCGTCTTCGACCTGAGTGCCTGTACGCGCTCCCGGGCCTTTGCTCCGGCCTCGGGATCACGCTTGAATTCGGCGTCTCGGAGATTCTCGAGGTCGTCTCCGCGGACCGTGACGATGGTGTCGTCATGGTCTCGGATGGCCTCGATGAAATCGAAGCCGACTTTGCTGACCCTCCCGGTGTTTCCACACGGGAGGAACACCTTTGCACCGTTCTTTCGGTAGTTCGCTACCGAAAGGATGGTTCTTTTGCCCACGGAGTGGGCGGTGCACCCAGCGCTGCCGATTCCGGCCAAGGCGATGGCCGCCTGAACCGGTGTACTTAATCCACTCCACGCCGCCGAGGCGAGCGTGGAACTGCTGAAGAGCGATGAGAGTACGTTGATTGCGACTGACATAGTTTTACCTTTGTCTGATACACACTCATGGGAGACGTTCCATCAGAATTGATGTAGTTGTCAGAGCGTGTTTTTCGTGTCAATATCTTATACCAAAAAAGACCCCTATATTTGTGATTTTAGGGGGTTTTTGGGCCCTTTTTAGGGCAAAAAATAACCCCCGATATAGGGGGTTTTTGGGTGAAATGACGTGCTTAGAGACCCTAGTCCCTGAGCACGACGAGCGCGGTGACGGCATTGAATGCCCCCATCCAGTCTCGCTTCACAATGCTGGTCGCCAGCCAGACTCCGGCGCCAATCTTCGCGCCTTTGAGAACACCATCCACGACCTTGTTGAAGGTCGATTTCGGCTTCGTCTGCGGCTGGTCGAGATGTTCCATGTGTTTTCCCTGTTCCGTACGCTCTTATGGGAGAGTTCGCTGCAGGATTGCAGTGTCGTCGAGAGCGTGTTTTCTGTATCAATATCTTATACCGCATCGAGGGGGTGGATTTTTGATCGTTTTCCGGCGCTGGAATGCGCGGTAGTACTGCGTATAATGGCGGAACTTCCCAGGAGGCCACGTGGCGAAAAACCCAACACTCTATCCCCTGATGGGGCGCGCTGAAGAACGGCGTGAGATGATTCGAGACCACGTCAGGAAGGGGATTCAGGACTTTCGGGTCGAGACAGATAAGCACATTGTGGAGATTCAGGACGTCGAACCGACGAACAAAGTGTTCTCTCCCTCCGAGCAGAAGAAAGCCATCCTGGAGGGCAAGACCTTGGTCGAGCCGATGAAGGGTACGGTCGTTGTTCGTGACAAGAAGACGGGTAAGATACTGGATACGAGCAAGCGAACTCTGGCGCAGATCCCGTACTTCACAGAGCGGCACACCTTCATCATGAAGGGCAATGACTACACCGTCTCCAACCAGGTTCGAATCAAGCCCGGGGTCTACACACGGCAGCGCGGCAACGGAGAGCTCGAGTCCGCATTCAACCTCGCCAAGGGACGTAACTTCCGGTTGTCGCTCGACCCAGACCGCGGTCTCATCTTCATGGAGTACGGCTCAAGCAAGATTCCGCTCTACGGGGCCCTGTCAGCCCTGGGGGTGCGGGATACAGAGATCACCAAGTATTGGGGCAAGGACGTACTTCAACTCAACAAGAAGTACGCCGCCGGCAAGGAAGCTCGGTACGTCCGAAAGCTCTACAAAAAGCTCATTCCAAGCTTTCTGCAGGAGGACAACCCGAATCACCAGGAGATGTTGGAGGCGATCCGGGACTCGTACGACCGTACGCAGCTCGATCCGGAGGTCACCAACATCACGCTGGGTCAGAAGTTCTCTAAGGTCGAACCCAAGACGCTTCTGCGAGCCAGTCAGAAGATTCTGAACGTCTACAACGACAAAGAGGAGCAGGACGATCGAGACTCGACTGCGTTCAAGACCATCCACACGGTTGAGTCGTTTTTGAAGGAACGAGTTGAGAAAGACGCAGCGCCAGACATCTCTCGAAAGGTCAAGATGCGTCTTCGGAAGGCCGGGGACAATCCGAAGGTCTCGGACATCATGCCGTCGTCTCCTTTCACGAAATCCCTCCACTCTTTTGTGACGACGTCCGCACTCACTGCGACGCCGATGCAGATAAATCCGATGGAGATCGTTGATCATGCCGTTAAAGTCACCTCGCTAGGTGAGGGGGGTATTTCGTCGACTTTGGCCGTACCAGACGAAGCTCGAGACGTGCATCACTCCCATCTGGGTATCCTTGACCCGGTGCGAACGCCCGAATCAGGGAAAGCAGGCATCGATGTGCGAACTTCGATGTTCGCTCGGCGTGACGACGAAGGAAACATGTACGCCCAGATGCGCAACACCAAGAACGGGAAACTCGAGTACGTGAAGGCGTCGAAGCTGATGGAGAAAACCGTCGCGTTCCCGAACCAGAAGCTGGGCGGGCGCAAGAAGATCGACGCACTGAAGAACGGACAGGTTTACTCAGTAAACTCTTCGGAGGTGGACTATGAAGTCCCCGACCCCTCCCGGATGTACAGCCCGACGACGAATCTCGTGCCGTTTTTGAACAGCGCGCAGGGCAACCGAAACATCATGGGGTCCAAGATGCACACCCAGGCGTTGCCGCTCATTGATCGAGACGAGCCTTATGTACAAATTCGGTCGTGGGACCCGGAGAAGACTGTCGAGAAACAGATGGGTGAGCTCATCGTTCCCATGTCGCCGACCGCTGGCACTGTGGAGAAGATCGACAAAGACTACATCTACATCCGACCTGATCGCTCCAAGCGAAGCGCTGAAGGGCCTCAGGAAAAATCCCTTTCTGCATGGATGAAGACCGCCGCGGCCAAGACAGACGATCTCGTCAAGGTGCCTTACGCTACGGACTTCCCCTTGATGTCCAAGACGTACATGCACGACGACGTCAACGTGAAGAAAGGCCAGCGAGTCCAACAGGGGCAGGCCCTGGCGGAGACCAACTTCACTCGCAACGGAACGCTTGCTCTGGGGAAGAATCTGTCGGTGGGATACATGCCCTACTACGGTTACAACTCCAACGACGCTGTCGTGATCTCGGAGTCTGCGTCCAAGAAGCTGACTTCGAGGCACATGTACAAAGAGACGCTGTCGCTGGACCAGGGGGTCTCCACAGACAAGGACAAGCACCGGGCCTACTTCGGCTCGCGCTACTCGCGTCCGGAGTACGAACGGCTCGACTCCAAGGGAATCATCAAGAAGGGCCAGCAGGTGGACCACGGTGAGCTCCTCATCTCTGCGATCCGAAAAGATCAGGCATCTGCCCAGCAGCAGATGCTGGGGAACTTGCACAAGTCACTGGTGAAGCCTTACCGGGACGCGGCCATTACGTGGGATCACGACCATCCCGGCACCGTGATTGACGTCGCAGTCACCAACAAACAAATCACCGTCACGGTGAAGATGGACGCGCCAATGGGTGTAGGGGACAAAATGGCCGGGCGTTACGGGAACAAAGGCGTGGTGTCTAAGATCGTCCCGGACGACCAGATGGTGAAAGACGAGGCCGGCAAGCCGATCGACGTGTTGATGACGTCTGCAGGCGTGATCACTCGAATCAACCCCAGTCAGATTCTCGAGACGGCGGTCGGCAAGGTCGCTGAAAAGACAGGCAAGCCAGTCATCATCGATCAGTTCGCCGACCACGACAACGTGAAGTGGGCGAAGAAGCTACTCAAGGACAACGGACTCAAGGACAAGGAAACCGTGTACGACCCGATGTCGGGAAAGAAAATCCCAGGCATCCACGTGGGGAGGCAGTACACCTACAAACTGTTCAAGTCGACCGACACCAACTTCGCTGCTCGCGGTATTGGCCCCGGGTACGACTCCAACATGCAGCCCACCAAAGGCGGTGACGAGGGGGCGAAGTCCCTGGGCAAGATGGAGTTCAACGCACTCCTTGCGCACAACGCTCGAAACGTGCTGCAGGAGGCTGCGGTCGTTAAAGGACAGCGTAACGACGAGTACTGGCGCCGCATTCAACTGGGTCTTCCAGCTCCGATGCCGAGCGAGAACTTCGCTTACGAGAAGTTCAATCACATGCTGCACGGAGCAGGCATCAAAGTGAACAAGAAGGGTTCACGACACAGCCTGGCCCCGCTCACCGACCGCGACATCGACTCGATGGCAAAGACCGAAGTGAAGAACGCACTGCTCGTGACGCCGCGGAAACGCCAGGGCGTTACACAGCTCCAGCCTGAGGAGGGAGGGCTGTTTGACCCCGCGCTGACAGGCGGACTGACCGGCACGAAGTACTCCAAGATTAACCTGGCGGAGCCGGTGGTGAATCCGGTGTTCGAAGACCCGGCCCGTCGGATGCTGGGGATGACGAAGAATGAATTCCGCGCATTCCGAGATGACAAGGGGGCGTCTGAGGTCAAAAAGAAGCTCAACGAGATCGACCTGAAGAGCGAACGCCGGAAGCTGAAGCAGGAGATTAAAACGGCTCGAGGCGCGACGCTCGACGATGCCGTCAAGCGCATCAAGTACATCGACGCTCTGCTCAAAGAAGACCTGACCGCGGGCGACGCCTATGTGCTGTCGAAGGTACCGGTCGTGCCTCCGACGATTCGCCCCATCATGCCCACGAGCGACGGGACCATGCTCATCTCGGATGCAAACTACCTGTACCGAGACGTGATGCTGGCAAACGAGTCCATTACCGAGACGCCCGAGGAGCTCGACACCGATGACGATCGGAAGAAGCGACGCAAACACCTGCACGACTCGGTCGGTGCTTTGTTCGGCTTCAATGACCCCGTGTCTCCGCAGAACCAGGGGCGAGGAACGAAGGGGCATCTTCAGCAAATCACAGGCACCGGCTCGCCGAAGCATGGGTACTTCCAGTCGCGCATGATGAAGCGACGTCAGGACCTGTCGGGCCGCGCAACCATTGCTCCGGATCTCAACCTGAACATGGACGAGGTCGGTATGCCTGAGGAGATGGCCTGGAAGATGTACGAACCTTTCCTCGTCAAAGGACTGGTCCAGTCAGGGCACCGCGCAGCAGACGCCCGCAAGAAAGTGAAGAACCGAGACCCGGCGGCTCGACGCATCCTGGGTACCGAAGTCAAGAAACGGCCTGTCGTCATGAACCGAGCCCCCACGCTGCACCGATTTGGGCTCATTTCTGCGTATCCGAAACTCATCCCGGGCAAGACCGTTCGACTGAATCCATTTGCAGAACAAGGCATGAACGCCGACTATGATGGCGACACCGTGCAGCTGCATGTCCCTGTGGCAGACGCCGCCGTATCTGAGTCGAAGAGCATGACGCTGTCCAACCTTCTTCTCGGCGATGTATCCAAGGATGACCTCATGGTCTTCCCGGCACACGAAGCGCTGATCGGGACGTACATGGCAACTCGAGAGGGTCCGCAAGGCGAGACGCGCGTCTTTGACTCGAAAGCCGATGCGATGGCAGCGTACAAACGCGGCGAAATCAAGATGAGCACCCCCGTTAAGATTCAGAGGACCTAATGGAAAAGAAGATCACCGGAGTCAAAGAACTGCTCGAGGGAATCACGGAAGAGCCTTCCGAGCCCAAAGGTATTCGGGAGCTCAAAGGCGATAACCTGTATGGGCTCGAACCGCTCACGTGGGGTGAACCCACGTCCCTGTTCGGACAGGACGCCGCGTCTCGTCTGGGCATCGATATGGGTGCCCCCTCCATCAAGACCGCAATGCTCCGTCAAGCACTGCTTCACCCAACTCCGGAGGACATGGAGAAAATCGCGTTACTGAGTCCGCTGATTCAGGGCGGGAAATTTTTCGCCAAAGGGGTTGGGAAAGTCATCAAAGGGGTTGGGAAAGCCATCAAAGGGGTTGGGAAAGCTGGCGGAAAAGGGAGTAGCAACTTCGGAAAGAAGAGTCGAAACTTCTTCTCCAACCGACGTCAGGCAAGCGCGGTGAAGTCTCAAACAGCCAAAGCAGAGCGAGCTGCAACACACGCGGCGAAGACTGAAGGCATGTCTCCGGGTCGACGCATGATGTCGAACGTTGGTCACCGGGCATCCGAAGTGGCGCGGGGCACGCCCGGCAAAGCACTGGCGGCCGGCGGAACCGCGTGGTCTTTGTCGGACGGAGTGAACGTAACGAAGAAACTGAGAAACCCTGGCGTTGGAGGGTACGGTGCCTGATGACAATCAAACTCTGGGGCACTTCCTTCTCAATGAGACGCTTCCCGGCGACATGAGGATGGACGGTCCGGTGACCAAAGGCATCCTCAAGAAGCAGATGACGGAGCTCGCGAAGTCGGACCCGGACACTTACGTCAAGACGGTGATGAAACTCAAGTCACTGGGCGACGAAGTTGCGACCCTGGAAGGGATCTCGGTGGGACTGGATGACATTGCGCCTGACTACAAACAGCGCGACCCTGTCATGAAAGACGCGCTTCGTCGCATCAAAGCCGCCAAGTCAGACGAAGAGAAGCGAAAGATCCTGCTCGAGACGCAGGACAAGATGGTCACCGCCACGGAGAATCATCCTTCCGACATGACCATCATGGCCAAGTCAGGCGGCAGAGGCTCCATTGCGCAGCTCATGAAGATTGTTGCGTCACCCGTCCTCGCGATGAACAAGGGCCAGGCGACACCGTGGCTCGTGACCAAGTCGTACTCGCAGGGAGTCAACCCGGCAGACGCGTGGGTGACCGGCGTAGAATCACGTCGAAACGCGATCGCTTCCTCGGGCGCTGTTGTCGAGCCGGGTATGGTCGCCAAAGTCGTCATGAACAACATGGACGACCTGGTGGTGACGCAAGCTGACTGCGGCACGAGAGGCGGGATTCTTCTTCCCGTGACAGACCAGGTGCAAGACCGCTACCTCGCGCGAGATGAGGGTCCCGTATCCCGGAACACCCTCGTTACATCTGACGTCGTCAACAAGCTGAAAAAGGCCAACAAACCGAAGGTTTTGGTTCGAAGCCCCACGGCATGCGAAGCCCATGATGGAGTGTGCCAGAAGTGTGTGGGACTCAACGAGTGGGGCAAACCGCATCAGGTCGGAACGAATGTCGGCGCACGAAGCGCACAGGCGATGACCGAACCGTTGACGCAGTTCGCGCTAAACGCCAAGCACGGCGTTCGACTCGCCAAAGGAAAGGGCCAGGGCGCAACCGAGCTCACGGGTCTCACGGGGTTTCGTACGCTCACCGAAGTCCCGAAATCGTTCCAAGACAAGGCGGCTATCACAGAACACGACGGCCGCGTCGAGTCGGTGAAGAAAGCGCCGCAGGGCGGGTGGCACATCCGTGTTGCCGGCAAGAATTACTACACTCCGCCGCGATTGCAGCCGATCGTCAAACAGGGTGACATCGTCGAAGCGGGTGACGCACTGTCTGACGGCGTCGCACTTCCGAACGCCGTCGTAAAACACAAGGGAATCGGCGCGGGCCGCGTGTACCTGTCGAACCAACTGACAGACCTGTACCGCCGCCAAGGCGTGGACATTGACCGTCGCCATACGGAGTTACTGGCTCGAAACGCCATGAAGCACGTGCGGGTCGAGGAAGACCCGACCGACAAGTTCCTGCGTGGCGACATCGTTCCGTACACCGAAGTCCAGAAGCGCATGTCAAAGGCCGGCAAGAGCGTGCCGGTGAGCAAAGCGAAGGGTCACTACCTGGCAGAGCAGACGCTGCACTTCTCGACAGGCACACGCATCACGCCGTCTGTACAAGCTGAGCTCAAGAACAACGGCATTGCCTCGGTGAGTGTATCCAACCTCCCTACTGTGACGACGCCTATCATGAAGTCCATGATCCAGGCGCCGCTGCTCAACGACGACTGGATGTCTCGTCTGTCGCACCGCTACCTCAAGCGCACCTTGGTAGAAGGCGCAGGGTTTGGTTCGACCACCGACATTGCGTCGACCAGTCCTGTTCCTGCCTACGCGATCGGCGCTCCGTTCGGCACGGGGCTACAAGGGAAATACGCTGCGGACGGCGGTGCCGTGGAAAAGATCGCGAGCAAAGCTGGTCTTTTGAAACGCATTTTGGTCGGGTCGGGTGATGAGTTCGCGGAGCAGGTCGCCTCCAAAGGTGACGAGGCCCTACGCATGATCTCGGATGCGCCCTGGACGGCTGGCGGAATTGACACAGCGGCACTCGACGCTGCGCGCCGTATGAAACGACTCCCCGACGATTTCATGTCTCGGGCGAACCTGATTCAGAATAACCAACTCACTGACGAGGGTGCGCGATTCGTTCGAACGCTCGACTCCAATGAGAAGGCCTTCAAGAACATCGGCGGCGCGCTCCAGGAGGCGCAGCAGGCGAGCCGCAATCCACACCTGAACTTGTCTCAATTCACTCGCGAGGCAGTGGAGAATGTACCGCGACGAGGCGCGGATGAATCGGCCCAAGCATTCGGAGAACGCTTGAAAGCGTTCGAAGAGACACACGGAAAAGCGCTCTCCGACTTCGCTCGAGCCAAGGTGGATTTGGAGAACGTCAATCCGGCGGCTGCAAAGATGTTCACCCCCGACGTGGCGCAGCAGTACGCGGCGGCGCGACCAGGGTTGGGGCGACGCATTGCCCGCGGCGCCAGCGACGTGTCGATCGGGCAGAACCCCCTCAAGATAATGAAGCAGCGTGCCCAGATGGGCGGCATCTTCGGGCGGGGCGGGTTGCTTCACGGAGAGATGGCGATCGACCCGGACGTGATGCGTGCCTGGCGAAATGCGCGAAACCCCAACGTGGATGCGGGATACGGTGGTATGGTCCTGCCCGTCTCGATGGACGTATTGAACAAGGGCATGGCGTACGGGATGCCGGCGGCCATGGTGCATGAAGCCGCCAACGCCCCTGACGTCGAAGGGCAGTCCAAGCTGGAGAATATCGGCGGCACGTTGGGCGACTCGCTGGGGTGGGCCATCGGGTCGCCCTTCGGGATGCTTTCCGGCGGCGCATTTGCGGCACCGTTCACCGCAGCCGGAAAAGCCATCGGACGGAAAATCGACCCGAACTATCAGCCTCCAACACAAGGTCAGCCTCCAACACAAGGTCAGCCTCCAACACAAGGTCAGCCTCCCGGTGGACAGCGAATGGCGGCCCGACCCTCGCCGCAGCAGATGCGCACGAACCCCAACGCGTGGGGTCAGGCTGCGCAGTACGGAGATCGGAGTGCCGACGCCGTATGGGGTTCGATGCAGAGCCATCCGTACCTCGCCCGACTTAACCTTGCAGAAGACGCATTGGGTACGGCAAGAGCGGAGTGGGAGCAGCACTCTCCTCAATTGCGTCAGATGTGGCAGCAGCAGCAGTTCGCCGCAGAGCAGGCTCGCGCACAGCAACAGCAGCGACCCGGTCTGCCAACGCAAATGAAACAAGACTTCTCTGTGCGGTCCGGCCACTACCCCGCACGAGAGCTGCATCGAATGAAGACGCAGCAATCTTCCCAGAACGGTAGCGCTGTTGCGTCACCGTTCTGGAAGCGGTAAAACGTGGTTGTTTATCTCAAGACGAGTCCATATACTTCACGCATCATCGCGTTCCCAGGAGAGCTTTCATGTCCAGCGTAACGAAACTTGCATTTGCCCGCGGAGTTGGAAATTACCTCCAGCGAACGGGCACCACTCAAATCCCGACCGAAGGTCTGCTCAAGCAGGCATGCGCAATCGCGGCGAACTCACTCGATATCGAGCCTGCAGCGAATGCAGTCCCCTACGAGGAGACGTTCAAAGTGGCGAAACATCTCGTTGCGTTCAACGAAGCACTTTCCCAGCAGGGCAAGGTCGCTTCGGCCGGACAAGGCGCGACCATCGACCACGACCCGCAGGTTGCGTACGGGGACGTGATCACGCACCTGGTCAAACAGGCGATGCACCAGGGCTCGTCCGTGATTGACGGAAAGTCCTCGCCTCCCAACACCACGGCGAACTCGATGGACGCGAACAAAGTCCTCGACGAGCACCGTGGTGAAGGCACCAATGACCCGTACCTCAAAGGTCTGGGCGGCACGAACATCGACGGATTGGTTCCGGCCAACGCAGTTCAGGGCGCTGAGATGAAGCACCCCCTGGCACCGAAGGCACCGGGTGGCGTCGATTCGAACTCGGTTACCCGAGCGTCGCAGAACAGTTCGGCGAACTCCAAAGAGGCCTCGGTTCAGGCCGCGCTTCGTAAGCTCGCCATGGGCGACCAACCGAAGGATTCGGCTCCGGCTGATTCGGAGTCGTCGACCATCACCGGCGCTTCGAGCGCTCCGAACACGCAGCACGCTTCGCCCAGCGGCGAAGGCAAGCTCGACATCGCCCAGCGCCCCGAAGACTACGCAGCGGTCGGACAAGGTGGAGCCAACTTCGACGGCACCCCGTCGAACGCGGTGACCGGCATGGAAACGCCTCACCCTGACCAGCCCGCGCACAGCGGCGACGCGTCGAACTCGGTGGTGGATGCCACCAAGAACGCGCAGTGGAATCAACACTTCAACGCGGTCGCCACACTGGTCGGCCCGCAGCTTCCGGACGCGATGCCGATGGAAGAGAAGGTCGCCGCCGTCAAGCAGTGCATGGGCCTCGAGCCGATCGCACAGCAGCAGTACCTGCAGAAGGTCGCGCAGCAGTACTCGCCGCAGAGCACCGTGGGTTCGCTTCTCGGTAGCCTCAATCAACTGACGCGATAACGAGGGCGCCATGATCGGGCAACATGCCAACCGCGCGGCGCAGATTGCTGCCGCACGCGGGATTCCGGTCTCGGCGTCTCCTGATCTCGGCTTGTTACAGGCAGCGATGCCTCGCGAACGAGCCGAGGTTTTGCATGCGAGCCCAGCTCCTGTAGCTCAGCGCGCACAGGTTGCCGCGCCCGTTACCCCCGCACCCGACGCGAAAGGTCGACACGCAGAACTTTTGCGGATCGCTAAGGGCATCAACGACATCACGCTTCTTGCGAGGGTGCCGATGCTTTTGGGCGCTTCCGCATATATCGAAGACCCTGAAGAGCGGCAGGATATCATCAACGTACTCGACGTCGTGCAGTTGGCCTCGGGAGCGCCCCTCATGGGAGACAAGGCGAGAGCAGGCGCCTACACCCTGAAGCACTCTCCGGACACGCGACAAGCTTTGAAGCATGTCGGCCGTGACGTCGGGACTGAAGCAGCGCTGCAATCAATTCCGGTACTCAACGCCGTACTTTCCAGCATCCTGCAGTGAGATAACCATGTCCGTATCTCCCCGAACACAAATGATGATGCAAGAATCCGGCGGGGGCGACCCGCAGGAGATCTTCGAGCAGTCATTTCAAGAGCTCGCTTTCGCCCAGCTCGTGTCCAAGGCGCCCGAGATTGTAGATTCGGTCGTGTCTTTCAAAGTTCAGGAGGCGGACCCTTCGACGAATCACGCGGTTGGCGCATTCATCGTGGAGCGCGGCGGAGAAGAGGTGCACGTCCCGGCCATCTTCGCCGACAACGAGATGCTGCCGTTCGACACGATGTACGTGAAGAGCCTCGACCAGATGCTCCCACTCAACGAGCAGTGGCTCACTGAAGTGGAGCACGTCGGCGAGCAGCAGATGGGCGAAAGCATGAAGGCCCCGGAGACCCTGTCTTCGGACGTCGACATCCGAAACATCGTCGTCCCGCCGACCACAGGCCGGTACAGCTACGCCAGCGTCAATCAGCACACCAACCTCCCCGCCTATCTGTGGGAGGCCTCGAACCCGGTCAAGGTGGCTTTCGTTCGAACCCTGGAGAACAACCCTCACATCGCAAAGTTCGCTTTCGATGTTTACGGGGTAAACGCTTTGCGCGACGCCGTAACACTTCGCGCCCTGCCCCAGGTCAAAGAAGCGGCCCCGACGGTCAGCTTCATGACGATGGAGACTCCGGCCGAAGAGATCAAAGAGAAGGCAAAGGAAGACTCGTCCAATGTGTTCCGAACCATTGCTGAGCAGGGCTACGCCGCCTGGGACGAGCGTCCCGAGCTCGACATGGCGGTGATGTACGAGACGGAGACGCCTCTGCAGCTCACCATCCCGTCGGATACCGGTTACTACCGCATCTACCGAACCGATGGGCGTACACAGATTGCGCTCATCTTCGGGAAAGTGCTCACCGAGAACACGCTTCGCTACGGGAAAGGACTGACCGGCAAGACCGAGTACGACGACCGGAGCAAGCGCTCCTATGTGTGTCGCGCTGGGCTTACGGAAGACGGAGAGCTCTTCGTGCTCAAGGACGACTTCGTGGCGGAACCCGTTGGGCCTCAAGAGGTTCCGGAGAAGCTGTGGAAGCTCGTGACGAAGCCGACCTCTGAGAAGCCCAAGAACAATCAGAAGGGTATCTTCTACAACCCCGACCCGGGCAACTTGATTGCGCTCGAGCCGATGGCAGTGGAGCGGACCTGGTCAACCGACGGCTCGCACTACGCCGCCGGACAGGTCTACAGCGGCAACCAGGTCACGGTGCAGCAGATTGAAGGTGCACCAGGCGTGGTACCTCGTCTCCTCATTGGAGAGAGGACGTCCAGCGGGAGTCCGCACACGAACTACGTCCCCTACGCGTTCGCCGACAAGAAAGATCGGGGCGACCGTATCGACAGTGCTACACTGATTCTGGTGCCCGACCAGTGGGCGTTTCTCCCTGTGAAAGAAACGATCTCGGGAGACGAGATCATTCGCGATGCTGGCGACGTAGTGAACAGCCACTTCCATAAGCTGGCTGAAGCCGGCGCCGATATCATCCGTCTCCAAGATGCAGGCGCAGGCTTCCTGTACACAGACGGAGCAGAACGAGACAAGCTGGCCACGGTCAAGCACCTGGTCTTCGAATACAACGTCGCAGTCCCCGACGCTGAAGAAGCGGTGAAAACTGCGCGAGACAAAGGTCTTGCTCAGTTCTACGTGCTTCAGCGTACCAAGACTGCGCAGCCTGCAGGCCCGCCTCCTGGCGGAGCACCTCCCGGTGGAGCTCCGATGGACCCGGCGATGATGGACCCGGCGATGATGGACCCGGCGATGATGGACCCGGCGATGATGGGCGGAATGCCTCCCATGCCTCCGCCCCCGAATGTCGTCGAGATGGCGGCACAGGAAGTGGCTGACCAGCTCGCCGAGCAGAACCAGCTCATCATGTCGCAGATGGCGCAACAAGCGCAGAGCATTCAAACTCAGATGGCAGCGATCCAGGCAGTAGTGGGCCGCGCCAACGAACTCTCGATGCAGACGGGCCTTCCTGCGCCGGAAGTCATGGCACCCCCGATCGAGCCCATGAACCCGGCGATGATGGGCGGCGCTGCACCTGACATGGCGTCGATGGACCCGGCCGGGTCACAGATGATGGCCGAACGCGGCGGCATGTACCCAGGCGAGATGCCTCCTGAGGGTATGGAACCCGGAATGGGGCCCGGAATGGGGCCCGGAATGGGACCAGGCGGCGCACCGCCGGTGGGACCCGACGGTATGCCCGTGGAAGAGCCTGGCATGATGGAAGCCGCCATGGAGCTCGAAGACCCCGACATGTTTGATGCCGCGGCGATTGCGTCGCTGGCTGAGTCAAACAATTTCGACTCGACGGTGTCGGGCTTTTTGCCTGCTGTCCGAGAGTCGCTTGACGCCCTGGGTCGCATGCTGACCGAGGTTCGAATGAAGGCGCCTATCCTTCGTGAGAGAATCGGAGACGGGACCTACAACGAGATCCGTGATAAGCTGCAGTCGCTATTCGAGGGAATGGGAGATACCATTCTTCGCATCAACGCCATCGTCGCAAGCGACGAAAACGTAGACGCACCCAGCTAGCCCGGGCCTCACATGTTTGGATCTGTGAAACCGGACCACCTCTTCGTCAGGTTGGCGGAGGAGGTCGATGAAACCGGCGCAGCTCCAACCGATGACTCACTTCGGAATGCGGTCGGTACACTCTTGCTGGGGCAGACATCTGCCCCGGAAGAGGTTCAGTATGCCTACTCCATTTATCTACATCCCTACAAACGAGAGGTGCTCGAAGCGTTTCTAGTCACCGGGGCCGACGCCGAACATATCAACGCTGTGCTCTCGATTCCGGTCGAAGTGACCGACGTGTACACGGGGATGTTCTTCGATTTGACGGCCTTCCGAGACCGACTCGACCTGGAAGCGTACGTCAGAGAATACCCCACAGCACATGATGACGGGTTCGGAGCGTCACTCAAGACAGACGCCTTAGAACGAGGCCGACACTGGATATCCGCGAAGTTCGGTCGCGAGCACTATCAAGTACCTTCCGCTGATGCCTTGAAAGAAACCATCAACCAGGCGTATATTCTGTCGAAAGAAGCAGGTAGTGTACCCTTGGATTCTGTGGAGGCGAAGGAAGCGCGTCAATGGTCTGGTACTATGATGAGTGGAATTCGAACGCTGCCAGAGATTGAAGACGCTGAAGCAGGGGCAAGAGAGTCCCTGAAATTCGAGCTCATCATGATCCGGCGAAAGCAGACGCAGGAAGAGATTAACCCTGACGACATTATGACGATCACAGAAGACGGCGAGTAGGTACATGAGCTACAACGACAAAGACTACCAGCGGTTTGCCAAATCCATCGTGGACACTTTCGTCCAGCAAGCCGTTCCGTTGGAAGACGGCGTAGTCAAAGTCGCGGACGACCGCTGCATGAACGCCTACGAAGCGCGACGTCTCTTGGAGGCAACGAACCTCAACGCACACCTGGTTCTCTTCGAGAAGATGGCCGACCACAAGTACGTCGAGTTCGATGTGGTGGAGCCTGAGAAAGTTGCGAGCCGTCTCTTCGCGTCTCCTGACCCTGACGATCATGACGACGAGCCTGACTTCTTCGGGAAGGTCGCCTCACTGCGTCTCGAGCTACCGGACGAGCGTTGGGATACGCTGAGTCATCAGGTCGCAGAGAAGCTCGCCGCCGAAGCTTTCCCCGCTGCAGCGGAGCCCGAGCCGGAAGACCCGTATGCCGGTGACAAGATGCACCACGCCATCCAGCTCACCAACAAGGTGGCGGAAGAATTGAAGATGGCCGCGCTCGCTGCGCACATGGAGTACACCGACAAGGTTGCTGCTCTCGCTCAGACATTCAACTATGTCTCTTCGATGCCTTTCGAAGAGTTCGAGAAGGACGCCCACGCTCTCGCTGATTCGCAGGTTGCTGCCACGATCCTGGCGAAAGTCCGTGAGCACAATCCGCGTCTCCCCGAGTCTTCCGAGAAGACTGCCAGCGCAACGCGCTACGTCGTCGAACGAAAAGAGCACGGGATGTTCCGCGAAGTAGTCGCTGCATATAACGACGCACTCGAGTTGGCGCAGGGATGTGCCTGGATGGAACGTCAAGCGGAGCCACTTCTTCGGTGAATGATCTCTACGAAAAACTGGCTTCCAGCGAGAGCCGCGTTGCGCGACGTCTGATGGACGTCTCCAAGGAGCTCGCTGAAGGCCCTGCGCGACGCCCGGGATTGCTCAGCTCGAGCTCTGCCATTCCGTCGTGGTTCGCCCAGCTTGCCACAGGGATGGGCGGCGCTGCAGCGGAGACGGTTCCGCAAGTCGCTGCGGCTGGAGCGCGTGGTACAGGGAAGGCGCTAGACGTAGCACTGCAGCCCGGTTCGCAGAGCGCGCTTTCCCCTGTGTACGGGGGAGTCGCCGACGCGGTAAGTAGCCGGATGACACTTCCTCGAGCGCTCGTCGGCGGTGCGGTGCTTTCTATCCCATTCGCCGCTGACGAAGCTTATCTCAATTCAAGCACTGTCGCGCCGCTTGCCCAGGCGCAGGCAACCGGAGAAAACCTGATGACTGACCCATTCACATCCTTCGTACAGAAACGTGCAGCTGAGAAGACAGCCGTTAAGTCGCTCCCCCGCGCTTTCGGCCACGGCATTGACGTGCTCGGCGACCTGGTCGGTGACCTTGTCTCCTCTCCGGGAGCCAAAGTGCCTCGGACCTTCGTCGACAAAGGTGTGCTGAGGAACGTCACAGACGCAGCAGGCAGCATCGCCATGGAAGCCGGGCCGCGGCAGTTCTCCCCTGGAAAAGCAATGGCGCTGGCAGGCGGAGCGGCGGCACTGGGTGCTGGCGCTGACATCCTACAGGGCGACGCTGCTGTGGGGTCCGGGCTCGAGTACCAACTCGCCAAGAAGTATATCCCCATCGAAGACCGAATCCAGGCGACGGACACCGCGGCGGCCTCGTTCTTGTCGCAGTCGGGCAAGAACATGGCGAACCTGCTCGACGAAGCGATTCGAGAAGGCGTCAACGTGGGCGCAACCGCAGCGGTGCATCACAACCGCTCGTTCGACCAGGACGTCCAGTTCCAGAATGCGATGCAGTCCGATCCGTTGCTCAGTCAGGCGACGCCGGAAGACAAAGATATGCTGCGCCGATCGTTCAATTCGATGACCCGATTCTCGCCAGATCTCGCGACGGACGAATTCGCCGTGAAGAACTTCCTGCGAGAGTCTATGCTGGCTGCCAACGGACCCGACTACGCTACGCTGGGGCAAATGGCTCGCGTCAACGAAAGCATCGCGCCGCAAGCCCTGCTCCCGCAGAAGACCAAAGCACCGATCTAGGAGACCTGATGTCGAACATCGACCAACTACTTTGGCGCGCGATCGGAGGTGCCCTGGGCACTGAGAAGCGAGCCTTTCTGCAGAACTCGCCGCTGCCTGAGGTGCTCGGAGCGGACTCGAGTTTCGCGTTGCCGCACGCTATCGGAGCGTCCATCTCTTCGAAGATGCACAAACAAGCCGAGGCGAAGTCTATCCAGAGTGGGCTCGAGGCTCTGGCTATGGTGGCCAAGGAAGCTTCGATCTCGCCGCGAGAGACGTTCACCGAGAAGGTGTCCCGGTCGTACAAGATTCGTACGCTCGAGCCGTATCTCTCCGGCGGAGAGAAGCAGGCCGCAGCACGGACACGACGCACGCTGAACGTCGAGATCATGGACACGGTCAAGCAGGCCGGTGTCGGTACTGCCCTTTCTGGCATCATCAGCAACCCTGCGCTCCGTGAAGGCGCCAAGAAAATGATGGGAGGAGCCGCGCTCGCCGGCGGAGCCGCGTTGCCTGTGTACGCCGTGGGAAGCGCGCTCTCGGACAAGTTCACCGAGGACTCACGCAACCGAGCACTACAGACTGCTGCGGGCGTGACAGGTCTCGGACTCGCGGGCTACGGCGCCAAGAAGCTGATGGACCAGGCTGCCCAGGACCGAACTCGCACGCAAAACTACGATGCGATGGGTCAGATGAAAGACCAGGATGCGCAGCGTCACAAAGACATGATCGAGTTCCACCGCAGCAAGGCCAGCCACGAGAAGATCGCAGTCGATGTGTATGCTATGCTGCATCTCCCCGAAGAAAAGGTCGCTCACATGGCGACATGTGTGTACCTCGACGGGTGTCTCGCGTCGGTGGAGCAGACAGCCAAGACGGCGTCGCTTCGGGAGCTCAACGGTGAGTTTCTCACGGAGCTGCTGGCGACCACGGTGAAGATGTCGGAAGACTCGCCTATCATGGCAATCAAGAAGAACCTGGACGCCGCAGACCGTGCGAAAGCTTCTCCTGCGAAGCGTAAGAAGATGGACGCCGGGAAGCCGGTTTCGCAGCCCAAGCGGACCTACACGCCGCAGGAAGTGGCCGGGAAGACGAAGTAATGCTCGACAAGATCTACCAGTTCGACAGTCACTTCGAGCGTACAGGGGAAGCTCGGTGCCAGATCTACCATCCCGGAGATCGGCATCAGTACAAGTACGCTTCGGAGACTGCACTGGACTATGCTGGAACGCTAGCCCCTGTGGACGGACGTACCATCATCATGGTTCTGGCGATGTCAGCTGGCGAGTACTACGGCCCCAACCGAAACGGGGACGCATGGTCCGAGCAGCCTATTCAGGTCAACGGAGGTTGGGCAATCGCTCCGGGAGAGACGCTTCCTGACCACCACAAGACCTTCGAAGAGCACGCGACGGTCTACAAGCACCACATCAACAAAGACCCTGAGAACAACTACGGTGACGTGCTGCGCTCGTTCTACAACTGGAAGATGCACCGAGTGGAGCTCTTCTTGTCGGTCGACAACGCCCGAGCAGCAGACATCGTCGGACGAATCGACGCTGAAGAATACCCTGGCGTTTCGATGGGCTGCCGCATCAAGTACGACGTGTGCTCGATTTGCGGCCACCAGGCTCCGACGACAGCGGACTACTGTCATCACGTCAATGGGATGGACCCGTGCTACGGGATGAATGCGCTGCTTCCTGACGGACAGCGATGTTTTGTCTGGAACCCCAGCCCGTTGCTGTTCGACATTTCATTCGTGTTCCGCCCGGCAGACCCGATCGGCTTCACGATGAAGAAGGTCGCGCATGAGCAGCCTTACGTGCTGCAGTCGAGCGCTGCGCTCGGTACTAAAGTCCGAGACCTATCTGAGAAGCGCTCAGCGCTACTGAAGATCTCGGACATCGACAAGATCATATGCGGCGACGTCGTGGACCCGCGAGACACGCCTTCGATGTCTCCTGAAGAGCACCACGCTACACGGCGGCTTGCGGACGCGTTGCGGCCTGCGATGCAGGATACGCCGACGCTTTCGATGTCGATGACCAAGACAATCAAGCATCGATCGCTACCGGAGTTTGCGAACTCGTTCATGCAGATGGGTATGCTGCCCACTGCCGTTGAGCTATTCCGGTTCATCTGCGCGCAAGCAGGCAAAGAGAGCGACCCTTTCCTCGAAGAGCAGATTGCGAAGTCGCAGGGCAAAGTGGCCGCATTGATGAGCCGGTCGCCGCAAATCCTCACGCAGTTTGAGGACATGGGGCTACTGAAAATAGGGGCTGAGTACGCCCGTGACGACGTGATGGACAGTGTTGAACCTCTCCAAGAAAAGCGCGCGCTGTGGAAAGAATACGTCGCGCGAAAGTACGTCCCAGAGAGCCTTGGAAACCTGGCGGGCGCTACGGGTGCTGTAGATGCAGACGCTGCTTACTACACCCCGACCTGGCAGCCATTGACCTGGGACGATCCGAACTCGGGAAAGACCTACCAGACGACACGACGCGCTGCAGAGCGTGCCGACGTCAGCAACACCTGGAAAGAGATGCTTGAGCTGGCGGGACTCGGCGCAGGATTAGGCGGCGCGTACAAAGTAGTGACGTCGCGTATCCCGGCGGCTGCAGCACCTATGGCGCTCGGCGGACTCGGTGCGATGAAGTGGATGCACGACACCCAGAAGATGCCCACCGTCAAAACAAGAGAAGGAGTAGACGTACCGTCCAACGTCGAGTTTGTTGAGAAACGCTCGAGCACGCTTCGGCGTGTCGGTACTCCTCTGGCGGGTGGCGCACTCCTAACTGCCGCACTTCTTAGCGACCGAGCTGCGCAAGTAGCGCCGCCGGAAGCGCACCGTGCGATACAGTGGAGTCGAGAAAACCCTTACGGCGCGATGCTGGGGTCGACAACACTTCTCAGTGCACTGCAACACACATTTGACAAGGCGGCCCCTGTGTTGAAACATGCCGCAGAGAATAATCCAACGGAGTTGGACCCCGTCGACATGAGCACGCTGTTCCGAGAGATCGGCCTGGCACTCGTGCGATAAAATACACCTTGGTTTTGAAAACCCGGTCATTTAGTATGGCGCTACGACGCGCGTAAACCTACGGAAGACACATGAACAGTGTTCAAGACATTCTCTCCGACCTGCGACGCTCCGCAGAGCCTGCCACCAAAACCGCTGCGGATGCTAACTCCGCACCGGATCTCGGTCAGGCCAAGCACGCCTTGCAGCAGAGTCTGCAGGCCGTCACGGCGCCACAGACCAAAACTGCTTCGAATAACGGAGCTGACGTCAGCGCTGTTCAGGAGCTGACCAAGATCGCCAGCGACCTGGCGGATGCCGACGAGACTGCGCAGGTGAAAACCGCGCAACTCATGGGCGCCGCCGCGTTCGACGGATTCTTGCAGCGTGCGAATCAGTACGCCGAGAATGCTCCGACGCAGAAGCAGGCATCGATTCAGGCCATTCCCGGGGGCGCCAAGACCGCCGCGGAACAGCAGCTCGAAGAGCAGACGACCAAGCTCGCCGCTGACCTCGGGTACTCCGAGGCTGAGAACGCCATCCAGCGTCTCGTGAGTGCTGAGAAAACCGCCGCGGCCCAGCGCCAGAACGGGCAGTATCAGCAGAATCAGCAGAATCAGCAGGCGCAGCGACAGTATCAGCAGAATCAGCAGAAGGTCGCCGAAGATCAGCGCATCCAGGGAATCCTGGCCGCGGCTGAGAAGACGGCTGCCGCAGCTGAAGACTGCTTCGTGCGTGGCTACGAAGACATGCACAAGATTGCCGAAGCCCTGACCTAAGAGACGATCTATGACCACCCTCCTGACCGAATACGCTGAGCTATACAAGCTCGCTTACCATGATGTGTCGGCAGCTCATGACCGCCAGTTCGGTCAGGAGAAGCAGGCGAATCGTTTCGCAAAAGTCATGAACAAGGTTCAGGACTTCGTTGCGCCTCAGGTAGCAGGCCTGGGCGACGAGGCGATGGAGGGCGTGGTCCGGAACAGTTATCGAAAACCCGATGACTTGATGGATGCCATCGTACGGACCAAGGGGTTGCGTGGGGATCTCGACGAAGGCGCCGCAGCCTGGGCCAAACGACAGGATGAGCTCGCGGGGAGCATCGCAGAAAAAGAACAATACCTCCGCAACCACCCTGCTCGTCAGCAGCTCATGAAAGACCTGGGCTACGAAAACGTCGACGAGTACAGCCAATGGCTCAAGACTCGAAACGCTGCGGGCGCTGCAGATGAAGCTGCGGGCGCTGCAGATGAAGCTGCTGGCGCCGCTGGTGCGGCTGCCCAGGGCGGCCAAGCTGCTGCTCCTGCGGCACAAGCTGCAGGTCAGGCAGCCGCGGAGGGCGGTCAAGCCGCTGCTAAGGGCGGCGGAAACGCGCTTCGAAACACGCTGCTCGCCGGTGGCGGTATAGGCGCAGCCGGTCTCGCCGGTCACGCTTATGGCGCCGGTCAAGAGCGCGAAAAAGGAATTCGAAATAGAAACCTCGCCTTTGGTGCGGGCGCTGCTGCAGGTATAGCGGCGCCGGGCCTGATGAAAAACATCGGGAGCACTCTTCAAGGCGTAGGTAATCTGTCCGGCGGCGGTCAAAGCCCCGGTGCAGGACGACCTCCGAGTGCGCCGCGACCTCATGCCCCTCAACAGGGTGGGCTGTCGGGACAGCAGCGCATGATGATGCGTCAGCGAGGATACTGATGTCGAACATCGCAGAAGGAATTAAGCACGCCCTGGAACAGTCTCGACTCGAACGCGAGCAGACGAAGCAGGCAGAGATCAATGGCAGTGATGAGTCTGTCGCCGCCTCTACCCCTGCGCCAATGGGTCTGCGCCTCAAAGAGGCCGCCGAAGTCATCCTTGCAGCTGACGAAGAAGACGTTACTGTAAGAGATCTTCGGAACCTGATGACGACGGTGAACCAGTGATCTCGGACGAACTACGAAAGAAGGCGGCGAGCATCCGGAAGCAGCCGCAAGTGTCGATGAAAAAGACTCTGAAAACGGCGCAGGTTCTCGAGGCCCTCAGCGGGCTCGAGCGACTCAAGCGTAAGATCCACGGGTGAGCTATGAGCGTATCGAACGAAGCAATTGCTGAATTCCTCGAGAAGACTGCGGACTACCTCGACGCTCTCGAAGCCGAGAACCGCAAGCTCGCTGAAGGTCAGAACGCGATTCATGAAGAGCGCGTGTCTGTCGAGGCGCAGAAACTCGCAGCGCAGTTCACAGAAATGACAGGGGAAGAGCCCGACATGGGTGTCTTCCGAAAGATTGCAGCGCACGGCGACGACGAAGTTCGTCAGGTTCTGCAGAAATTGGCTGCGCCGGAAACGGCTGACAATTTGGGTCAGTCGCGAAAGTCGCGAACGAAAGAAGCCGGCTCAGGTGATGACGCGTGGGATCGATTTGGGTCCTTCCTGCTCGAGTAAAGGCTGACACACCCCAACACTAAGCTCGGATTCGGGCGGAGGAGATAGATATGAGTATCCTGAACTCACTGTTCGACGTGGTCCGCGGATGGCCCAACGAGAACGCCATCGATGAGACAGCGGAACAGAATTCGGCCATCGGCGCAGGTTCGCCGCTGATCGAAGGCGACATCGTCAAGATGGAGTCCGACGGAACCTGGAACCGCGCCACCAGCGAAGACTACGCTGCCGCAGGCTCGGTCGCAGCTCTCGCCGGCCTTCTGGCCGCCAAAGAGCTCTTCTGGGTTGTCTGCTCCGGCGTCGAAGACGACCAGTACGACGGCCTGAAGCAGGGCTACGTCGGCGCTGACTTCACGTACGTCCCCTGGAAAGTCACCGCGATTCGCGGTCACATCATGTTCGAGACCCAGCGATTCGTCGCAGGCCGAGCATACGCCCCAGGCGACGCCATCTCCGTGGACGCGGGTCTTCTGGACCGTACCGCGGACTTCGGGGCAGGTCGTCGGCAGTACGCCGAAGTCTTGTCGTACGATTCGGCTCGCGAGCTGCTCACCGTCACCACGAGCTGAGCCCACCGCGACGCGGTAGGAACTGCTGAAACCAAAACGACCAAGGACAGGACATGTCTTACAATACAGAGACTTCGCGCACGAGCGCGTCACTCATCAACACCCGATTCGTCAAGAAAGTCGAGCGCGACAAGACCGCTGCAGAGACCGAAGGTACTGCCTTCATCCGCAGCAAGTTGCGACAGGCTTCGTTCACCCGTGAAATCATCGAGCCTCAGCTGATCGGCGACGACCAGCTCGACCGTTCGGTGAACACGGACATGCCTCGCAAGATCGTCGAGCTCGAGCCTGACTCGGTCGCGACGTTCGTGCCGTTCAAAGGCACCGGTCGCCGCACCTGGTTCCGCGGTCGCAAGTACTCCGTGTACTTCGGCAAGACGGAATCGCAGCGATTCAAGAAGTCGAAGTTCGAGCTGATGACGTACGAGAACGACATCCGCAAGATCCTCTCGGACAACTCCGTCAAGGACATGGCCGATCAGGAAGACCTTCGATTCGTCGACACGCTCGATGCCATTCTGACCGCCAACCCCGGTCAGGTGCTCTCGCCGGCAGGCGGCCTCACAGCTGCCAACTTCGCCGACGCGTTCAAGAACCTGGTGTCGCGTAAGATTCCGATCGGCAAGATTCTGATGACCAAAGAGCTCTACTACGATGCGCTGAAGTTGCCAGCGACGTCGATCGGTGACGTGGTCGCCTCGCGTCACTACGACGAAGGCGTGGAGTCGGAGAATCACCTCTGGGGATTCCCGGTCATCACGACCATCAAGAACGACATCATCCCGAGCAATCACGCGTACATCTTCGGACCGCAAAACTACCTGGGGAACTTCTATCTTCTCCAGGACGCGACGCTCTTCATCGAGCAGCGCGCCGACATGATCGAGTTCTGGAGCTACGCTGCTCCGGGAATCGGCATCGGTAACACGCGCTCCGTCACCCGTCTCGAGCTCTGATCGAGGCCGGAAGGCACGCACAGCGGGGCTTCGGCCCCGCTTATTTTTGACCTTCGAGGAGCGCTATGAAGCACTACATCGTCAACCTCACTGGAGCCCGCATCAGCCTATTTGATGGCTCGCTTCAGTTGAACCCGGCTGGCCGTCGTGGCTACGTCAAGCCCCTGCCTCGCGACGCGCAGACGCATCGCGAAGTCGAGGCCCTCAAGCGCACAGGCAAAGTTCGTGTGCTGACTGCGGAGCAATACCGCCTGTTCCTCTCGAAGGGCGCCATCAAAAAGCCGCTGCGCGAGACCCGCGTTGAAGAGACGCCGGTCGAGGCCGTAGAGGAGGCCGAGCCGGAAGAGTCCGAGCCGGAAGAAGAGTCCGAGGAAGAAGAGTCCGAGCCGGAAGAGTCCGAGCCGGAAGAAGAGTCCGAGGAAGAAGAGTCCGAGGAAGAAGAGGCCGAGGAAGAAGAGTCCGAGGAAGAAGAGTCCGAGGAAGAAGAGTCCGAGGAAGAATCAGAAGAATCGGCCCTCCTCTCGTCCGATGACTTCCAGGAGCTTCGTGCTGATGAACAGCGAGATTATCTCACCGACCTGGGCATCGAAGGCGACTTCAGCAACCAGGAAAAGCGGACCTCGCTGTACGAAGAGCACCTCAGCAGCTAAGCCCGCTTTCTCTGGTCCTCCCTAACGCGATCCTATACTCTGGGGTCGCGTTTCTTTTTGGAGTCACAGTGGTCGAGTACGAGCTATACGCCCCCGGGTCCGACGTCGACGTCACGAACAACTACTACGTCTATTTTCGACGCGACGTAGACGGGCTGTACTACGACACCGACGACGCTACGTTCAAAACGTTCGGTGCTCTGGTGGACGGACAAATCGAGCTCGTCGAAGATAGCAACCAACCGGGTGTATGGGCACTGAGTCTGGTGTTGGTCGGTGAAGACGACGGCGCGTACACCATCTTGCCTCGTGACGGGCAGACCGATGAGCTTTTCACAGAACAGGTGGCGCAGGTTTACCTCGTAAACGACATGCCTCTGGTGTCGCTTCTCGAAGACCAGATCCACCTTCACGACCAGTACACCGGCGTCGACAACTACAAACTCATCGCTGAGAACGGTGACCCGGTCGAAGGCGCGACGGTCCGCATCTTCACAAAGGCCGACTACGACGCTAATGTAGTAGGGAACCCGATCGGTCTGACAACTACCGATGCATCCGGACTCTGGCTGGACCCCATACCGGTCAACCCCGGAGACACGTACGTCATTGTCTTCCATAAAGAGGGCGCCATCGGGCCCACCAGCATTGAAGTCATCGTGCCGTAGGAGACGTCATGGCCATCACAGGGGCAGCAGCCGACATCACCGAAGAGGAGCTGCAGGAGTTCATCGAGTGTGTTCGGATGATGATGCGCGACTACGGCGTCAACAACCACCTGCTGAAGAAGGTCCAGTTCGAGGACGAAGAAATATCTCGAGCCATCGACCTCACCGTGAGTCAGTGGAATTCGACGCCGCCCGTCACCTCCACTACATGGCGCTTGATACCGGAGCACCTGCTATTCTTGGGGACGTGCAGGTGGCTGATGCAAGCCGAGTCGTTCCTCCAGGTTCGGAATCAGATCTCGGTTCAGACAGACGGGCTCGGCGTGGTTGGGCTCGACGATAAGTACCAGCTCTACTACAACCAGATGCAGGACCTGCGTAGCGAATTCAAACGTGAGACGCAGGAACGTAAATACGCCGACAACATCGCCTCCGGGTTCGGGTCGGTGAGCAGCGGCTACGCAAACGTTTCCCGCTTTCACTCGTGAGATATAAATGGCACTCATTTCAGGTACATCGGTAAAGATTCAGGACTGCGCACTCGGCATTCAGCACAGCGTGGCCGATGGCCAGGCCATGCTCGGACAGGCCCCTGTGGTGCCAGACGATCCCGACCCGCCTTTCGCGTTTGACGACGTCCGGAAAGTCGTTGTGTACACGCAGCCGGCGGACGGACAGATGGGTTTGTTTGACCCAGGCCCCTTCGTGAACTCGAAGATCCATCCGTACTGCGTTGGTGTACAGATTCAAGGAGATGGTTCGCTGACCTGGGACGTCTACGTCACCAGCGGGGACCCCGAACTCGGAACACCTTCGGAAGAGGACGTCCATGCTCCGCAGTGGGACATGCCCGTGGCAAGCTCTACGGACCTTGGTAACGGACCCGCCTACGTCGCGGTGAACCGCGAGCTTCTACCCGGACAGCGAATTCGAGTCATCACAAACGCGGCGTCCGGGCAAGACCTTCGGGTGCTTGCGATGTTCGCGAACACAGTCGGTGCAGGCGGGAGGTTGGTCGGTGGCTGAAGAATCCAAAGACAATTCGAAGAAGAACAGCGAGCCGTCTGAGCAGGACCGCCCCGAAAAAGAGCCGTCTGCGCAAGCGCCGCCCGAAGAGGACGTACTCCAAGTCCCGGGCGAGTCAACGCTTCCCGTAGAGGCGCTGCTCTCGATGCCGCCTCCCGCCTCGCCGCGGGTTGACATGCCTACAGAGTTGACTTCTGAGGACATCGCGATGCTGACGGCGTTGGAGTCCAGTCAGATGCCCGAGGAAGCTTCGCCGCCTGCACCACCTGAGGAGATGGCGCAAGACGAGCGTGCGCAGCGATTGCGTGAAGCTCTGCAAGGCGGTTCTGAGGCGCTGGGGCATGCACGCAAGCTGTCGCCACGAAACCTCGCCAAAGACACAGTGTCGCGTGGCATCGACGCAGCCCTTGAGGCAGGGGGCCTTCGCACACCGACCCCGACCCCGGAGAATCCATGAAACGCCTGTACACCATGCAACCGCCTGTCGACATGCAGGGGAGTCTGCTGACCAGCAGCGACTTCTACGTCCCTCAGTCCCAGGACGGCTACAAGGTCGCAGCCTGGCTCGACGACGCGACGCTCGACGCTCGAAAAGAGCTGTTCAAGACGGCGCTCGAGAAGGACACCCAGGACCTGGCCGAGGCCTATACTGAGATGTGCAACGCCAGTGGTCCCGAGAAAGAGAAAGACGAGGACGATGTCGAAGACGAAGAGGACGACGACTACGGTCAGGACACCTTCTACGGCGGCGAGGACGAAGACGAGGACGATGATTGATGTCGAGTTTACTGCGTAAACTTGCGGCTACCGGCTCAATACCCGACCAGGTGGCCTCCACTGCCTGGCGCGGTGTGTCTGAATCGGCGCTCCGAGATCGGGGTGACCGGCTGTATGGTACGCAGTTGATTCCTGGATTCGAAGAAACCGCCGCGGAGCGCGTCTTTATCTTGCCGGACCGGAAGACCTACCGAGAGCAGGTCGCTCGCGGAGAACGAGAGCCTGCACCCAACATCGGTGAAGCAAGGAGTGGTATGTACAACGCAAAGCGAGCCATATCATTTCTCTCCAAGGTGTCGCGCATGATTTCCATGGAAGCCGACGACGGTGACTTCGAACGTTACGAAGTCAAAGACGGGAATCCGGAGGGGCGAGACTATTCCGACATCCGAGATCGGGACATTCAAACAGGCCTGGATATCGCCTGGAAGTCTCATGAGACCTTCGCACCGGGGAGCGACACGCCTTCTGTATCCGGGGAAAACCCAACGCTTCAGCGCCGGCCTCAGGAGCAGAAATACGCGTCGACTGCGGTGCAGAGCTACGCTGATTTGTCGCGCCTGGCCAAGCTATACGCAGACCGCATCAAGTCTGCCGTGCAATCAGAGAACGTCGTGGAGGGGGAAGATGAGTATCCCGACGCGGGCGGCTCGCGCGCGGAGCTCACCGACAGCCAGCAAGAACGCGCCGTCAGTGAAAGATTCGACGCGGTAGAGCATTACGCCCCCAGCGGCGAAGAGGCACACAACGGCACCGTGTTTCAGTGGTCCGAGCACAACAAGATCGGTTCCGTGCTTCCGCCCAACCGCGAGTGGGTCGAAGATGAAGAAGCTCGAGGCCTTCCGCAGTGGCCCGACGTCGACAACGACTCTCGGGATTCTGGCCAGGGAGACGAACCCACGTCTCGAGCCTGGGCTGAGCATGATTCGTTCGAAGTAACAGACATGCCCAGCGCCGACGCCCAAGGGAACCCGGGGCCGTCACCCTGATGGAAGTCATCGTTGACCATGTGCTGCCGCACTATCCTCGGCATGTTCTCATCCAGTGGAGCGTCGAAGGCGCCACCTCCGCAGAGCTCGCCGGCTTGACGTTCGACGTCCAGAGGTCGGGCTCCCCGAAGCAGGGCGGCGGCGCGTGGGAGACGATTGCGTCTGGCGTATCTTCTGTGATGTACGAGGACACGCTCTTCGAGAACAATGAGGGCGGCATCAATCAGCTCTCCATCGAGCGCGAGATCTGGTACCGCGTCGTCGCGACAACGGCTGCCAACGATGTCTACATCAGCAACGCTGTCGACAACGAGGGGTCGACCATCGGGCAGGTGCTTAACGAAGCCGCCCACGGACTGACAGTAGATAGCGATGAAACTCGACCGACTCCCGAGACTGTCTTCCATGACAACCCACGTATTCAGCGGCGCCTCCAGCTCGCGCACCGAGCGGTGCAGCGTTACGCGCATGTAGCGCTCGAGATGTTCACCGGAGTTCGCATCGCGGTGCTCAAGCGACGGCACTTCGGCGTTCGCTGCCTGGCTTGCTACGACCCAGTTCTAAAAAAATCGCTCGTCTCCAACTGTATGTCTTGTTACGGCACTGGTTGGGAGAACGGCTACTTCCCGGCAGTGGGAACATTGATGCGCATCACGGAGGGAGATACGCAATCCCAGATTGAGCAGGAAGGAAACACCAAGATGACGCGAGCACGTGCCGAGTTCGTCGACTATCCGCGGCTTGAAGAAAACGATGTGCTTGTAGAGCTCGACAACAACCGGCGTTGGCTTGTCGACGGAACAAGCGACCGAAAGCTGCGTCGACGACGCGTCACTCAGCACTGCCAGGTCATCGAGCTTGCGCGGACCTCGGTAGAGTATAGAGTGGAGGTACCCGCTGACCTGCAGAGTCCTTTGTATGAGTGACCTTCTCGACGTACCCGAATCGAAGCTCATCTTCCTCCATTCGCCGCTCAACAAGCTGGCGATGTTCACGCGATTCCTGCAAATCCGATTCTCACAGGGCACCCTTCCCTGGCAGTGGAGAGAAGACCCGAACAAAGTTTGGGGCGATGGCGACGACCCGGATGCAGCGGCGACGGTCTTCATTGACGCCGAGTTTGCGTTGGAGAAGGACTACGAAGGCGCGTCCCCCGCGATCATTGTCGGCCGGGGTTCCGTGGTGCATCCGCGACCTGTCGTCGGAGATGACGCGCCCGTCAGTCCGGACAAACTCACGCGGGGTTGGGAGCAGAAAATCGGATTCGGAGAAATGGATGTTCGGATGCAATGCATCGGACAGACGAAAGCTGAAGCATCGATTATCGGCGACATCGTGCAGGCATCGATCACGATGTCGAGAAAATCCATCATGCAAGCGATGACTCTTCGAAACGTCAGCCAAACAGTCCTAAGTCCCGTACAGCCGTACATTCGCGACAGTGACAAGTTCATGTGTGTCGTAGAATTCAGGGTGTACTTCGAACAGCGCTGGAAAGTTATCCCTTCAGCACCCATACTAGATCGAGTAGATTTCTTCACAAAGTCAGTGGTCGATGCCGCTAATTACGTCCAAACCTTTGCCTTGAAGAACCAAGAAAACTAACGCATGATTGCGCACGTAAAAGACATGCGCCGTTATGCGGCACGTTTTAACGCCCACCTGGGAGAGCCTCATGGCAGCTTTGCGCCCCCTTGTCCTTGTGTTCCAGGAATTCGAGTCGGTCAGTATTCCGGCGGCGGTTCCCAGTCTCAACACGATCATTGTAGGTCCCGCATATCATTGCAGGGACTACCCGGAAGACTCCGACAACATCGGCGCCGGTAACTACGGTTCGCTGACTGCGGAGAACGACGTGGCCGGCGGAGGCGCGGCAGGTATTCCTGTTCCCGGCTCCGACGCGATCATTGTGTCAGACCCGCCGGACAACGCCGTGGGCGCAGAGCTGGTAGAAAACTCTCTGTCGGTGTGGATGGAAAACGTCCACCTTCAGATCGTGGAGGGTACCGGCGATTTCACTCCCACTGCTCCCGACGAGAACCTTTTCACTTCCACAAGTGGCGACAACTTCGAGGAGTTGGGCGTGCGTCCCGGCGATCGGTTCGTCACTACGAACAACGAGACCGTCGCGTTCATCATCCAAGAGGTCGGCGGGTATGACGGGTCTTCGTTGTCCACAGATCAGCTTCGCATGACGACGAACTACACCACTTCCGGTGTGGACATCAACGGCGACGACTACACAGGCGGGCAGTTCGACGAGCGAAGCTTCCGAGTCGAGCGAGTACTCGACTCCGCGGAGATGAGTGACGCTTTCGTCGAAGTGGACGAGAACGAGATCACCATCAAGGGCGGTCTGACGTACCTTTACGACGTGTCCGAAGACGGTATCGACCAGGCACTCCAGGTCAACTACGCTGAGATTCTCATCGCGTATTGCTCCCTTCGGCAGGACCTCGCGTTGATCAACGAGATCGACAGCACAGACGACATCGAAGCCGCCGTCGGCGCCATCGACGAGCGAAACCCGCTCGCCGTCGGTCTGTTCGTCGCGCTCCAAAACACCAACACGCCGATTCGATACATCGGAATTCAGTCCGACAGCATCAACGGCGCTGTCGATCGTCTCACCGGATACACCGACGTACTTCCAGAGCTCGAGGCGCGAAAAGATCTCTTTGCGATCGTGCCGTTGACGTCAGACACCGCCGTCCTTTCGGCGTACCTGGCCAACGTAGTCGGTCTGGCGACGCCCGAGAAATCAAACTTCCGCTGTGTCATCGGCTCCGCTGATACGCTTCCGACCACCCGCGTGCTCTCCGAAGCCTCGACAGTCGGCACCACGGAAGAGGTCTCCGGCGACGACGTCGATATCGTGGTCTCAGACCACCCTGAGTCCTTCTCGGACGCGGGCGTGCGAAGTGGCGACACGTTCTACCTGGTCGACGACGGCTCAGGTCGGGAAGGCGGCTACGAAATCGAAGAAGTCCTCCCTGTCGGAGACGGTATCCGCGTTGATGCGGACCTCGCAGTCTCTGCAGGCGCAGGCGCTGAGCAGTACTACATCTTGCGCGGCACCGGCGAAGTCGATCGCGGCATCAATCTGCCTGTCACGCCATCTGGCTCCGACGAGATTCTCAGCGTAGAGGCCGTCGCCACCGATGTCGGTAAAGTCATTCGCCTCGACGGCGGAGATGACTCGCCCGTCGGCGCAGGAAACAAAGATTTCCTTATCACGGCAGTCTCTGTCGGCACGTCCTGGACTGTTGCCGCGAACGCCGGTACGTGGTCAGACACCACCATACGTAACGCGACCATCCTCAACCCCGTCGTGTCGACGACTGACAATACGATTCCGGCGGTGCCCGTCAACGCGCCCGCGACGGTCGTGTCTCGACAGGCGTTCCGCCAGGTACTCGACGTTAGCGCAACGTTCCTGTCGGACGGCGTCATCTCAGGGGATATCCTCGAGGTGCCCTTGCCGCCCGCAGACACAGCGCCCGGCAACGCAGACTTCGACTCAGTGTACACCGCAGTCGTGAACACTGTTCTTTCCGAGAACCGTGTTTTGCTCGTGCCTGGAACAGACATTCCGATTGTCGATACCACCGTCGCTCAAATTGGTGATCTCGGTTACCGAGTGATCCGGAACCTGAGCAAGTTCGACCAGGTTGCAGAGCTCGTGGCGATTCCATCGAGCTTTGACAACAAGCGTCTGACGATTGTTTTCCCTGACCGGTGTACGATTGCCGGGGTGCAGAACAACCAGACAGGTGTTCAGAGTCGGCAGCCCGGGTACTACCTCTCTTGCGCAGTCGGCGGTATGTCCGCCGGACTGCCTCCGCACCAGGGCTTCACGAACATCGGCATCGCCGGAATCTCGGAGGTCCACAACTCGTCGCGGTACTTCTCCGAAGACCAGCTCGAGGAGCTGTCGAACTCGGGGTACTACCTCTTCGTGCAAGACACGCAGGCCTCGATTCCGTATTGCCTGCACCAGCTCACGACCGATGTCACGTCGCTCGAGTCCGGTGAGTTCTCCTTCGTCAAGAACTTCGACTTCGTGTCGCGATTCTACAAGGACATCGCCGACGACTTCCTGGGCAAGTACAACGTCATTGACGAGGTGCTCGACGTCCTTCGAGAAGCTATCAACGGCGGCACCGAGCAGCTCTTGACGCGCAAGTTCCCGCGCATCGGTACGCCCATCCTGTCCGCCACCATCGATCGCATCGAGGTGCTCGACGGATCGAAGGACCGCGTCGAGATTTTCCTCGACGCTGAGTTCCCGTACCCGCTCAACCGCATTGGTCTTCACATTCGAGCCTGATACACACTTCGCGCCTCGGCGCCGTAGGAGAACACATGAATCCGCTTCACGCATACGCATATGGCGCCCTCGTCAAGATGGCCGATCACCAGGTCGATCCTGCTGATTTCGTTCGGTCCGCAGTTCGGAACAACGACTCGGGCGCCCTGAAAATCGCCGAAGCTATTCTCGAGTACGAGAAGGTCGCTGGTGGACGTATGGAAGCCGCTGGCGATCTGGCATCGGCTGCAGCGAAGCGGGTCACCCGCGCACCCGGTGACGCTGTCGCAGGCATCGGAAGCGGCATGGCCGGTGCAGCAGGACGTGCCGGTGATTTCGCAGGCAATCTTGCCGGCGGACGACAAGGTCGCGGCATCGCGCAAGACACCATCGACGCGTTCGGTGAGCTCGAGAACCTCAGCGAGGGCCAGCTCGAAGGGCTGCTTGCCAGTAAGCGCCTCATGCGGGACCAGAATATGGCGCTAGGCGCAGGTGGTCTGGCTGCCGCAGGTGGTGCGGCCGCGGGCGCTGACTACATGGCGACGCCGGAAGACTCTCTCGCCAACACGCTTCGCGGTGCCGTTGGCATGGACCAGCGAACCCAAGGCGATGCAACCCTGGAACAACTCAAGGAACTGGTAGGCCAATGAATCAGAAACACGCATTCGCATACGGTGCTCTCGTGAAAATGGCGGAGCACAACATCGACCCGGCTGACTTCGTTCGGTCTGCTGTCCGAAACAATGACCCCGGCGCACTCAAGATTGCTGAGGCCATTCTCGAGTACGAGAAGGTCGCGAGCAAAGCAAAAGCCGTCGGCGACGCGATTGGCGCTGCTGGAAAGCGCATCGGACGCTTCGTGGAGAACGTCGGCCGAGGCAGAGCGGGGCGCGGCAAAGCGACCCAGTACCTCGATGACCTGGCGCACGGGCCGCAGCTACCCGGCGTCCAGAGAAACGCGGATCGAGCTTGGCAGGTCATCGACGACCAGAACAAGGTGATGGCAGGCGCTGCGGGGCTCGGCCTCGCGGGAGCAGGCACCGCCGCGGCCGGGATGACCCCCGAGGACAGCACGGCGAATAAACTTCGCGGAGGTCTTGGGTTGAAGCAGACGTCGATTCTGGGCGGCGGCATCCGAGACGCGAAAGCGACGCTCGGAATGGGCGGCCCCCTGCAAGGTCTGAAAAGCCAACTCGGACTCTGAGGAACTCATGTACCCCTGGCTCAAGACAGCATCGCTTTCCCCCGCGCAGCGTAGCGCCGTCGCAAGTGCGACAGGCTACGACGACCGTAATGATCTCTTCGTCGCGAAAGTGGCGTCTGACATTCCGGACTCCGCGCGAAACATCGTCAAGCGCGCCTACAATGAGTTGGCGCAGATGTCGATGGCACAGCTCCCTTACATGATGGGGGACTCCGTGTCGCAAGAGCAGCAGCAGCGCGGGTTGGGATTGCCAGGAGTGGCTCTTCTCGGCGCAGGTCTTACCGGCCTGCACCTGGCAGGCGATGCTGATACGATGGGGAACAAGGTCAAAGGTACGATTAACCGCACACTTGGAACGGATTTGGACACGCAGTCTCGCGCAGAGGCCGTGCTCAAAGCCTTGCGATAACAAAGCGCAGAGTGGTACTTTAGCGCAAACCAGTTACTGAGAGAGCGTCATGCCCGGTGGTCCAATTAACGCAACGACTCGTATCGACGAGTGGTCTTTTCAGCAGAATTACGTCGAGCGTTTGATGGACAACGCGTCCTTCACGGCGGCGCACCCCAACAACACGCTCGTCCTCGCAGGCCCGGCTCGAAAGCCGAAGTCTGGTGACGGAGGCGGAGGTGACTTCGCAGACGTAATGACGCCGGTCGGAATGATGCAGCAGATGCAGATTGGGCACCAGCGCCCGGTCCAGCCGATGCTCGCGATCGGCTCCGGTCGAAACTTTTTCCTCGCAGGGAAAGGTCAGGTGACCTTCAGCATCGGTCGCCTGATGGTCAACGGTCGAAACCTGTTCCGCGTGCTGTACACGCAGGCAGTTCAAAACAAGCTCAACATCACGAACTTCGGCGACCCGCCCGTTGCCGTTCAGAACGAAGAGCAGGCGTTCCTCAACCTGGACTCCGAGCTTTTCTACATCCCCTTCGGCCTGGCAGTGCTTTTCCGAAGCGTGATGCACGACACGGTGATGGGCTTCTACCTCGAGCTCTGCATGCTCAACTCGTGGTCGACGAACTTCGCGGCCGGACAGAACGCAATCATGGAGAATACGTCGGGAATGGCCGACCGTCTCCGACCGATCGCGCCATCCGAGTTCGCAGGTGTCTCCTCGCCGGAGGTCACGTCGACCAGCTCGGTCATCACAGACGACATGGGCTTCGGAGCACCGGTACCGGACGGCCTCGCCGACTTCTAAAGGAAGCTTGGCTATTCGTCCGCTGGCGGCTACTTTCGAGGTACGCACTTTGGAGGCCGCAACATGGCGAATTACACCCCATATCCACTCGACGGCACGGGCATTTCCGACCACGACTCAGCGTCTCAGGCGCTGGGTCGGAGCACCGGAGATGCCTTTGCTCCGTTTTCTCAGATGCAAAACTGGGAGCGGTGCTACGTCTACGAAGTGTTCCCCGATCGATACACGTGCGACGTCTATACAGAGGGCGGGCGCTTTCTAAAAGGCGTCCCGTGGCCTCAGAGCGGGCAGTCCATCCGAGCCCCCAAGCGACGCGAGCGACTCGGCGTGCACTTCAACATGGGGATGCCCTCTCTCGTTGAGATTGCGACTGACGTACAGCAATCACCAGGCGAGGAAGACGACCTTCCGCCCCTGCAGGTCTCGCCGGTGGACGGCGTAGGCGGTGAAGACAACGTGTACGCCGGCGTGGGCTCAGGAAACGAACGCGGAAACTTCCCCAAAGACGTCGTCCCCGGCGACCACATTGAATTAGGTGACCTCGGTCAGATGATGGGAACGCTGTCCGGCGGAGTGGTCGTGGTGAAAGCGAACGAACTGGCGCAAATCATTGCGACGCAGGCTCGTAACCTTCTGCGCCTGGTCGGACAGAACTTCCAGCTGTACACCGGCGCAGGCTCGCTCGAGTTCGTGACCGACGAAGGCAAGACATCCATGGTGCTTCGTGCAGGCGCCGATAGCGAGACCGAAGCGAGCCCCGACGCTGAGAACTTCCGTATCCGATGTGAGCTCGGCGATGAGGGGGAGATGGTCGACTTCCGTGTCACCGACGGAAAAGGCCGCGCGTTGTACCGGCACTATGTCGACCCCGACGGTCGCGTGGAAAGCGAGTCCCGTCGAAAGACAGAGATCATTGAGGAGGACCGGCGTACTGAGATCGGTTCGGTGGACCAGACGTCTATCGGCGGCGACAAGATTGAATCCGTGGCAGGCTCGTCTGTGGAGACCGTCGAGGGGACCAAGGGAATCGACGCCGGAGGCTCGGCTCGAATCCAGGCAGGTGGAGACGCTGCGATGACAGCGCTCAATGACCTGTTCCTCTCCGCTGCGCGGAACGCTGCCGTAACTGCGACTGGAGACGTCACCAGCAGCGACCCCTCCATGCTCTTCACCATCTCGAACGGAGACGTCTTCTTCAACGTAGGCTCTCCGCTCGCCGGCGATGCGCAGGTATCCCAGAGCGGGTTCCGTGTAAATACCCAGACGGGCCGTATTGCGTTGCAATCCCTCCTCGGCAAAGTTGAGCTCAACGCCGGGCCAGGCATGACCAAGATCGGGGGCGCGCCGCGTGTCGGCCCTTTCAGTGCTGTGATGTACGAGCTTCTCGAAGCGTTCATGGCGCTGTTCGGGGCGCTCATCGATACGCACACCCACTTCGTCCCTACGATAGCGTCGCAGACCGGGCCTCCGGTTATCCCGCCTTACCTGGCGAGTCAGTGGGCGCTACCTCTTTCCCGCTCCAACTTCGTGAAGCTCGGCGGGTAAGATGTCAGAGTGGCAAACCAAGAATCTGTCCTTCAACGGTCTCGACCCTATCCTGGCGGCGATCGACGCGTTGGATGCTGGTGGTCAAATCATCCAGCCCTTCGTCAGTGCGACAGCAACGGTGCTGGATATCGTGGCCGCACTGCAGCAGGGCATCGACGTCCAGGCGCAGGCAATCGACGCAGCCTTCGAGGTCGCGCTGGCTGCGCTCGAAGACCTCACCGCGCAGTCTGCCGGGCACCTGATGTTTGTGCCTCCTATCGCACCGTTCTCTCGGCAACCCGCCACGCCGCGCGTTCCGTTGCAGGGTCTGGAGAACATCGCGTACGTACGTATGGTCCGTGGCGTCTCGTCTGAGCTCGTCGCCGACGGCGGGAACTACGGCATGTATCGAAAGTTCGTAGAGTCGCTGTTTGACCGCGGAGACTTCTCCCGTCCTGAGTACTCCCCGGATGCGTACGTCGGTGGAGGCGTCATCCTGTTCGGAGCCGAGAGCTTCGCCGAGATCATATCCGGGATGCTATCCGTGTCCGCGCTGTTCGGCGATGCCGTCTCTCTTCCGGTAGACAACTACCAACTCCCCGTACCGCAGAACATCAAGGCTCGCCCGGTGGCCACGATGAAGCGAAGTGTCGTCAACGGGTTCGAGGTCGTCACCGACTCTATCAGCGGCGACGAGCCTGAAGAAAGCCAGGGATTCGTGCCGGTTCTGAGCCGGCCTTCTCTCCCTGAGTTCGTCTCCGCAAAGGTGTTCTGGGACCCACCCAAGACCGTGCTGTTCGACGTCCTGTTCGGATCACTGACCTACACGATTCGGTCCTGGCATGTCTTCGTGAAGCCTCACGAGAAGATAAAGGCAGGCGAAGAGATCACCCAGTACGAGGTCGCGTCCTTCGAGGTCACGCCGAGCAACTTCAGTGACGAGCAGAAGCGCGAGTTTGAGAATGCGGTCGTCGTCGGGGACGTGAGCGGACTCATCTTGCAGAAGCTACGCCCCGGCACGACCTACTACATCAGCGCAGCTTACACGGTTGACGTTGAAGATCGTCGCGCGGAGCAGGTGGTACCGATCGTACCTACCTGGGAAACCCTGAGTGGGCAGGTGCGCTTTCGCGGCGAAGACCGCTTGAGCTTCACTCGCTTCACAGAGGGTACGCCGCCGGACTGGCTGGCGATCTCAAGTCCGCTCGCTGCGTTTCCTCAGGTCCAGCAGACGTTGAATGAGGTCCGCGCCGCAGTCGAGCTCTACCAAACTGCGTTTGCAGACCGATCCAACACACTCTCCGATGCCGCGGCCAAACTCCGCGACGTCCTGGAAGGTCTTCAGCTGCGACAAGACGCGTTGTCTAACCTGGTGGAGAGGTTCCTTTCGACGCTCGAGAACATCGACGTCGGAGTGTGGACTACGACGTTCTCCGGACAGGGCGGCACACCGTTCCTGGTGAAGACGATGGGCGACCTGCTGCTCGACCCACAGACTGTCAACCGGCCCCCGTTTGACGATGGCGACGAAGCCCTGTCTGCGCTGTTCTTTGTTACCGGCGCCGAAACACCTGGCGCGGTTCAAGCGTTCGTCGATCTGCTATCCTTGTTCCTGGGCGAACCCGACGGCGGGTTCGATGTGCTCGCCGATCTGCAGCGATCAGATCCGCCTGGTGATGACGCGGACGCTGATGAAGATGCGACAGAAGACCAGACTCGTACGCTAACTGAGCTCGGACTCAGAGACGAAGACTGCTAGTTGACCGGACGACGTAGAGAACATACCGTTCCTACGATAAAAAGAGGGCCACATGGCTGAAGCACTTACATGGACCACCATTGCAGAAGCAGACCTTGCTTCCGCGCCTGTCGCAGACACTGACCCGAATGTCATCGACACTCGATTGAATACGGACGTCGCACTGTCGGCAGACATTGCCGGCGGTACGACACCGCAAATGACGGTCGTCGTGTACTACTATGACGAAGCCGCTGCGGAGTTCTTTCTCTCGGGGGATACGTTCGTACTCGATCCTGCGACGGCTAATCTCGCGGTGGTCAACCCCAACGGGCTTCGGCTCGGGTTCACCATGACGGTGTCCGGCTCTCCCACCAGCGCAGACCTCAACGTTGGGAGACGTCCGGTATGACCAAGCGAAAGAGACAGGTTCATCTGATCGCCGAAGAACACGTTGAGAAAGCCTGGGCAGCTGCCCTGGCGCTCGGCGGAGACACGACGTGGATATCGCTCGACGACATCGGAGACTTCCTTCGCATGCGACAGCTCGATGCCGCCGCTGTGAAGTTCGAGGAGTCGGACCCAAACACACGCTACGCCCTGCAGCCTCGTCTGACGAAATGGAAGCGAGGCTGGGAAGACGCTGTCATCGCAACGGCCGTATCTCGGGGGCTCGACTATGAGTTCTTCGAGCACCGACGTGTTGATAGTACTCATATGTTCCGGGCTAAAAAAGACCCGGACTCCCTCTGGAAGATGAAGAATACTTCGGTACCTACCAGCCCCAAGTGGGCCTCACCACGAGTTGCCTCATGAGCACGAATACTGAGAACGTCGCACCTCTCGCCCCTATCCTCACCGCTCTCATCGAGAACAGCGGCATTGAGCTGGGGACCATGGACCTTCTGCAAGCCGGGTTTGCCGAGATGATCGGGCAGTACGGCGTGCAGCTCAAGGATGTACGCATCACCCGCACTCTTCTCAACGCCGAAGACGTTGCGGATGCAAAAAATAAGGGCGCAGTCGTCGAGCCGAACTATCGGTACGACGCTGCGTTCCCTGACCCGCATCCGGACAGCCATACGCAGTTGATCACGCTGCGTGACTTCATGGCGCGCGACTGGCAGCCATCGGCGTACACCCGCTATGCGGACGAGCCCAATCCCGAGCTCGACCAGTTCAGTCGGCCGGTCGGTGGCACGACGGTGACGCATGACGCCGCCTCCGTGTTCAAGGACATGGGCCCGAAGCCGCAGAGTGCGTCTGCGAAGCGGGCTCTTGCGAAAAAGCAGGAGGAGGAGCGGGAGCGTCTCGCCGCCAAAGCGCGAGCCGAACGAGCTCAGTAGAGCCCACGGTGTTTACGCAGTAAACCCTGTACCCGACACCTCCTCCTCAGTTTCATTTTTCATCGTCCGGTGGCTCAATCTCGAGCCACGGCTGTGCTACGTCGATGATGATGATGTTCGTCGGAGTTCGGTGGGTGTGCGTGTACATGGTGTGCTCCCTGTTTAGGGTGGTGATACGGATGAATGTTGCGACTCAGCCAATGCTGTGTGTCGCTATCATTATCTTATACCGTAAACGGGGGTCACTATTCGGAGATCAACGCCTGAAGCAGTTCCGACTCTGACACCGCCTCCAGGCTGCAGACCTTCAGTAGGTGCTCCGAAGCCTGCTGCACTTCCTTCTGCAGCTTTGCTTTCTCAGATTTGCTGACGGGCTGCCCTGCGCGAGTCGCATGCAGGTGCGCCATGTACAGAGCGCGTCCTGCGTTCGTGTAGCGAGCCATTGCGTTGGCCACCTCATCCATCGACAGCCTCAAGCGTGTCCAGAAGCTTCGGGCTCGGCGTGAACTTGATGCGCATACGAGCATCCAGCGTGCGCGTCTTGCCCGTGTTCATATCGTACCGACGAAGCGGCCCTCGCTCGTACGGTTGGAACGTACCGAAGCCCGAGAAGGCGACCTTCTGTCCGTCGACCAGATGAAATTGAATGCCATCCAGCACTGCCTCCAGAGAGCTTCGCGCATCTGCGCGTGTGCATCCCAGGGCTTCTTGTATGTACTGAACCAGATCGCTTCGACTTGCTGAACTCATAAAGGCACCGCCGTAGGTGAAATCGATCAGATCGTACCCGCAGTTGACCCCAGACGGAAGTCCTTTGTTGTCCCAGGTTTCTGCGGCTTGAAGGGCTTTGGGGGTTTCGGGGGCTTCGGAGGCTCGATCGGCCGCATCGATGCAGGCATCTCTGAGCGTAGAAGACTCTCACGGAGCTGCTCAGCCGCGGTGACGTTTCGTTGCGCCATCTGCGGCGTCGTGGAAACCGTGGGAGACGGGGGCTCGCCAGACTCCTCTGCTTCGCTGGGGCTGTTGTCTGGTCTCTCACCTTCTCCAGATGTCATATCGTCCTCGTCCTCGTCGTCGCACGAAGCGAGTACAGCTCGCGCCGCCTCTTGCGCTTCTTTGAGGGAGGCGAACGTCATCTTAGACCCCGGCGTCCCTGAGGGAGGACCCGAAGCTGTGCTCGGTGTGACGGGCTTGGGAAGGTTGGCCGCCGGCGTAATCATCTCACCAGCCGGTGCGGTAGGTGAAGGAGGCCGTGGCGACGCAGGCGGAACAGGCGGAGAACCTGAGACAGGCCCCAGCCCTTTTGCCGCTGGTGCTGTGGTTGGCATGGAGGCCGCGGGTGCATTGGCGGCGAGGCTTGTCGGCGTGGTCCCTTTGCCGGCGCCTCCAGATGCGCCTCCGTATCCCATGATTGCATTTGCGAGCTTGTTCATCGTGTCTCCAGGTAAAGCGCGGCCTGATATTGTTCCCACGGATCAGACTGAAGCGTACCATCAACGAGGCGCACTGCCCAATGTTGGTCGGACCCCTCGGGTCGAACGCGAAGAATCTGTGTAGGGTCCAGAATTACCAGACCGTGGCTGGCGATGGCCTCGCGTTCATGTGCGTCGCTGTAGTACGTGAGACCGGTGACGAGCGTGTTGGTGCGTCCTTCTGTCGCTCGCCAGAACCCTCGGCCACCGAATGTTTCGGGGTTGTAAGTCGAGATGTTCAGCAAACACCTTGCGTCGTCGAGGTGTTTTTCGTGAGGCTGCGCCAGTACCAGGAATCTCTTCGCTGACTTGGGGCGAACCCAGAAAGGAAATGCCTCGTAGACGCGTCCGTTTTCCACTGTAGGCGGATTTTTCTGGTGGAAAGGTACACGTGTAGCGGGCCCCGGTGTGTCGGGGTCGCCCAACGCACAGAACAGGCCTCGCTCTGTCGCTCCAGAAATGAGGAGACCAGGTCGAAGTTCGCCTGTCTCCCAAGAAAAGCACCGCATAGGCAGGTCATTTGTAGTGCGGCCCATCGACCGCGCACCCTCGCGAAAAAATTACGGCTGTAGAAGGTCGAGGTCAAGGACCGCATGCAGGAACAGCTCGTATCCAACCGAGTTAAGTACCTCGTCGTTCGCACCTTCCAAGACTGCCAGCACCGAGATCCAATACGACGCTGGTACTCCGGACCCTGCGTCGCGAAGCCGCGTCGTCCATTTGAAAAATGTCGGTATCGCATGGGAGCGCATGTGATACTTCACGGGCGCATTGCACAGAATACATCCCCGTGCGTCCGAGAGCGTTGCCGGGTACTCTATGTGGTACTCGGCGGGATCGAGCTCGAACTTATCCTCGAGCTCGCCAATGTCACAGCGGTGACATAACACAACAACATTGAGGTCGTCGGCGTCGTTGTTCGCGGCCCAGGAAATGGCTTCACTGTACTCGAGGTTCTTCAGTGTCTGTAATCGTTCCGCTACTCGGGCATATACAAGAGACTCCAGCAGATTTGGGGGTGAAGACTTCAGGCGATTCATGTAACCTCCGTTGCGAATCACAGCCTCTTCTACCACGATCCCTCCATGGCTAATGATCCGCGTAAGTTGGGGCACCAAATTGCGGCTTCCCTCATCAAGCGAGTGTGGAAGAAGCCGCGACCGTTCTGGCACGACATCTTCCATCACTGGACGGAGCACGTCCGTGAGTACATGGATCTTTGGGAGATCGTCGAGGTCCTCCACACAAGCTCTACCTCGTACACAATCCCAGACAAGGACGCGTTTGTCCTGGTCGACACAATACCGCTTGCCGGTCCGTACAATGTTTTTCTGCCGAGCTCCCCTTTCGAAGGTCAGTACATTGTCGTCAAAGATGAAGGCGGCGCAGCGGCGGTCGGCAACGAGATCATCGTCAACCGAAATGGTCGGCTCATCGACGGCGCGTCTACAAACGACTCCATCGATGCCGGGTACGGAAACCAGGTCTATCTCTACAGCGGAACGCAGTGGCTGAGGCTCGCCGAAGGAGTGGGCGGCGGCGGTGGTGGCGGAACAGGCACAGCGCCCAACGTCGAGGTCTTTGACATCACAGGCTCCGGAGACAAGACGCACACCGTAGCCGGCACTCCTGCAGGCGGCGGCATTCGTGTCGCCCTAAACGGAGTGGGTCTTCGCGAAGGAGGCAGTTACGACTACACTGTGTCAGGCGACACGGTAACCATCACCGCCAACCAGGGCGTTCGGGCAGGGGATTGGCTCGAAGTGGTGTACTACACGTGATTGCAGTCCGCTCGTTTTTCCGTATCATAGACGCACCTCTACCCCACCCGTTGTAGGAGCATGTTGTGACCCAAATTCGACAAGAAACCTAGCTTCTCAACTCTGATCTCTACGACGATACCGTAGGAGCCGGGGCGACTCTCGAGTCAGCTCCCGTCAGTATCGAAGGAGATCTCAACGGCCTCAGGTCACAGCTCAAGCGAATCCTCAATGCGGACAGCGCCGGAGATTGGTTCGAGGACATCGACACCGTCACGTCGATCGGCTCTGCCAAGAAGCGAGGACTCCAGCAGATTGCAGTCGAAGTCGATGACATCGAAGAGCATCGATTCTTGTTCCGCTCTGCCGTGCACACCGACATCACGGTTCCTACCGGACAGAACTGGGTCGTCCTCGACACCACGGCGAGTGAAACGCCCACTGAAAGCGCGGCCACGGTCGTGACGACCATCGGCGCAGTCGTAGCGGAAGCGACGACGTTCGACGCCCGCGGCGGCTGAACAGAGTAGCTCAGCCAGCTTTTCTGCGTCGTACTGTCGAACTTCCCACCCATTTGCCATATCGTTTTAGCAGGTGATGGGACGATCGAATTCGCGAACATCTAATTCCTGCTCGGACGCTCGCTTTTCGGCGG